TAGTTTTAATCTTTCAAAAAAGAAACCTACCTCATCGTCAGAACTAAAAGTACCCTTTGTATCTATTTCCTGTACTCTTTTATTTATGAATTGTATAACCTCATCTATTTCATTGATGTGCTTCTCGTAAGACACAACAACATCTTCTGCCTTCTCATTTTTCTTAAGAAGGTTAAAGGTCGTGAATCCTAAGACCACGACCAGAACCGAAAGTATTATAATAATTAATATCATAAATTGTCTAACATACTTCTTAATCCTTCACTTTTTACTGAACTTAATGCTTTTTGTTTAGCTTGAGCAGGCTTAGGTGTAGGTTTCTGATTGTTTGAATTGAATGTACTATTACCTTTACTCTGAAGCACGGGATTTTTGAACTTAGGTAACCATTCCTGTTCAAATTCTATACGAGCTGCCATAAGATCTGCCTGGTGGATGATAAATGGTAAAGCTGTACGTGGTTTTTGTTCTGGGAGATAACCCATAAGGTATTTTTTGTTAGCTTCATCGTATAAACCATCATGTGTTTGGATGGCTACCATTTCATTAAAGCTATAAGAAACCCCGTGAGACTGGAGGAGAAATAGTGAACGATCAGGAACTGAAGCAAATGATAGTTCTTTGTTGAACATCCATTCTTCTCCCAGTTTCTCTCTTCTCCATTGATCAGTATTAGGAAGATAGGCTTCGTGTTGATCGTCACCCATTTTACCTAAATCATGGTTTAGAGCGGAGAATACCAACTCTTCTTTAGTATATGTGGTAACGTCTGCTCCCATATCGGCCCACGTTTTATGAAGGGCTAGTGCGCATCTAACCACACGATTGACGTGATCTACATACCCACCTATAAAAGCATTATGATACTCTTTTTTATGTGAAGCAGGCATCATTGAGATGCGTTCTGCGTATTTCTCATAAAAAGCAAATAATTTTTCTTTTCTGGGTGATTGGATATGGTCTTGAATGTAACCTAAGAATTCAAGCCAATTTTTTTGGATTTGTTCTGCTTGCATAAAAACTTATTGAATATCTCTTTGGATCATATCTTTTATATCTTGAAGTAAATCTTCAGCAGATGTAATTTGTTCTTGAAATTGTTGAGCAGTTGATTGACGGGTAAGTAAAACGCTCATAGTTTTTAATTTACCTTCGATTTTTTCAATTTTTGAAATTGCTACTTCAGGAGTTCTCATAATAATATATTTTAGGTTGAATGTACATAACCCCCCTTATCTCTCCTACCTTTCCTTCCCTTTCTTTCTAACCCCGTATCTCGAAGTTACAAAAAAAGGTTCATGGTAGCAAGTTTAATTATGATTCTTCACAGAAATCTAGGAGTTTTTTTAGATGAGCACATTTTTCATATGCTTCTTTTTCTTCAAAAAAGTGTATTGATAATTTAAAACAAGTTTTTAGTTCTATTCCATTGAAAAATTTTAAGGCTTCTTTACCTAATTCTTCTTCAAATTTAACTTTGTCTATATAAAAATATGCTCTATGAAAGACAACAGCTTCACTAAGAATATCAATGCCTTTCATAAAAGGGAATTCCTTGTGTAATTCTTTATGATAAGTATTTTCACTAAGAATTAATTTGCGGAACATCCCAACATGGAATAAGGCGGTGTCCTCCAATCTCTTGGGGGAACTTTGAGTTAGTAACTCTTGCCCCGATTCAGAGTCAAAGAGACTAAATATCTTATCCATATCCATGGATATAAATATATAGCTTTTTAAAAAAGGGAATGTGGATAATTTTGAGCGAAAAACCGGATTCGAACCGGCGACCCTAACCTTGGCAAGGTTATGCTCTACCAACTGAGCTACTTTCGCATACCGAAACCGCTACAAAGTAACGGCTTCTTTACTCCTTCTCCACTTACTCCTTTCAGATGGAAGGCGAGATGAGCTTCCTGTCGGATTCGAACCAACGACCTACTGATTACAAATCAGTGGCTCTACCAGCTGAGCTAAGGAAGCGTATGGGAGGTTTTTTCTAAGACGCTATCGGTTCACGTACTCCCCTTTTGAATCTTTTCTCCGAAGTCAACCTCTCTGGGAAGAGGATTTAGAGGCTAGACTCAGTATTATTCAGCTGCTGCTTCTTCGCCTTCAGCTTCTACTTCAAGTGAGGTAGAGTCTACAGTAGCAGTAGTATCTACTACTACTTCTTCAACTACTACTTCTTCAGTAGATTGAGCACAAGATACAGCTACAGCTGCGAAAAGAAATGCAAAAATTGCGTTTTTCATGATTTTGAATTTAATTAATTAAGTTAGCGGAGGCTCAGGGATTCGAACCCCGGTTAGGCTCTCACCTAAAACAGTTTTCAAGACTGCCGCATTCGACCGCTCTGCCAAACCTCCATTCCCATAAATATATGGGAAATTGCGATAAAAATCAAGTGCGCCTTGAGGGGCTCGAACCCCCGACCAAGAAATTATGAGTCTCCTGCTCTAACCGACTGAGCTAAAGGCGCATTGTTGGAGAAATGGGACTCGAACCCACATGTAACCACTTACCCTTTCTACAAGGTATAAGCTTGAGGGGATATTCTCCAATATAGTTACCCCCCAGGGACTCGAACCCCAATTAAGTGGACCAAAACCACTTGTCCTGCCATTAGACGAGAGGGTAATTAAGTCGGGATGACAGGATTCGAACCTGCGACCCTCTGGTCCCAAACCAGATGCGCTACCACCTGCGCTACATCCCGAAATATATTAAATCATACAATATATGTTATGATTAACTACTCTATCAGTAAAGTATGTATTAAGTACCCATTCTGTGTTTGTAAATAAACTTGAAAAATACATCATAATATATAAATTTAAGGTAGATTCATCTATATTAGGTAATTTATCTAACTTATAATTTTCTTTAATTAACTGATATGTTTGATGTTTTGTAAGAAGATTATATGGAGCAATATTATCTGTATAATACTTTCTATAGATTGTAATAATTTTTTCTAGAGGCCAAAACCACATCAAATCACAATCAATATTTTGTTGACACTTATAAACATCCTGTAACATTTCTTCCCAAGATTCAAGTTCATAATGGTCTAATAATAGAACATCACATTTACCTTTGTACTCACTAGCATTCCCATTGAATATTTCTACTTTAGGACTAGTAATAAATGGTGAATTTACTTCTTTATGATAATTTATAAGATCTTGGCTACGTTCAATAACTGTAATCTTAGTTACTTTAGGATTGTTAATCAACCAATTTTCACGAATCCCAAACCCCATTCCAGTACAAACTACATGTCCATAAGCTAAATCATAATGTGAAAAAACTTGATAAGCGGTATCGTGATTATTTTCCTTATAGAGAAGCCATTGTTCTCCATCTACTAAAAGAATATAAGTATTATTATTTTTAACAATTTCTACATTCCCCCATTTTCCTTCTTTAATAATAGGAAGTGTAAAATTAAAAGCTTTTAATAGTTGTAGCATAATTTTAGTATAAAAAAAAAGAAACAGGAACAACTTTATCAGGAATCTAACAAATGCTTAACACACCAATAAGAGAGCTACTAAGTGTGTACCCTTGCGTCGCCGCTCTCTCGGCTAGTTGTTCTACGCTTCCTCTGTTTCTGTAGTTGGAAGGGACGGATTCGAACCGCCGTACCCGTAAGGGAGCAGATTTACAGTCTGCCGGTTTTAACCACTCACCCACCTTCCATTAAAAGAGAGACTTCGGGTCTTTCAGGGTTACTGATTGGTGACTTGCTTGGCCTCGGAATACTCTAAAACCCTTTTTCATCCTTTTAGCACCATCACCAACTAACAGCTTCACTATCTCTCTCACAAAAGACTTATCCGGGGACGCTGTTCTTATGGGTAGCGTGATAAGTACTCTTTGTAGTCAGGACAGGACTTGAACCTGTATCTGCCCCCGAATTTACGCGAGCGGTAGTTACCATTACACCACCTGACTATGTTTCCCCACCTGAGATTACAGTGAGTAGATATTCCCGGTTTTTCCTTTCAAAAACCCTGAGGATCTTACTCCTTGAAAACAGTCAACACTACTGGGAGGAGTTGTGTCGTTCTCCTTTATTCCCACGATGTCCCACTCGCGCCGTAGACATTCTGCGGGTCTATTGTTTAAGTCTTAGACCAAAGACTGTGAGTATCTCTTACTCATTGTAGCGGGAGAAGGAATCGAACCTTCGGCCTTTGGGTTATGAGCCCAACGAGCTACCTCTGCTCTATCCCGCGATATAGGAAAGTGTTAACGAATTTAAAGCGTTCTTATGGTAGCTACCTATTCTATTCAAGTATATCGTACTCGATACTTCACTCTAGTAGGCCGGGTGGTTAACACCTTTGTAGTCAGGACAGGATTCGAACCTGTACGAATGTTCCTTTCTCCGCAGACATAAAGTACAACGGTGCGTCTACCATTCCGCCACCTGACTATAAAAAAGTAATGGTGGGAATCCTGACTACCCACACGTCCTGGACATGCCCCCTTTCACCCATAATCCAACAGAGTAGCTAATTCTGCTGTAATAACTAGCCGGATTGACTACCGGCACCCGCTGCAGAGATCAGTCTGAATAACTTCGCGGGACCTCAGAGGCTGAAGGGTTGTACATTCTACCCCGCAGTTTGAGTGGTTTTACCTCACATGTCTGTTCGACCCAACATTCCTACTTTTCAGCAGTTCAGCCAGTGCCTTAAGAGCTCTCAACCCTTTTGTTCAGCCACATTACTTTAGCTCTCCCTCCTGGGCTCGAACCAGGGACCTAATGATTAACAGTCATTCGCTCTAACCAACTGAGCTAAGGGAGAATTTTATGTGATCCCGATTGGATTCGAACCAATGACCGTCGCATTAGAAGTGCGATGCTCTATCCAGCTGAGCTACGGGACCAATAGTAAATGAAAAACTCCTTCCACGCTCACCGTGGTTGTGGGTTTGACTGAGCATAGTTTACTGCTCACCTGTTATGAGTGCACCATAGAGCAGGGCCCATCACAGAGTACCTTGGGGCATTTAACCTTCGTTATGGTTGCGATCCATTTGAAGCCAAGGTTCCTTTCAACAGTGCTAATCTGTCTTCTGTAAGGAATTTTTCATTTGTACCGAGAGCGGGACTCGAACCCGCACACACTAGGCACTGGTTCCTAAGACCAGCGTGTCTACCATTCCACCATCTCGGCTTGTTTACCCACATGTCAAATAACGTTTGTTATTTCTAACTCTTTTGTAAAGATACGAATAATATAAATATTCGCCAAATTTTTTCTTTAAGTTCTTATAACGTGATCGGCTGCTCTTGTTGCGATCTGGAGTGAAGGTTTTGTAGTAGATTTAAATCCGGCTGCGTGAACCCAACCTTTAGATGCGGCTACAAGTTTGTTAGATAACTTATATTCGTCTTCATTAAAATCTAAATCGATTGACTCGACTTTTAGAGGACTGTTTTCTATAACAAATAATGCGGTTTCAATTGACATTTCTGTCTCTCTCCACAACCGACCCCAAAAATCTCTGATAATAGGGACTTTAGTTTTATGATATAGAACATGACAACCTCGACTTCTATATCTTAAAACAATAGCAGTAACATAAACTGTTTCAGGGCCCCGATTTTGAGAATCAGTACCCACATAAATCTTAGTTTCTGGGTATTCTTTTATATAATTTAAAAGATACGGGATAAGTTGTATGGGTTTATGTGTAGTGCCACTTTTAAAGATCCTATTCATGTACAAAATGTACAACAAAAATATAAAATCTCAAAGCTTACACACTTAGATATATTTTGTACCGCCTACCGGAATCGAACCGGTACGAACATTGCTGTCCGAGGGATTTTAAGTCCCTTGTGTCTACCTATTTCACCAAGGCGGCATTCTTTTGTAAAGATATAAATAAATATCTATATCTCCAAATCTAATAACCCAATTCTTTTAATTTTTCTATAACTTCAGAAGGATCACCATTTGTAGAATGATGTAAACCAATTCCACCAGCAGACCTCCAACGAGTAATATTGTCGTATCTATCGTCAATAAGAATATCAGTGGGGTATTTTAAAGCTTGATGTTTGTATTTAGCACCTTTAAAAATAACTTTAGGCATAGGAGATAAATGGTTTATAACCCATTCATTTTTTCCTATTCTAGAAGAAACATCTTGTGAAGGAGCAGTTAAAAGTTTAGGTTCATGGTCTTTAATAAAGTTCCAAAGTCTACGACCACCGGGGGTCCAAGGCATTTTAGACCAAAAATCTTTTCCTATGGGAGTAATAGCATTCCAAAACGCTTCTGTTCCCTTAGTGTCCTCGTATTCCTTAGGAGATAAACCGGTGAAATACTCGAATCTCCCATCGAAATCCGTTAGCACCCCATCCATATCACAGAATATCCTACCCCTCGTTTCCATCATTTCCTCCTTCATCCTTCCTTCCTTTCCTTTTTCTTAACCCCTGTATCTCCAAGTTACGAAAAGAGATTTACGAGGGCAAGTTTATTTATAAGTTTTTCCTAAAAATTCAATAGTGTTGATAGCTTCTTCTAGTTCAACCTGGAAGAATTCTCTATTGTTGTTTACGCGATAAATATCTAAATAACGATGTATTTCTTTTTCAAGCATCATTCCATCGTGACATTTAAAAGCAAAAACAACTTTAAATGGAGTAGCAACACCTGTTGAAGAAGAAACTTGATGTGCTCTTTCCTCAGGCATTAAATGAGTGTAACCAATCTTATAAAGACCGGGCATTGAATCGTTTTGCAAAACATAAACCCAATGCTTTCCATCTCCTCTATCAGCAAAAATATTTCGCTTTCTAGAAGTATAATAAGTCACATTTTCCCAACCATCACTTCCAGAGGTGAGGGTAAAAAAAGGACATTGATCAACAGTTGTACCCGTAAAATCTTCCTTCAAAGGAACATATTCGGCTGCTTGCTCAGGTGTTATCCTTTGTAAGCGGTCTCGAACGGGTTGTACTCCGTAATTAGCCATTAAAAAAATACTTTAACAAGTGCAATACAAGCAGCAACAAGAATAGTTTGAGCAATGAAGCCGGATACTTCCTTCTTCATATCAAATTCCTTAACAAACATGGTGTTCAAAAACCGAAACCCCGAGACAATCGTTAGAGACAATAACATAACCTTCATTTTTTAATTACAGGGTAAAGATACGAAACGAATTTTAAATTTCCAAGTCTCCTCGAAAGTTTTCTTTAACATTTCGGACATCCGTACATCCGTATATACTACATATTTTGAATAATTCGCGAAGAAGAATAATCTTCAATTCTATCAAAAAACACAAGGTCTTCAGCAATACCGATTCCAATAATCTTTCCATATTGCTCGATATAGTCACTACCGATTACGTGTATAGTGGGATTATACGCCATCATAAGCTCACGTAGTTCGTCGTCGCTCGAGAATGCGAAAACTTCATCTACATATTTTATAGAACGTATAGCAAACATACGATCTTCTAAGGTATGAAACGGACGACCTTCTCCTTTTAAATTTGTAACCCTATCATCGGTATCTAACCCTACAGCAAGGTGATCTCCTTGTGCTTTAGCAAATTCGAGGAGTTTAATGTGTCCGGGATGAAGTACATCAAACGTTCCATTAACCCAAATTTTTTTCATGATTGACGTTCTTTCCAGTTACGATACATTTTAACGGCTACAGCAAATCGTTGCGGGTAAAACTTATAAGTTGGCTTTAAACGCGCCATAGCGATTCGCATAAATTGGTCTTGTTGAGATTCCATGTTTATTCAAAAATTACATTAATGGTTGTATCTTTTGTAACTCGTAATCCAGAGTCATTATTAAACAACACACGAATAAATAGTTGAGCAGTATCGCCTACCATCTCGTTGTCAAGGAAAAACTGCTGTCTGGGGGCGTAATTATACTTGCTGTAAGTCCCTAATAAAGTCGGGGTGTACGGACAATCCCAGCACATGCGTTTTGGAATTTGATATCCTGCAATATTAAGTGGGGGGTGAAGCTGGGAAATTTCTTTAAGGGTATAAGTGCGAGAGCCGACGGGAAAAGGGATCTCGAAACTTCTATCCGAAAACCAACTCATATACGAGTACATTGGAATCGTCCATTGCAACGTATCAAACACAACCCAATAATCCGTATCGTATTGAGTCTCGATTAGGGGAATTTTGTTCACTACGTAATTCGGATTCAACTCCTCCAAATAACCTTGAATTGTGAAATAATTTAGACCACGAAATTTTACTCTCGTGTACCCGTTTCCGTCTGTGTAAGAACCGGGTGAAACAATCGTATCAACAAAAAAGTGCATATTACAATTCCCGTCGGGGCAAGGGTAAGCATATACTTTTTCTTTCTCACACGCTGTAATAAGAACAAACGCGATTGCTGCAATTATAGCTACAATAGCTGAAATTGCAAGGTCTGATTTAGTTTCTTGTTTCATATTTTATCCTGCATAAGCCATTGCTAACTCGTACAACTCGCTATTAAGCTTGATATCTTGTTGAAAGTTCTTAATTTTGCGAGCTTTGCGGTTTTTCTTTCCGTTTTGGTAATTTACCATCCCGTGAATCAACTTTTCTTGAACTACATTGTAGATACTCCACAAATCGTTTCCTTTATCTTCGGAGCGGGTAGGTTCTAAAAGCTCGTCCATGTTAAACGTTAAATTTTTAGTATCGAAACGCAAACCAAGAGCAGCAAGAGCAAACTTTTCTTTCTTTTCTTTATCCAACTGGGTTTGCTTAAAGCGATTCATGCATTCAACTGTCAATGGAAGTTTTTCTACCATTTCGTTGATTGTCTTTTGAAGTTCTTCAAAATCGTAACCCATGTGGCGAATTTTTAGGCTTGCGAAATCTTGATCACTAATAACTAACCCATTTTCACACACCAAACGGAACAAACCTGCTGTAAAGGTAAACGCATTCTTTCCGTCGTGTGAATTTGTCAATAAGATACGGGGAAAAACTTTATCGTTGTCGGTTCCTTCAATCACGATATCCGCATTTCCGAATACAACCAAGTGCTTTTGGTAACCCATTCCTTTACGGGCGCGAACTTGCTTTGCATCAACTACTCCCCAACCTAAAGCACTCATATCGTCAATGATCTGCTCTGTTGAGATATGTTTGTAATGCTCACTTGTTTTACCACCTTTGTCTTTGGTGAAAACACTACTTGCGGCTTGACGAATTTCTTCTTTCGTCATGAATTTGTTTATCTTGATGTCTAACATAACCTGGTTTTTTAAATTAATTTTTTAATTTTAACGCGGTAAAGATATAAACGATTTCCTGCGCAGCCAAATTTCCTCTGCCGTAAAATCGCGTTCTTCACCCTTTTTTTATTTCATTTGAAACCCGTACCAAACTGAACGATATAATCCACTGTACTGTTCGTTTGAATTGCCGTACAACACACCATTCACAACTGCAAGAGCGTGACCTTCAACAACCAAAACAAACCGACCAACTGGGTTACTTTCAATAAAAGATTTCACTGTAAAACCTGTTGGTTTTTTGTACTTAGGGTTAGCCAATATCTTTTTATTTGTAGAATTAGCAATATTCTTTTGCATCCAAGTTTTATCGGGATGAGCTCCAATAAAATTAATACGTCTACCATTTTTGATTTTACCAATAACGTTTTTACTGTATAAAAAAGTATAGGTACCTTGACGATCTTGGCGCTTCATCTCTTTTTTAATGTAAGCGTGAGCTTGTTCGTATGGAAGATCTAATGCACACATGAAAGCACGAACCACACAATCGTTGGTTTCGCGTTTAGCTAAATCACTATTACTTTGAGCAAGAAAATTACTATCAACAAAATATTCTTGTTTGAATTGCTCGCGATATACCTCGCGGAACACACTAACTTTTACTTTTTCTGTAATCATAACCTTTATTTCTTTGATATAAAGATACGAAACGGAATTCACCCAACCACATTATATACGGATATCCTTTGTCGACGCGCAAATTTTTTTATTAGAGTCGAAATGCGCGGGGATGGGTATGTGGTGAAGGGGGTATAGGTAAATCTACATTTAATATATAAGTATATACGTTCGATGCCTACTATCTATATTCGATCTATTTTTACATCCACTTTTACTATAGGTAGTGCCGGCCCCCGTATGGACATCAGCGCGCGTGGGTACCAACCACTATAGTAGTACGTACGTACGCCCAACCCCCCTAGTAGGTACTGCCGGGGTAGTATAGATAGGATAGGGACGGGCACCCGAAGGTACCCGCCCCACCACCTAACCAAATGTAACCCCTTTAGGTCATCACTTGCTCTTAAACCAGCGTTTCCACACAATTGAATTTGTGAAGAGGGCCTGGCGTGCTTTTTGGCGTTGGCTTCTCATTTCAACCTGAGTATTCTCAGGATAACATTTAAATTGAAATGCCAGACGCTTTGTTGTAGGCACAATCGAGACATCACTCAACGCTACAAAGTCTCGGGCAGGGATTTTAGCAATAATGCCTGCGTCGTCCACAATCAGGTTTATGATTACTTCCCCACCTTTGGTTTCGCTATTGAAGATACGATCCTCCTCAACATTGAATTGATAGCGCCCTTGAGTGGTTACACCCTCAGTTGAGCAATAAATCTCGTGTGCCATTACTTCTTCTTAGATTTCTTGGTTGATGATACTTCCATCGCATCGAACACCTCCATCGGTACCTGCTTTGGGGCTTGTAAAACGGGGGCTGTCTTAGACGGGCGACCACGCTTTACTTCCATTCCGGCTGCACGTTTGGCTTCCCAAGCGGTCAAGCGGGCTTGACGTGCACTTGAAGGATTGATCTTACGACCACGGGATTTAACAACTAACTCACTCATAACTAATTAAATTAAATAAAATTAAACAAATCGTTCAATGGGGTAAAATTACGAAACGGGTTTGGGGTAACCAAACCCCTCCTTTAGGCTTTTAAAGGCTTTAAAGAACTGCGGTAGCGGTAGTGTAAGCACTGAACATCACCCCCACACAACGTTCCGAATGATTTAAATTTCATCTGTTCGTTTATGATTGCTGTTACTTCAGCTCCGTCTCCACCTACGCTTACCTGAATATTATTAGCAGACATATCGTTGGTAATGTCTTTAGCTAGGGCACGGTTTAATTTAACCATGTTCGCCCCAATAAATGCTTCGCGGTACTTAGCTTCCCAATTACCCATCATCATGGTTCTCAAATCGTTCACCATGTACATCAAGTCTTTATAGTAACTCATTTCTGTCCGTCCGCGGTAATCACTAGGGTAGGCAACGGGTAATTCATATTGATTCAACTCCCGATTATATGTTTTAAACTGGGTCATGTAAATGTATTTGTGGGCGGATTGATAGGTATCAACTTGATTACCATAACCACTTCTAAGCTCATTACCGTCAATGCTCATCCACTCCAGGAATTCATTGTAACGTTCCTTCATGGTGTTGATCTGGCGATCGGCTAATTGCTCAACAATCACCTTCGCTTCGTTCTGGATTTCATTTAATGCGTTCATAACCTTGATTTTAATCGTTTTTTTAATTCAACGCCATAAATGTATGAACGGATCATTGCGCAACCAAATTTTTCATGCAATTTTTTGCGGGGCGGGTCGCGATTCTCACCCGATTTGTATATACTTTTAACTATAGGTAAGATCCGGGGCACTCCCTGTAAAAAGGTTGACTACCCTCCACTCCCGTGTCATCTCATATATCAATATCTTGACACATACACATATCCAAACATCCATATCTCACAATATACGGATAGGACAGGTCACATTACTCAACCACCCACATCAGGGTCATCCCCGTATAATGGTGTTATGTTTTATAGTATCAATTTACAGGGGCAGGACACGTAGTTCCACATCCACGTATTCCCTCAAATGAGATACGAACGTAGGCCACGTGATTCTCTCCAATTGCTCCAGTTTGATGTAATGGATGTTCTCGATCGTGACCGTCTCACACCATAGATCCATCCGCGGGATGAGACCTTCGTACTCGTTCCGTTTCATGAACCGACGCACGTGCGATTTATTAAGAAGCATTCCCGTCGTGATTTGAGCTGGAGTTATTGCCGTATCGCCTTTATATTCTTGCCCCCATGAAGTGCTGTTTATGAGTTCCATGATGTTAGAATCCCTCATAAAAGTCTGTTAATTCATTTTGCTCGCGGGCTGTTTCAAACGCCTCAAGAATGTCATCCACATTTGAGGGTTCTTGACCTTCACTATCGAATACTTCAATCTCGTAATTCATCATGTTTTCGGTTTCATCAATGGTGTAGTAGTTACCTTCATAGATGAACTCATAAGTGAGTTTTTTAGATACCAATGAACCTTTATTTTCCATAACTTGTTTTTTTAATAATTAAATAATCAATCGTTGTAGAGCTCAAAAATTACTTTGTTCGCTTTATCCATTATTCGAACAGCATTCCAATCATCTAAGCTACCTACTCGGTATTCAACGTCTGCGTTTACATCATAGCGATAGATATCGTCTGAGCTGCCACCAAAATAACATAGAATTTTATATTCATCCTCTGTGTGACCAATGAATGTGAACGTGTATTTGTAATAGTGAGAAAAGCGTAGTAATGTGTTACCGAATTTCTCCTGTACTTGTTCTTTATTCATTTTATTTGGTGTTAAAGGTTACTGTTTGTCTATAAGTAATTTAAATCTTCAGCTAACCCAACAACCTCAAAGCACCACTTCATTTGGGGTTTATTCATCTGCAAAACATTGTCGTTAAGTGGTTGGCCGCAGCCGTAAAACTTGCCTATTATTTTGGATTTAAGTTTTTTGTTCTCCTCAAGCATTTCTTTGTATTTCTCGATTTCGAGCTGTTGCTTTACAATTAATTCATCTTTTTTCATTTCTCTGTGGTGTTAAAGGTTTCGTTGTAGTATTCCTCACATTGAGAACCGACTGTTGGAACCCACTGTCCGCCATCCCAATAGGCATTTTCAATTTCTTCCTTGTGCATTGCTTTGGCTTGTTCTAAAATTGCTCCAATGGCAAGTTGATTACCACTTGGGATTAGTTTTTCCAATTGACTAGCTACCCATTCAATACTGCTCTGTTTCATTTCTCTTAAGTGTTAAAGATTATTAATCGTTTTCTTTACTAAATTGACCTAACATTTTTACTACTAATTCAGCCATCTTGATCTTGTCATCCACTTCACTTTGAATACGACCAATCAAATAACCAGCTAAAACGAGTTTTTTCTCATAGGCAGATAATTTAATACTTGAATTCAACTCTTCACGTTGAGTGTAAAATGCCATAATTAATAGAGCATCTGAAATTGTTTCTTGCTCATCATAGGTTTCTCGAGCTACTTTAAGCATAGCATCAAAGCATTCCTCCTCCAAACCTAAACCATCAGTAATAGTCATAACCTTAATTGTTGGGGGTTTAATTAGATTTCCAACACCATAAATGTACAAAAGGAATTTGACGCAACCACATATGAAACGTCTTTTTTAATCCGTTTTTACCTGTTTTTAACCAATGATTTTGAAATTTAGAGCAATGGTTACTCTTAGATCATCACTATTATTCCTATAAATAACATGATCTAAATGAGAAGGAAATATAATAAAATCACCCTCATTAATTTGTGGTGTAAACACTTCTTGATATAAAGAATGCTCTGGATTTGTTTCCTGTAAATTTTTAATTACAGGGTCACTTAAACTTTTATAATATTTAGCTTCATTTAATCTTGGATTAATAAAGGTAGTACCTGTATGAACTTGAGGATTAAATTTAAAATAATGTACAGCTGAAAAGTCACAAGCTATATGATTATGCTGCATTCCATCTTGTCCCTTACCATAAACATTATACCAAATATTATCTATAATTTCCCAACTTCTACCTGCACCAAAAAATTCAAGGCAAAATTGATCTATATAGTATTGATAAATGGAGAAAAAATGTTCCCAATTAATTTGATATGGTAGTTGTTCATTATCATTTTTACCAAATGAAGTATGAACATTCCAATCATATGAATGGTGTGGGAATGCCTTATAATTAATCAGCATAGCTTCAAGATGAATTTGTTTTAAAAATTCAGTCTCAGCTATATTTGTTTTATAATAAAATGGAGAAAATAAATTAACTCTTTCCACTAAAAAGACAAGAAATTTTGCTTATAATGTTCAATAAAATACCTCTCAGTCATAATACGAGAAGTATTTTTATGCTTTAGGGCTTGTTTTTGATTTTTATATCTATAAATTTTACCCCACTCATCAATTACAACCCAAGGTTCATTTTCAATCTTGTTTGCCATAACGATTATAATAAAATTCAACTAAACTTTTTAGATGTTTGTTTTCTTGCTCTAAAAAATTAACTCTTGCTTCTAATTTTCTAATTTCTTCAGTTAAAATAATAGGATCTCTTAAAGGTAATTTTCTATTAGTTAATTTAGGTACTTTTTCAAGATGCTTTTTAGCTACTTTAAAATAATGAACATATTCATCAGAAAAATTAACATTAGCTTGGTGATGTTTAGTTGCATGACAGACAGTAGAGTGATCTCGATCCCACATTCCACCTAAAATTTTAGCTGTAGATAAACCTCGACTAGCACAGATAAAAGCATTTCTTACAAATACATTAGTTCTTTCTCTTGAATTTAGTGATTTAAATTCCATACCTAATTCTTGTAAGTAATTGTTTTTAGCTATTTTAAGCTGTTTCATCTGTGTTAAGCTTTACAATTTTAACTAATTCTTCTAAATCACCTGAACCTTTAATTTTAAGAGTATCCGAGTCAAAAATAGAACACCACCATCCTTCTTTTTCAGCCTCATCATTAGCATTTGAGATAAGACAAATATCACCAATATCTAAAGTATAGTAATAAAAATCATTATCGTGACCTGATTCTTCTATCGGAACATCATTACGTTCAAAACCCAATTTTTCAAAAATTTCCTCAGTCATCATTAACATTTTATATGTCCCCAAGATACGGAAAATCCCCAACGTCCCCAAATTACGTCTACACAATAATTACCAAATAATAATTTATCGTAAGTGTATTTGATAGTTGGAGTTATAAAAAACTCGTACAACTGCTCGTAACGTTCAATTTTCATTTCAAGGAAAAAATTTAGTTTCTTCAAAAGTAAATAATAGTGTTCCATCTGGTTTGTCCCATTCATCTAAGCCTTCAACAAAACCGCAAAATTTATATTCTGAAAAATTATTTGTTTCGTTAACTTTAATAATTTCAATTTCGTTTAAAAGAAATTCAATAGGCAGTTCCTCAATTGCCATTTTAAGTTCGAGTAGGGTCATAACTTAGTTTTTTTTCTCCACTTTCCATTTTTATTTTCAAGTAAATCTAAATATTCTTCTTTAATTACCCAACCCTGAGTTTGAAAATTTAATCCTCTACTAACACGCGCAGCATTACCTTCATCTACAATAGGATACTTTTTAACTAAATGGCGGGCATATCCAAAAAATGGTTCATAATCATTATGATACCACCATCTTTCTAATTCTGGGTCTTTACTTTTTTTACGTTCACCTATTTGGGTTAGATCAACTTTACCTTTATCTTGGTAAATCTCCAAAGCTTCAATATAGCGATTTTTTACTAATCCAGGATTAACAGGTTGTTTAATATGGATAGTTTTATTATCCAAAATATCTTTAATAGGATCTAAGTAAGCATTTGAAATATGAAGATCAATTTGATCATAGTTATCTTTTAACCAATCAAATTGTTTTTTTACTTTTTCAACCCATTTTTTTAATTGTTCTCCCTCTAACCTATTAACTACTTTAAGTCGAGCTCCTTTAGCTAATGTAGTTTCATAGGGTTCAATTATTTTCTTAGGTGAAATTAAACCATATTTAGATGATAAAATTAAATAATCATCATAATATTCTTTAATAAAATTTACCTGATATCTAAACTGAAAGGAAATATCATACATCTCCTCAGCAGTACATTTATATTTTTGTTTTTTGGCTTTACAATTTATTATTGCTAATCTTGACATAATATACGAGCTCTTTCTAATCTTTCTTGTAAATCTAAATGTACGAACTCTTTAGCAGATAATCCCTTTGAAGATGGCCTTGTTCCTTTATTATTGAAATTAAATGGTGGTTCTTTTTGGTTTTTACTTTTATATAATTCTATATAACGTGATTCTTCCGGTACGGAATCGACTATCTCATCTCTAACCAGTTCGCCGTTAAATAAATATTCTCTATAAATTGGAGGTGAAACTAAAGCATAAAGATCAATAGTAAATCCACTATTCAACAATTCTAAAATAGTAGGTTGCATTTTTTTATCATGTGCGCCTGGTGTTCCTTTATCACCATTAGAGGTTGCTCTGACTCTAGATTCTAAACCCCCCAAACCATCTGTAGAGCCAATTTTTAATATCTTACCCGTTTTTTCTGAAACATAAAAATAGACTGAAAAGTTTCTATTTTTATAAAGAGGATTATTTTCCAAAAACAACCACTTCCATCCTGTTTCCGTCTTAATAGCTTTTGCTACCTTTTTTGGAGAAGGATTGTTTAAATCATCTATTTTCATAACCTTTATTTTTAATTACCCCTAAATATACGACCCGTTCTTCAGGTCTCCAAATCTTTATTTCCAATCACTATATTTAAGCCCCCATTGCAAATTAACCCATTGCATTTCTTTCTCAGCTAAGGTTTTATTCAATTTGAGGTTTTTACGCAGATAATCTACACCCCAAACTTTCCATTCATCAGCTTGAGCTGTAGTCATAGTCCATTCGGTCCACCAATTGTCCTTACGACCTTTGATATCTTCATAGGTAACATTGTGACCCGCAATAATAAACATTTGATTAAGCAGGTCAATTACTGCCTGCTCTCGTTTCTGATCTCTGGTTAATCGCTTGCGTTTAGCTTCCATAGTTCGTATACTGAATTATTTGTTCTAAATTTAAGATAATTTTCTCGAACTTCCAACACCTCTGTCAAAGAAGTTGTTTGCCAGGTAAAGAATTGATTGAATGGAGACATAATCAAAGAACGTCCAACAGCAGGTTCATCGTGTCTTGCTTGAAAACGACCTTCCTCATTCCATTCAACCCACATTACTTCTTTAGATTGATTTTCTAGTCCGTCTCGTTCACGAACTAATTTCCAATTGAATTCGTTTTCAATCACTCCTTGTTCCAGAGCAACCTTCATAACATTATCTTCTAATGTCATTGGGATTTTAGTTTGTTTGAGTTTGCTCATTTCTCTTTGGAGTTAATTTGATTTTTGACATAAGAAATTTTCTCATCTTCGGTCAAATCGGTAAAAAATTGAACTGCTATTGCTTTTCCAAATAATACTTTTCTAGCCATTACAAATCGGTCTTTAAGCGTAGTGTATTTCTTGTCATAATTAAGAGGTTTAGCAATTTGCCACCCTTCAAGCATTTTACCTTCAATCACTACTGATGCCTGTTCTTTTACTGATTGGTCTTTTACCAATTCATCAATTAAGATTGTTTTCATTTCTCTTTGGCGTTGAAGGTTAATATTGCAAAGAATCCAAAGAAGAACGATGTTATTACCCATCTGTAATCTTCAATAGGTGTGTTAAATTTGAATTGAGAAGCAGCATATGCTCCTATCATAAACATACCTAAGTAACTTAATATTGCGCTAAGTGTCTTTTTCATTTCTCTTTGGTGTTAAAGTTCCTGAATCTGACCCAAGTACTTAGTTACATCATCTTCAGTCAAATATCCAAGTACATCATCAGTAATAGGAGTATCATAGCAAATAGCATCATCTTTTATAACTGCTAATTCGTATAAACCCTGATTACCTCCGTAGCTGTACGGAGATTTAATAACACTAGCACCGTACCCGTTATCAAAATTGATACGTGCTTGAATACCTACATCAAATTGCATAGGTTGAAAATCTAAGTCATTAAATGTTTTCATCTTCTTCTTTATTTTGTAATTTTTCCAATTGTTCTTCAAGGTGTTTGATGCCAGTGAAAATAATTTTAGCATCTGGGTCAGGCTCGTACATAGCAATATCTCGCATTAGCTTAGCTCTGTAACCTTCCTTATAATATCCTTGTTCAATCCAACTTGCTAAATTATGTAGGTGTTCAGGTCCTGAAATTGAAATACGTAAATCGTAATCACACCATTTAGTTTTCCAATCCCAAAACATAATACCTTTAGTTAGTTTTCGGTGTAGATCACTTAACCTGCGATTACGAACACGAACTAATGATTTATCGTTTCCAAACACGTGTAGGAAACGTAGAAACCATCTTGGACACCACCAAGGTTTTGCTTCATAATCCATTGCTAATACAAGCGGTAACAATGCATTACAGTAAGTCTCAGAGGTATAATGAAGTGAGATGTTCAAATATCCATACTTCTCTGTTTTGCGTGGAAATAAGATGTAACGTAAATCACTCCATTCTAAATTACGAGTGGTAATATACTTTTTCTTACGACCTTTCCAAAATAGGATAGTATACTTTAAATCTTCCAATCGCTCTTTAAGCGTTGGTTTAGGTAGTGGAGTAAAAAATTTACTATTTTTGTTCATAACTAAATAAATTCTAATTCGTTTGTTTCAGGATCCCAATCAATAGTAATTGGTTTGTTAGCGTATTTGTATTTTTCATTCAATACAGCAGCATTAATGAAGTGTGTGCCTTCGTGGAACTTATAACCATAACCTGAATGAATGTGTCCAAACACGTGAATTTTAGGTTTTAATTCATCTACTCGAACACGAAGCAATTCACAACCTACATTCAAGTTACCATAAGGGGTAACATCACAATGACCAAATGGAGGACCGTGAGTAACTAAAATGTCAGTATCGTTTGGAATATCTTTCCATTTCAATTCCAACTCCCAACCATTTCGAGGCAAATTAAAAGCCCAATCGTAAAATTCTGGTTGCCAAGGTGAACCATAAATTTTTACTTCATCAATAACGTGAGACTGATCTTGTAGGTAAATTAACCCACCACTATAGGCATTCATCAACTCCATAGCTAAATTAGGATAATCTTCAAACAATCGATCGTGATTACCAGCAATAAACACTCGGTGTTTGTAGTCCATTGTAAGCAATGAACTATACCAATTTACAAAATCAGCTACGTCTTGTGACTCATAACCTGAATTCATAAAATCACCAGCGTGAATGATCAAATCACCACCAGGAAGATCTTTATTGATTTCCCTATGTTTAGTGTGAGTGTCACTGATGAAGGTGATTTTCATTTCATTCAAATTTAGACTTCAATTTTTCAGCTAAAGCTTTAACTTTCAAAATGTAATTAGGATCTTCTGCGTAACCCAATTGAGCTAACAAGTTGTAGTACTCTTCATCACTATTAACTTTAGCTAAACCTTGGTAAGCTTGATAGTAACCATAATCTTCAACTGATGATTCCCACTTATCGTAATAGGCGTGACCACGCTTAATACCTAAGCTAGTAGTTGGCCTAATTCTAGCTTTCTTCATACCAAACAGATTGTGGTTCTGTTTAAAAATGGCTGAAGTAAAGTTACCGGTCTCAATTTTAGTTTGAGCTAGTACAATATAGGGTTTATTTATATTCTTAGACTTTAGTTCTTTAACTAATTGATCTTCACTAAAGTACTTTTGATCTAAATATATAATAAACTCTCTTTCGTGTTCTGTAAGCGAATTAACCGCCTTATAACGGCCAACCATATACGAAACACCACCAATGGCGACTGCAAGAAGCGCGTTTGTTATAAAAAAACGGCTGTTTACTCGCTTAAATACGAGTTCCTTTTTGTTGTAAATGTAAAACATAACTTTTATTTAAAAGTGAAACGAACACGATTAGCCCAAGCATTTTCATACTCTTGCTCATCCAACATACTTTGGATTACCTCTTCTCTGGTACGACCCATTGCTTTCAGCTCTTCGTCTGTAAACAGGGCGCTTATTTCTTCTCTTGTCATAACCTTTTTCTTTTGATTAAATATACGAATCTACTTTACGATATCCAACATTTCGTCAGCACTTATCTCGTATATCTCGTATAATTGAGTTTCAATCATAGTACTTGTCAATTGAATCTGATTGATAACATCATACACCTTTTGACTGTACTTAATTTTATTGTCGTTGATTTGTTCAGCAAGTATATTGATTTGTTGTACATTAAGTTTCAACAACTCAATCAATAATTCCTTCTCTGTCATAACTTTAATAGTTAAAATAATTTAAAAAAAGGAGGGGTTTAAAACCCCCCCAAATGAGCTTTAAATTCAGCCATCTCTTCATTGTACTGCTTCTTCATTCTCTCTTCCATTCGAAGTACATCTTTACAATCCATCAGGTACTCCTTCATTGCATTCAGCTTAGCATCCATTTGCTCTGGGCTGAGAAAATTCTTTTCAATGTGCAGATCTGAAAGATTTGAAATAGTGCGCTGCAAAACGTCTTGGATATCAAAACCAAACATTTCGTTGTGCTTTTGTGCGAATTCGTTCTTGTTCATAACCTTGATTTTTAATTTAACGTGGTAAATGTACGATAAAAAAATCGGGACGCCACATTTAGCGTCCCGATCTTTAACCGAAAGATACCTCTTTTTACTACAACATCCACAAAAGTTGTTTAGCTGTGTTCTCCCTATCCAAAGAATAGATCCTAAATTCCCCGATTCCGGAACAATACTCCTTCATCGAAAAGTCTTTAGCTCCCCACTTCTCTAATACTTTCTTCTCCACCATTCGAGCTTTTCCCTGCGTAATTGAGGTCACCTGCCCTAAAATAGTAACTTTCCCGAATAGTTCTTTCCAGGCCACTGAATCATTATCAATCCGTCCTTCAAGTCTGGTATTATTTCTAATACGCGTTTCAGCGTTTTCCTTAGAAATACCAATCTTGATGAGGGGATTTTTAGTTGATAGCATACCACCTTTATACTCCTCAAATTTTAATAAGTATATACAATAGTTCATTTCTCATCGAATTTACCGAACATTGCTTTTCCAAAACAAGTCCCAAAAAGAAAAAAGAATCCTACATTCCAAGGGTAATCTAATATCACTCCTATACACCAAAAGGTAAAACCTAATAGTGCCCATCCGTGGCGAGTTAATTGTATCATTTATTACGTGCTTTATCGTGTTGGTGCTCGCATTTTGGGCTACAAAAATATTCGCTGCCGTCTTTGATTTGGTATTCTTTATTACACCATCTACATTCGTTAAACCAAGAGTAGATCATTTTTCTATACTCTTCTTGTGCTTCTCTTTTTAAGCGTTCTTGTTCTTCTTGTGTGTCGCGGTAAATCCAATAAAGGATCCAAATCACGATTCCGATAAGTGCAATTATCCCATACATAATTTATTGTGTTTTTTGAGGGGTGGGTTGTATATACGGATATTAATATAAATGTATTGTAGTTAAAAAGCTTTTAGTTAACTTCTTTTACAAAATCAATAAACTCTTTTAACGCTTGATGCCTTGGAAGTTGTTCTTCTAATTCAAAAGGATCGGCATAACTCTCTAAATCATTTAGATAAAGCTTTGCTTGCTTTTCTAACCATTTAATTTGCTCGTTTGCATTCATAACTTTAATTTTTAAAACTTTTTCTAAATGTATGAAATGTTTTTTAAATTTCCAAATATATCTTTATATATTACGTTTTTGACTATTTGGTTACTTAAAGATGACGACGTATATTTATAGCAAATTTAAATTAACCCTTAAAAACCATTAACATGAAAAAATTACTTTTAATTGGGGTTGCGTTGGTTATGGCTTCTTGCTCTACTTCAGACTATGCTGTTCACAGCATTAAAGAAACACCTAAAACCACTCGTCAAGCATTAATATATGATGATCACGTAGTTATTGTTACTAAAACTAGATTTACTTTAGAAGAGTATAGACAGTTAGTAGCAGTTACAGAAAATAATAAATAAAAAAGGGCGCTTTAAGCGCCCAATTTTTTTCTTAATACTTTATGGGTGTGTTCATAACTCACCAACATGTTATAGTAATCTATAATTTTATATTTATCTTTTATAAAATCTTGATAACTTGTTTTGGATGCCATACTTCTCCAAAATTTAAGTTTTAAATTAAGTGGAAGTTTTTCAAACCAATCTAAAATTTCATTATCACTCAATGAATCTACATTCTTCATAGCGACATATTAGATCGGCATTTTTAGAGGTTACATCAACAAAGACAACACTTTTAAATGGTATTTCTTCTTCCGATACTCTCCATTCTACATTTTTGCCCTTTTCAAGCCAGTAATCTACTTTAAGAGCATTACATCTGTCTTGAGCTTGTTCTTCAGTTGGGTAAGCAGAATCAATATTCTCGAACCAATCGAAAACTACAAATATTGTTTTCATACTACACAACCATTTACAAACTTCAAAACCCTTCCGCTAGCTATACCTTTGGTATTTAAACGTACAGCCCACTTTATATCTCCATCTTTATGAATTACTTGATATCGTTCATTATTATGGAGGAGGTACTCGTTATAAACTTTCTGTTTGAATTGTATCCTCTTCATATTCAAAATTATTTCTAAAAGGATAATTTTTGTAGTGGCCTCTAATGCTTGCTAATTTTTCTTCAGCATCAGCACTAGCAACAATACTTCCAAATCTATACAAAACAAAACGTTTTTTTTCTTTAACAATAGTTAGATTAGCTCGACTACCTGTTTTACCAGAACTCATACTGCAACTTTAAATTTATGGGTGTATTTTTTTAAACGTAAACGACGGAAAGGGTCATATGGTGTTCTACCAACAAAAACACCTGAGTCAAAATAAAAATTAATTTGATCTGTAGGGCAATTGTTTTGAAAACATTGATGAATCTCCCTGATATATTCTATATCATCTGGGAAATTCATTTTAATGGAGCTTATTTTTCGCCCGCTTCGGATTTGTTCAATTGTGACTTGTTTCATAACCTTAACTTTGGATAAAATTATGAATAAATCATAACATAACCAAATATTTTTTTAACCGAAAAATACCTAGGATTATTTACCTATAAACTTATTCCATTTAGCTTTGTAAGATTCTGTTACTTCTTCACTTCCTTGGAATAACATACCTTCTAAAGCATCTATCATTTGTCGCTTGCCGTAGACCTTAATACGATCCCATTTATTAATATTTGGGTTATAGAAGTAAGCAAAGTCAGCACCATATGAATCTACTAAATCAGCTACATCTTCAACTGCATCTTGTGGATCCATTTTATTCAAGTCTACCTTATCTGCAGTGTCTTGTCTATTAGCTTCAATTTCTCCAGTATCAGCATTAACATAGCTAATATAACCTCTATTAGCAATTTCTTTTGCTTTTTCAGGTTCATTATAAAAAGTTTCTAATGCCTTACCTAAATTTTCAGGATAACCATCATAATGGTTGTAAGTTGTAGTTAGAACTCCATCTTCAAGGTATCCAATCAATGCACGTGTTGCCATAGCTTAATAATTTATGTTAATAAATATATAAGAAAAACTCATCTTACTTTTCAGGTGCAGGATTTGGTAATTTATCTGCCCATTGATTAAAATCTCGTTTACCACCCCAATTTGGAGGGTAAACAGCACGTACATTAATAGTATCTTGGATTGACCGGCACTTTGTCTCTGGGGTCTCCTTCAAGTGTGTAAACAAAATTGTTTGTTCCTTGCGGTTCCACTGTAACGTTTGTTTTAAAAAGGTAAATAGGTCCTTCATAACTGCGATAAATTAATTGGTTGTTTTCATCAATGTCTGTAGAGATACGGCGTTCACCATCAAAACTACGGAATTGGCGAGCCGTAACTCTGTACCAACTGTCTTTAATTTTTACCTCACAACATTTGTAGGGTTCAAAATCGTATTTTAACGTAACCGTTTTAGCCATAACTCTTTTTTGTAAATGTATAAACAATTCTTCAGATCACCACATCAATCGGCAAGAAGAAGATCATTGTTTTCTAAGGTGTACCAAAAACGTTCTAACCATAATCCGATCCGAACGTTATCAACAATATCGTCTACACTTAAATGATTTGCATAGCGATGTTGAGCGACTAATAAAATGCCCAAGTCACATAAATCTCGAGCCAAGTCTCTATTACCTTCTTTTATTGCTTTTCTAGCTTTGTCGTAGGTTTTTGAAACTGATCCTTTGCATAATTCACGAGTGTACATTAGGTTAGGTTAGGTGTTAGGGTAGTAATATTTACTATTTAATTATTTATTGTATTTATACAATAAATTTACGATAAAAACTTTGCTTTTCCAAGCAGTTCATATCACGTAATTATTACTTAACCTTTTAAAATTTGTTTGGTAGCGTTTTTGGCATTATCAAGATCTTTTTTAATATCAGTGATTGCATGCCTAATTTTCCTTACTTCAATATATAGAAGAACTATACATGAAATTGAAAATCCAAAGAAAAAATATTCCATTATTTATTTTTAGATTTAATTTTGTAATAAGCCATAAAATACCTATCCTTTAAATCCATTTCTGGATTTGATTTTTTAAGTGTTTGGGCTTCATTCATAACATCTTCATAGTAGCCTTTTTTATGGGCTTTAAGTAACAATTCTTCAACATCATTCATCTTCGTCAGAAAAACCTTCAATTGTATTATAATAAGCGTCAAATATGCTCTCTATTTCCGAAAATGTTTCTTCATTTTCTACTTCAAAGCCGTTTTGATCCGTAATACATATTAATTCTTCATCTAGGTTTGTGTGATCTAGCTCTAAGTCTACTTTATAATGTTGTTCGTCGTTGTGATTATATACCAAAAAAGATTTTGTAGTAGACGTATGAATAACCATATTAATTAAGATTAAGATTTATTTTTCTATTATTTTCTATTATTAATTCTAAAGCTGCTTCAAGACCATGGACATAACCATTATCAAACACTACTTCACCATCAGTGTAGTCTCTAGAAGGATTTAACATTTCTAGTTTATGTTCTTGAATAGCTTCTTCTAATTCTTGTATTATATTCATTTTTATCCTACATTAAAGGCTATTGCTATTCTAGGTTCAGATACGGGATTTTCTAACACCATATGTCTAAACCATAAAGGAAAAATATTATATAAACCTACTTCAGGTCTAGAAAATATAAAATCCCAAGTATAAGGATTATTACTATCTACTACAGGAAATTTTTGTAAAAGTCTTTCAGTTACTGGGTCTTCGAATTCTAAAGCTGAAGTACCTGCAGGAGCTGTTAGATACATCACACCGCTAAATACGCAATCATAATGGGTATGACTTTTATGATAACCTCCTTTATCTAGAGCATTAGCTAGTAAAAATACATTATTTTTCAATCCACGTCTGTGAAATCCTTGTTTTTCAAGGAATGTACAACCTAACTCATATACCCATTCTTTCATTTCTTTAAACTCAGGTATATCTACTAAATTAAAATCTGGGATATTGTGAGTTGTTCTTCCTCTGGGGAAGAAATCAGGATTGCAAGTTCTAGGGTCACTAAGTAAATCTTGAACAATAGGTAAATATTTTTGAGCTAATTCTAAATTATAACCCCAACCAAGAGGTACAGCAAAATGCCCATCTACATTCATTTCAATTTTTTTTGTTTGAGGAATTTCATTTCTAAAATCTCCTCCAATTTGACCTTTTTTCATATTAAACATACCAAGCTGTAAAAGCTATTCTTTTATTTTTAACACCCTTAACTACTTCACTTACAAAATGTGGTGCTCCTCCTACTACATTAAACATAGTTAAAGTATTAAAAGGAGGATTTACTGCTTTAGTAACTACCTCATTACCCCATTCTGTTTTCATAAAAACGCCTCCGTAGTAAGGTTTCCAATCTTTAGATAAATGATATACCATAGCTACTCTACCATTATCACCATCAGTATGAGGTCCATTATAATGACCTTCTTCATAACAAGATACAAAACTATATTCTGGTATATATTCTAAATTTTTAAAACCTGTTAAATTTTCTATTATTTTTATAAATTTATTAGAACTAAACCATTTTAAATAAGGATGAAAATCATTTGTTCTTCTATAAACATAAGCAAATTGATTATTTGCAATAGCTTCTCTGGCAAATTCTAATCTATGAGGTAAAGTTGGGTCATCATCTTTAGTTAAAAACATATGGTAATAACCTTCTTCTGTTAATGGGTTTCCATCTTCAACTTCACCATAATTAAAGTAAGGATCAGGATGTACAACTAAATCCCAATCATCTTTATGTTTATCATAATAGTAACTATGTAAAATACTAGCTATATCCTCAGGAAAAAATTCATCCCAATTAAAAACACTATTATTAACCCAACTTCTTTGAAGAGATTTTAATTTTGGGGCACTAACACTAAATTGGAACTGATAAGGGATTTTAGAGGGTTCAATTTCATTTGGCAAAGAATTGCTAAAATCTTGACCTATTTGTCCTTTTTTTGAGTAGTCCATTTTTTAATTCCTTATCTTCTAATAAATATAAAAAAAATTTCTTGAGATTTCACGTTAAATTATTAGGATCTAGCATTTCATAATTAAAAATTTCAAAATCTTTTTTATATCTTTCATTAATTGTTTCCACAAGATATGGTGTTAACATTTCTTTATAATTAGGTTTAGGCACATTAAAAATTTTTGATATTTCTAATAAATGTGGAAAATTATTTTTTATTTCAAAACCTAATTTTTTTATTATGTTTTCTAAACCTTCTTCAAATTTAAATATTTGATAGTTAACATTTACATCTTCAAAAAATTTATATTGTTCTAATGAATGATACGAATGATAATGATTCTTTGCAGGATGTTTAAAATATCTTTCAACACAATAATCAATATACATTTTTTTTGAATAATTAGGTAGCATATGATAATTATATTTTAAAGGTACTGCTTCTGTAAAAAGTAATTCAGATAAAAATTTAAAATAAGGATTTCTAACTATTGAAAAAATAGTCCAAGAGTCGTCTACAAAAATTTTATTTTTTTTAGCAATATCTAAAATAAATTTTAAATTATAATGCATTGTTGGTACAACCATAAAGTGTTGTAATTGAATTTTAGGGTCAACACCAAACCCATGAACTAATAGACATTCATTTCTTTGATACCCATAATAATTCATAATAAATTCCTCAACCGAAGAACCTCCAGTTTTAGGAATATGAACAAATATAGTTTTTTCTGGAGGTAAAATCATTAAATAATACCTTTCTTTTTAGCAGTTTGATAGCCTACATAATAACCTTCAGCTTCATCAAAATACATTCTTTTGGTTGCAGGAAGATTTTCTTGTTCTTCCTCAAAATTTTTATAATTTTTAGGATATTCTATATCTACTGAAATAGGTCCAAAAGCAAATTTAGTTTTGTCCCAAGTCCAAGTTGTTTTAATCCCATCTTTTTCAAATACTTGTGTATATTTAAGTAAAACTTCATTTAGTTTTTCAGAAGGACGTCCTTTGGGTAATTCGTAATTCGCCATTTTTTATTTTAAAGATATAAATGAATCAGGGCGTAACCACACCTCTTTTTGAAACAACTATACTAGCCATTTCATTAGCATACGCAATTGATGCTCTTTCTTCTAATGTCTCTAAAAATTTAAGAGCAAAAGCAGCTACAAATGTATCTCCAGCTCCTGAAACATCTATGGTTTGTTGGGGGTTTTCTTGAGGAATTAACTCACCATTGTAATATGCTCCTTTAGAACCTAAAGTAACAATAATATTTTTAGGATCTAGATGTTTATTATTTTTAGATTCACTTTCATTTAATTTAATAAATGAAAATTTATTAGCTATGTCTGGGGTTAATTTACGTTTAGTATCTAAAATAGATAATTTAGCAAGATGACCAATATTCCATAGACTAGTAGTATCTAAGAATCCTTTATTATAATCACTTACAATAACAGCATCTGCTTCTTTGATAGATGCTTCTATTTCAGAATCAGTTATAAATCGATCTATCTTACCTTCCCCAGTATCTACTCTAAGGAACATGTGGTTTGATTTTACATCAACATATCTTGTTTTTGTAATATTTTTATCTTGAGAAATTAGAATAACATTTGCCTTTTTATCTAATACACAAACATTTTCATATACATTTCCGGCCATACCATTGTTTGTAGTTGTTTTAACCGGGTTTAAAACTGGGACTGGCGCCTCTGGTGATAATCTATTTACTTCACAATATATAAACTCATCAATGCACTGTTCGCCAATTATTATTATTTTTTTCATTTTCTAAAACTTGTAATTCCAAACTTAACCCAAGACAGATACTTTGAACAATATCTGGGTTGTAAAGTATTAAGTCTACCCATTTTTCATCGGGTAGACTATATACTAAATCAAGCATTGAATTCGGAGTCATTAAAATGCATATAAAGTGGATTTTGCTCTGGTTTTGGCTTTCTTTTTTTTCTTAGTTCAGGATACTGGGTTTTAGCCCATTTGTGCCATTCCATAAATGTTTCATAGGTTTGACGTGCTGAATTACTACTCATGACTTTGATTGATTATTTGGTTTATTAAATTAATTGCTTTTGAACAATATTCATATTGTTCGTTTTTTTCAAGGGTAATTATATTCTTATTTAAGGTATCGATAAAATTTGAACGCTCCAAGGTAATGTCTAAAACTTCTTGCTCTTCTATTAATTCTATTGAAAAGACTGGTATGTGTTGTTTTTTGGTTTTTAAATTTTTTTCAATAATATCAACTATAGACATAGAAATTTTACAACCATTCTTAATTAAAAATGATTCAAATTCTTCTTTATTTTGCACCGCAAGTTGTATCATTTTAAAAATTATCTAAAAATTTACCTTTAGTTTTTTTATTTTTTAAATTTTCAAATTTTGCATCATTATCCAACATTTTAGAAGCTAATCTTTCTAAATGTTTTGATTTAGATTTTTGATAATCTTTAGTTACTTGTTCATGTTTTTTACTTTTCATAAATGAGAAACAATATTTAAATCATCTAAATCACTTTTAGGAGGGTTATATAAACCTAATTCTTTTAAACGTTGTGCTTGGTAATCATCTAATTGCCAATCAGCATCGTGCCCATGATTTATAGGTTTATGTTCTTCCATCTGTTCAATTTGTTTATCAGTAAAAATATTACCAACAGTTAAAAAGTAACAATTATAACAAAGCATTTCAAGATTTTCAAGTCTATAATTTTTCTTATTATTATCCTTAAAATGCATTATTAAAGGAACTTTATAATCTAAAATTCTTCTTTCTTCAAAACCACAACAATCACATTTTTCTTGTAAATACCCCTCTTCAAATAAACGCTTTTTTACTTTTTCAGGACTAAAATTTGTCATAGGTACTCTACCTTCTAACAAATCTTGTAATGCTGGGATTTTTTGGCTATTTTTTAAAAATTTAGGGATGCCTACTCCTTTTTGATTAAAATGGATTTCAAATAATGTTCTATTATCCTCACCTTTATAAAGCTTAGCCCATTTTTTATAATGTTGGTAACTTACATTAAGATAGCGAGCTGCAGACCTGTTTGATTTAGTCTGTGACATAGCAGCTATAATTTGCTCCTTAGTAAGTGGTTTGGGCAGTGGCATTATTCTAAATCTCCTTCTATTTCATCAAGGTTAATTGATTGAATTTTTTCAATATGATCATCTTCATGCTCATAGTCAATTTCTTCTAGCACTTTAGGCTTTTCAAAATTACTTTGCTTGTGCATTATTTTTCTATATTCTTTTTCTTCTACAATTACAATATCTGTAAAGCTATGGTCTCCTTCTCCATATTGGAAAGTAAGTCCTTTTTTTCTTCCTGAGTCACTGCAATTGACACAATATTTTGTATTGGGGAGGATTTCTAATCTTTTAGGATTAATTTTTTCTCCACATCCCAAACATTCTCTTTCTATCATTCGTCTTGAAGGGTTACAATAAGGTTATATAATTCTTCTGATGTGTGTATTATATATGCATTCCCCTCTGTATCATTAAGTGTTCTATCCTCATCTGATTCAGCTAATGGGTGTTCATATATATACCATAAAATTACTTCAGCAATGTCTTCAGGGAAAGCTAAGTAAATTAGGCCTTCTAAAGATTTTGCGTATGTGTCTTCAAAAGCCCAAGCATCAATACCAAATTCTTCTTGTAATTTAAGTGAACGTAAAATTGCATTTCTATAATTATCTACAAATATTAGAAAATTTCTTTTTTCCTTTTGCTCGTCAGTTAAAATAACACCATCAAATTCTACTTCAATTCCTAATACAGAGTTAAATAGGTCTACTATATTATCAATCTCTTCCACTTAAAATCTATGTTTTAATTCTACTAATTCTTGACATGTGTCGTAATCTTCTAACTTTTCATAGTAAGCTAAACAACTATTTAAAAGTTTTTCGTATTGACTTTTTTTAATTTTTATTTTAGCTTCTAAATTAACAATTTCATATAAAACACATTCACTTTTATTTTTTCTAATTGCTTGCTTTAAAGCACTTACTGCTCCTTTAAAAACAAGTTCTGAAAATTCATCTGAAGATTTTAAAGCAGTAAGATCTTCTGAATCTTCATAGATTAAATTAAGTTTAAGAGGGATTTCCCATGTGGCTTTTTTCTCCATAACAATAAATATTAAATTTTAAAATCGGGAACCCTATCGTACTGATGTACTAGGCAGTATGTGTCTCCAAATTCAGTATAGACTTGATTGTCTTTTATAACAGGAGGATAATCTAGAAGAAATTTATCGTATTTATCTTTTACTTTAGGATCATGAGTAGTTCCTAATTGAGCACACCAGGGTAGATTCATACTGGTGAATGCTGTAATATCTTTCCAAGGTTTTAGATTAAGTAGAATATTAAATGCAGCTTGATCTGGTTGTGGGTCATATTGAGTACCTACTAAACTAAGATGGAATACTTGAAAACAAAAATCTCTTAAATACTTATTTTCCCCTGCAAAAGTACCAGCATTATAAATTTTATTATTTTTATTTAATTCATATAAATGGGGGTAGCATTTATTTAGATTATCATTACCCCAATCTTCATTTTTATAAAGTAAACCTTCACTACCCGCAATAATTTTTTTTCTACCAATTAAAGTAGAACTAATAAAGGGCATAGGATCTCTTTGAAAGTATACATCTTTAACATCAGTAACTATAATTTTATTATAATCCTGATTGTTTTTTAGAAATGTATAGATATCTAAAAATCTTTGAACAACTATATGAAAACCTAAAGGTTGAGTTAAAACTATTTTAACTTCATTTTCATTTAAATAATCAATAGTTTCTTTAGGTAAATCGTATCCTAAAATTAAAATTTCACCTTGAAAATATTTTTTAGCACTTTGAACCCAATTATGTATTTTATCTGGAGTGTATTTAGTTAAGTTCCCTATTAGTAAGTTTTTCATCTAATTTTATTAACTCAAATTGGAAATTATTATGTGCGTGCTTAGTAAATTCTTCTTTTCTATCAATTAAGGTAAGAAAATCCTTAAAATACTCCAACCTAAATTTATTATTTTCAATAACAATTTCGTTTTCAATAACATATTGCTGTGGGTGGATATTATGACGTTTTAATATCTCACAACCACACATTATAAAAGTATCATCTAAACCATAAGGTCCTAGATCATCTGGGATATCTATTAGGCGAGCTAATTTAGTAGAGATAGTTGTGCCCCATCCCGCAAATTTAAATCCTTGAATTGGTTTTAAATTAACATCACCTTTAAATTGAACTGCTTTATAAGGATCTCTATTAAAATAGTTTTCATGATTAGCTTCTTCATTAAAAAAACTTTCATTACTAACTATATCCCAAGTAGTGTCCCACATTCTGGTTAATTGTGGAGTTATAATTGATAGAGGATTGGTTGCAATTTCAATACTATCAAATACTCTTCTTAAAAATGTATCATTAAAAATAACATCAGTATCAAGATACATAATATAATCTGCATCTGTAGTTCTAATTGTATGTCTTCTTAAGTCATTGCAACCTAAAAATGAAGCACTATCATCTATTCTTAAAACACATTCAGCCCAATCTTCATTTAATTTAATTAATTTATGATAAGCATCTTCAAAAAACCATAAACCAATTTTAGATAAATTCCAATTTACTAAATTAGTATTAAGTAAAACTTCAATTCTTACCCTATGATTTTCATTTAAATAATGACTTGAACGTTTTAATTGAATTAAAGTTTGTTCTAAAGCATTAAGTTCATAAGGTAAGGTGTGTATTATTATATGAATCATTATAACGTAACTAAAGTATGATCTTTTAATCCTGTAATTATATCAAATTGCTCCCAACCTTCAGGAACTTCCCAGTGTTCACAGAGAAGTGGATTTTGAATAATTTCATAACCACCAATCATCATAATGTATTGTAAGAAGAAATCAACCCAACCCATAATTTTACTAACTTTAACTAACTCATCATAGTCTTCATAAAGTTGATCTTTACAATTTTCCCAAGCTTCAATAAATTGTTCTCTATTAAAAATAGTTCCACCACCTGAAGCATATCCTGGGCATGTGGTTACTCCTCCTAATTTAGCAGAATAATCAAAAAATTCTCTAGGTATAGGATTTGGTCTCATTCTTCCTGTTGGACTCGGTGCTGTAGGGTGGATTGCACAACTAAATTCATAATCTAAAATAGTAGCTGGTTTAAGAAGAAAATCATCTTCTTCTAATAGCATCATATAATGTGAATCAGTTGTTTTACAAGCTTCATAGAAGCCCCTAATAAATTCAAATGTTTTTTCTTTATCCCAACATTCGTAACCAACATTGACATTTCCAAAGTTACCACAATAACCTAATTGAAATAAATTAATTGAGGTTTTAGCCCCAATTTCTAGACCACGTTGTTGATAATTAATCAGATCACCTTCATAATCTACATTAATGAATAAATCAGCATCTGGGTAGTATTTTTTAAGGCTTTGAAGTGATTTAATCCCAGAATCTACATTTCGGTATGCCCAAAGGTACCCACTTATTAGTTTACTCATGTCTGGTTAGGATATATAAGTTATTAGTAATCGTATTTATAAATTCTTCTTCAACCCATTGAACTTTACCTAAACCTACTTGATTTACCATTGGTAGATACCAATTATGCATAGCTATATTTACATTATAAGATGGGTTAATCTCCATTTCATGAATAGAATCTATAACATTTCCTAACATATTATAAGGAAATACTACAAAAGTATCATTTACAATGGGTAAATGAGTAAATTCAGGTTCTCTCCAAAGAAAATTAAATTTAGTAAAATCAAAATTATATTCTTTAAATGGATTTTTTAAAAATTTAATATCAAATCTAGTAGATATTACTAAATCTAAATCTTGATTTCTCATTTGTTCTAAACTAACAATGTAAATAGAAGATATAGCTTTAAAATTACCTACTTTATCACCTCCTCCTAATTGATTATAAGAAGAAGGAGCAATAATGAAGTTTTTAGGTGAGTAATATTTTTGTATGTCTTCTATTTCAGAATTAAGATAAGTACAAAGATAAAATGAAATTTCGTGTCCTTCTTCTTTTAGAGGATTAACAATGTGCTCAAAAAATTCGTTTATAGCGTCTTTATAGTTCCTATATCGACCGAAAACCCCATCATTATAGGACACCCCAACTAAATTTATACCGATTTTCATCAACTTATAACTTTATCTGAGATGATATTTCCATTTTGGTCACCCCACCAGAGCCAGTTATCTCTTAAAAGTTGAAATTGGAGAGATAGATTTTTTTGAGAATAAGTTATTAAACCTGCTCTATTCACTATTTCAGTCCAACTTTCTTCAGCACTACCTAAATAACCTTTTTCTTGTGAGTAATTAATTAACTTGTAAAATACCCCCCAATATAATTTTTCAGCATTTTGGTAATTAGTAATACATAAATTATCATCAAGAAAATTACCATCACTACTATGATTAACTAAACTATGATCTAAATTTTCTAAATTTAAAGGTTGAAAAATACCTAAATCATATCTACTTCTAATTATAACATCATATTGAATTTGAGTATCATACATTTGTTGATAAACATTTTGCCAACTATAAACCATTGGAAATTGTCTAAAACAACTCATTACATCATATTGAGGTAAAGGTCTGGAAGTATCGTTATGAGGTAGTTTTATACCTTCTTTATATTTAGTAAATTTGAAAGGTTCCTGTATGTGGGTTGATTTAGCATTAGGATAAAATTGAGATATTTTATTCCATTCTTCATCTTTCCAAGCATGTAGATAGATATCTACATCATAATTATCTATAAGATGCCCCCAAGTAGCTTTATATCCTTCTTCTACCTTTCTAGCAAGACCTGATAGTAGTAGTGCTACTTTCATATTCCGTATTTAACTATATCCTCGTGTTTAAATAATCCTTCTCCGTGTGCACAAGTAAAGTTTTGTCGAGCCCACCAATAACTAATATTCTTTTCTAAATCTATACCTTCACCTGGAAATTCAGTAAGCACTTGTTCAAAAAATTTAGTTTTAAATAGTCCTGGATTGTTAGTCCAATTACTTACTTCAGAATCAGCTAAATAATAATTTTCTTCTAAAAAATCTAATTTAGAAATTTTATCTGGGAATTTTTGATCAGGATTTTCAACCCAATGTACACAATCAAGTAAGTGACTAGATCTAGTTTGAATCCAAGGATCAATATAATTCCAATTAATGCTCATGTAACGTTCACTGAAATGAGGATAACCTGGTTGTTTTCTATGACGTAATCTAATTGTACTGATTCCTCTGTCTAAAAGTTTAATTCCGTTGTTTAGCCTATTGTAAGTAATCTCAGAATTTTCAATTAATTTCCAATCATGTTCTAAAATAAGAAAATTTTCATATTTAGCTTTTTTAACTAACTCAATAAAAGCTTTACCAATACCAATATTATCAGGTGAAGCTATATACTCAATTCCAAAATGATCAGCAATTCGTTTATCTTCATCACTAAATTCTTGGAAGAATAATTTTATATCATCAGATAACTCTAATAAACCATTATGGTAATATGTAACTAAAGTTTCTACTAAAGTTTGCCCTGAATTCCAGGCTAATATTCCTATACTTAAAGGTAATTTATTCATAGAGAATTATAGTAATTGTTTTGTCTTTCTTGGCGTTCAATATCCTTATGATGCTCTAAAGCAAATTCTTCCTCTAAAGGTAAAATAGCATGAGTCTTATAACCATCTAAAACCTCATGTACTTTATTCTTCCATTTAATTTCAGGGGTACGTTTGTAAATTCTCCACTGGAGGTCAGGCCAATTAACTCTACCTCTATTATCTACAGTCCACCCCCATTTTTGGGTATGTTCTTGGGTAAGACCTTTAACTGTATTAATGCGGGGTACTCTAAGTACTTCTACATCATTATTTTCAAGAAGAATGGGCAAATATTGTATTAAGTACCAATTAGGCATTTCATCTGCATCAATTTGAAAGATATAGTCTCCTAAACAAGCTTCTGTCAGGGCATTTTTCATATTAGCAAAATGTCCATCAAAATGGTAATGAATACATCTAAAAGGAGCAAATGTAAGTTGAGATTGAGATCTTAAATACTCATCTACTGATTTAGAGCCATTACTAGAATCATAAAATACAACTATTTCATCCTGTTTTCTTTTATTTTCAGCTAAAAAAGGAAGTAGGCGTTGTATTTCTGCTAATTCATTACAAACTGTTATAGCGTAACTAATTTTCATCTTTATTCAGGTAATACACCAATATATGAGAGTGCTTCCATATAATCACGTTCATGAAAATGCATCATAGTAGACATATCCATTTTCCACTCATAATCTTTACCTTTTTCTTTAAACTTGGCTCTTTCTTCTTCAGGCATTGGAACTGCTTTAACCGCAGCCCAACCCCAAACAGCTCCTTTACCAGCACCATCAGCAAATACCATTCCTTTATCAGGAATATTTACAATTGAAGGCATCCAGACAAGACCATTTTCATCTTCACCCATTAATTCTTTATATAGTTCTGGAAGAAGTTCAAGTTGTTCTTTTAAAAATTCTGAGTCACGTTTCATAGCTGAATTGGCTTGAAAGCCACAGCCATAACAAAAGTGTAATGTGATTTTAGAGTTTACTTCTTGTACATAACAAGCATCTGAACCACAGCGGTTACAAGTTGTTAGATTATCCATTTAATTTTTCTAATTTTGGTAGTTGTAGTTTTGGTAATTCTAATTTTACTTCTTTAGGAAATTCAGGAATATTATTAGTCAAAATCATATCTAATTTTTCTTTCATTTTATCCCAGCTAAATTCAGTTTTGCTTCTATAAGCTTGTCTTTTAGCTCCATCAAGATATTTTTTATAATTTTCAAATACATCTCTAAGATAAAAACCAACCTGCCCAGAATCAACTTGAAACCATTGAGCTTCAGTTAAAATCATATCTTTTACTGCTGCTGAAGGATGAACATTTTCTAATTTACCATTAATTAAAGGGACAAATTCAGGGTTAAGAAACTCTGTGTGGGCACTCCAATTTGAAGTAATAATTGGTTTTTTAGAAGTTGAAAACTCAAGTAAAGGTCTTCCAAATCCTTCACCTTTAGTAAAACTAATCATAGCTTTAATTTTAGGATGATTATAAAGAACATTTATATCTTCATCACTTAAATCACCATGAACTAAATAGATATTAGGTAAATTAGTACTATTTACACTTTCTCTAATTGAATTAATTCGTTTAAGTAATTCATCTCTATCCATAATAGATGAACCCATTACACTAGTTTTAAGAATAAGTGCAGGTTTTTTAGCTTTATTTTTAAAAGTTTCAAGAAACGCTTTAATCATATAACCTACATTCTTTCTATCTTGACCAAAATCACCTTGTAACCAATGACCTACAAATAAATAAGCAAAATCTTCAGTTACTTGTGATAAGTTAAAAATTTCATTAGTTGATTTATATTTTTCTAAATCAACACCTTCAAATAACACTTCAATAGTAGTTTTTAACTCAAGATTTCCTTGAACTAAACCTTGAGCATTTCTTACTTCATATTTAGTATTTTGGAAAACCCCTTTAGCAAATTCAGAAGATGTAATTACTAAATTCATTCTATTACAACCTTCAACCCAAGGGCCTGAAATTAAAGTAGTTTCCATTCCTGCAGTAACACCAATGTTATATTTTCCTACGGGTTGAAATTCATTGGGGACTGTAATTTGCATCCAAATTTCAGGTTGTTTATCTAATCTAGGTTCTTTTAAAATGTATTTATTTAAAAATTCCCATTCAGGATTTTCTAAAATAAAGTTCCAAGCGGTATTACCCCATCTTTGGGGGATAATTTTTACATCATACTTATCAAGTTCAACAATAGCTTTAACTAAATCTCTTGAGCGGGCTCCATAACCTGAGTATGTGTCTATAGGACAACTAATTGCGAATATAGGCTTCATTAATATACTAAACTATGATTTATATAATTAGGTTTAATTTTATCAACTTTGATAACATCGTATTTAGGTCTTGGAGACCAAGTATGAAATAGAGTATCACAAGCTTCAATAACTCTCTCACCCATAATTTCAGCAGTAAAACCGGCTTCTACATTAGTAGCCCATTTTCGACCTTCTTCACCTCGTCTTTGTTTTTCTTCAGGTGTCATTTCGTAAAGCTCCATAATTCTATCAGAAGCATCTTCAGGAGTACATCTATCATCCCAAATATAAGGAGTTAAAGGGCTACCAACTAAAGAACGATTTGAAGGATATACGGGAAAAGCCCACTCACCATGTTTAGTTAAAGTTTTTCTATTATTTGAAGGTAATTCTGGGGTAGGTTCAAACCAACCTCCTTTTTTACCTTCAAATCTCATTTGGTCTTGCATTCCTCCTGTAACATTAGCAATAAATGGGGTTCCGGTTACCATTGCTTCAGTTAATGATAAACCCCAACCTTCAGCTGATGATAAAAGAATAACAGCATCTGATATGTTATACATTTTATTTAAAGTAGCATGATCCACTTTATCATAAGAGAAATAAACATTATCATAAACATCTCCAAATAATAATTCTTTAACAGCTACTAAATCTGTACCTGCTTCACTAACTAATTCAGTATGAAGTAAAAAAGCACATTTATTAGCTTTTTCTTTAGGTAGTTTATCTAAAAATAATTTAAATGCTAATAAAGTATCTGGGGTAGATTTTCTTCTAATATTTCTAGAATTAAAAAATAAAATAAAATCATATTCTTTACCACCAAATAATTTCTTTTTAATTTCTAATAATTCTGTACTATTTTTTTCAATAGGATAAAAGAAATTAGTATTAATTCCATGGGGGATGTATCTTGTTACTTTATCTTTTATTTTATCACCTAAAACTAATTCATTAATTAATTTAGTTTGTTTTGAGATAGCTAATAAAGCATCACACGATTCATAAAATGCTCTATTATAATGAGGAGCAGGGTAATCATCCCAAATATTAAGATAAATGATAGGCATTTTTTGGCGAATCTCATTTTCAATCTGAAAAAGCCAAATAAAGTATCTAGGATCTGTAATTAAAAAGATAGCATCAAAATGTTCTCCTTTTAAAATAGCTCTAATTTGATCAGCACTACCATAACCAGTATTAGCCATGATATGAACATATGAATCACTAAGCCCTGTTAATTTATCAGTCTCAGGACTTAAATCAAAACGTTTTCCATTTTCTGGGTGGTTAACTGCTCCTCCTAAATTTACCCAATTAAAATGGTGGGCTGTGTGTAGGATAATTTCTTTACCCATACTACCAACACCCGAAGGAAATCTAATATCATCTGTAATTAATAATATTTTCTTCCTCTCATTTTGAGGAAGATATCGAAACTTATCTTGCATGAAAACTATTTTTCTATTTCTAAATTATTGTGGTTATGTAATTGTTTTCTAAAATTCTCATCAGTAAGATATAAATGAATAGCTCGGTCGGCAAGTTTTTGAAACGAAAACTTATGTCTTACACACGAAACTTTAAATTCATTAAATAAATCACTTTGGATTTTTACACTGGTTAATGTCATATCTTTTGCCATATTTATATAATTTTATATACGAACATACATATATCGGGATTTACATTTCTATTGAAAATTGCACAAATTTTTCATGTCTTTAAAAACACAATATTGACAATTCCATTTAGAGGGTTTTGCTTCTTGTTGATGCTTATTATAAGTACCATCTTTTGAGAAAGCAAGCTCAATAAACGTATTAAGTCTATTTGTGGCTTGATTTAATTTTATCTTACCAGAAGTAGGCTTATGAGTTTGTATTCTTCTATCAGGATACTCACTTTCTTCATTTATTTTTCTTTTTAGAATAAAATATTCTATATCTATATTTTCTACTGGGTAGTCAAATTGCTCAGCAAAAAATTTTTTATAAAGAATAAGTTGAGAATTTTTTACTTCATCACCTTTTTCTTTTTGTTTCCAACCCCTAGTACTAGTTTTAATATCTATAATTTTTACATTTCTAGTATTTTCATTATAAAGTACTAAATCAAGTAAACCTTTATAAAGAATACTAGGGTATCCTGAGTGTGGTTTAAGTATAATTGGGAGTTCAATTCCTAATAAATGCCAAAATCTTTTACTAAAATATTTACCTTTATTTTTCTTAAACCAATTTATAATAGCTACACCATCATTAAAAAATTCTCTTAGTTCAGTAGCACTAGAAAAATGGATTTTATTGTTTTTTTCGTAATCTTGTTTATATTGATTACGTAATTTTTCTTCAAATAATCCAATAATATTTTCTCTATCAGCTGCAGCTATACTTTTACTATACATTATTTGTAGATAATGTTGCAATGTTTCATGCATAGCAGTTCCAAAGGTCATATGAATGCTAAATTCACTTTTATAATGACCATCACGATAAAGAAGTGCCCATTTATGAGGACACTGCTCGAAAATTTGATATTGACTAAAAGAAATTACTCTGTTTTTAGTATAATCTATTTCAATTAGTTTTTTATCTCTTACTTCTTTTAATATACTTGGTTCTTTCTTTTTAGCCAAAACTATTCTTTTATAAATCTAGTATTTAATTCTAAAATATTTTGAGGAGATACTTTATTTGTAAATTCTTCTACTACTCCGTTTCTTATATTTTTATTAAATACTATATATTCTCCTTCTAAATCTAATTCATCATAACACCACGTAAAAGGATTAAGTGAAATGTTTTTATGATAAATTTCTTTCCCTTCTAAATTAATAACCTTACATTCAATCTCCAAGCTATCTTCTTCATTCCAGTAAAATAAACCTATTTTATTAGTAAGTTCTTTTTTATCATTTTTATGTAAAAGAATTTTACAAACTTTAGGTATATTTTTCCATTTATCTACCCACCCTCCAGGATTATTAATAAGATCAAATTTAGAATTAGGATATTGATCTCTAACACTTCCTGGGTGGTTTATACCTTTAAATGGGTATTTTTGTTTTTGGTAATAAAATATTGTTGGGATAATATATTCAATCCATTTACCATAATAGTTAATTTTTTTACATAAATCCCAATAGTCTTTATCATTATTTACTAGATTAAAACCGGTAAATAAATCTGTAGAAAAGCCTACCATATGAACATCCATTAATCTATGATGAGGTTTGGCCCAATCTCCTTCTTGACGTTCACCATATAAAAGAAAATGTTCAAATGTTTCTAGGTCATTTTTTAAAGATTCTAAATCATTTAGATCAAATTCGGTATCAGCTTCAATTCTAAAAATACGTTTATAACCTAAATTTTCAGCTGCTGTGCTAGCAAATATAAAACTATTGTAAATATTAGCAGTATGATCTTGAACACCTACTAAGGGTAACCAATTTTCATGGGTACCCATAGATGTTTTTACATAAACATAAGGACGTTCATATAATTCTTTATCTAAAAGTTCTTGAGGGGGATGCCCTATCATAAATCCTCCTGTATGATTCCAGTAATGTTTTACTTTAGAATCTAACCCCCATGAAAATGAAAATTTATTAAATAAAGCAATTTCATATGGTAAAATTGAATTAAGTTGATCTATTAAATTAGAACATACTTTTGCTCTTTCTGGGGTAGATAAATAACCATCTACAACTATTAATAGATCTGAGGTCATACTTTTATGATATTTGTGTAAATAATCTTATTAGTATATTCTTCTACTATTCTAGTTTCATAATAACCTGAGTTTAGAAATAAATCACTTAAGAAAAAACTCCAATATTTAAAAATTTCTTGATAATTTAAAGTATAAAGAATCTGATCATTGTTTAATATTTCAAATCTAACAACAGGTTGGAGATTTTTATCTCCTAAAAACGAATTTTTAGTCCACCAAAAAGAATTATTTTTGTATTCAATTAAAAAATCATCTTGAGATAATATCGTTTTAAAATAATTTTCTTTTAATTGGTTTTGAAATTCAGGATTTTTAAACCCATGAAATGCAATTAAATCATTTTCATGTTGAGGTAAGACTAATTCATCAGATACTGGATGTTTGCCATATTTGTAGTTATGGAATATTTCCATATCAACGTATGGGATTTCTTCAATATCTACTAATGGGAGGCATTTTCTGTAATTATATCTATTAATTAATAAATTAGCAGAATCTTCATCATGTAAAGCAAATATACCTGGTTTAGTATTTTTGTAAGTATTAAATAAATTAATTTGTTCTTCAAAAAACCATTTACAAGTTTTATCAAAAACAATTACATTAGTTTTTCTTCTAGGATAAACATGAACTGGGTCACCTGTAACATCTGCTAAAATATTTAAAGGGCTAGACCATTCTTCTCCTTCAATTAAATTCATAACAACAATCCTATCGTGAGTATGTGAATTTATTAAAGGAAATCCTTCTAAATGCTTAAAGTATTTAACTATAGAATCAGCATTTACTGTCAAAGAAATATCTGTATCAACGTACACAAATTTACTTTCGGGAAGATATTCAACTACATCTGTTAAAATAGAAGGCTTTAAGGATAATACATTATCATATTTACCTCTAGCATTTAATTCACCTAATTCAACATCTAATCTTCTTACTATAAATTGATCACTTAGTTTAAAAGCTAAATCTGAGGTATAGTTTATAGTATAAAGAATACATTTTCTATTAGAAAATTGTTCTATTGAATTAATTAAAACCTGAAGTAAAGATTCATAATTTTTAGTAAAATGGGTTACCCAATAAAAATCTTCTAAATAAACTTTTTTATATTCTGAAATTATAGAATTTCCTCTAAAGGATAATTTTGTATAAGGTTTATTATAGAAATGGTGAAGCATAATTTCCTTATCTTTACAATAAGTTTTACCCCCAACCCAAGTAGCTCCATAAATTACTTTACCTGATTCTTCTTCTAGATTTTGACTATAAGTAATTACTTTAACTTTTTTATTTTGAGTAGCCCAATCATTCAAATCCTTTTCTCCTATACCATAAATTTCTTTAGTATCAAAAATATTATAATATCTTTCAGTCTGGAATTGGTTTAGTATTTCAGGATCATTTTTAAAAATTAATAAAGGACCTCCTAATCTATTATGAAAATTTTCTCCTCCAGTACTTATAAAATCATATTCTCCTAAATAAGGATTTACCCAATTGTACAGATCACCCATTAAAGTGTCTATATCAAAAATACCAAAATAGTCATACTTTGAATAATCAATTATGTCGCTAAACATATTTACAAAGTATGAAAACTTTAAATCAGTAATTTTTTTATTACCTCCTAAAAGTTGTAATTCTCTATTATTAGCACGACTAAATCTTTGTTTTAATTCTTCTATATTTAAAGGAATAATATTATAATTAGAAGGTAAATTAGAAATATCTACTTCTTGATCTGTAAAAAAGTAAATATCAAAAATTTCATTTTGCTTTGTAATAGTTTCTTTATGAAACTGATAATAATCTGGTAAAGGTCCTAACCAAACTTCAATTAATAATACTTTGGGTTGAGAGTTATATTTTAAAATAACATCTCTTTTAGCATTAAATTCTATAAATGAATATCCTACACTTTTAGCTTTATTAATAGTATCTATTCTAGTTTGGTCTGGGGTTAATTCATTAGCTTCAAAAATAATAGTTTCAGGGTATACATTATGTCCTCCTTCTAGGATATTATTAACAATAATAGTATCGTGCCCTTCAGCATCTATTTTTAAAGTTTTAACACTTTCTATATTATACCTTTCTACTAAATCTTTCCAAGTAAGAACTTCTACTTCATCTATTTTTAAAAGATGTTCTAAACTTCGTTCTTTTAACTCTCTAAGAGTAACAGGATGAGGTTCACCAATAGAATTACAACCTTTTAAATACCAAGAAAGATTATTAGATTCTATGTCTTCAGGTTCAACATAATAAACCTGAGTAATTCCTGAATAGTTACTAATGGCATGGTTTAATTTAGTAACTTTTTCTTTATTTGGTAGGCGATTAAGGTATAAATTAACAGCATCTATAGATAATCCTATTTCATCAGTTGAGGATTGGATAAGAGTTTCAAAATCAGAAGTACCTATTTCTATAAAATCGTAATTCATTATTTTATTTTTTTAGCGGGAATCCCCACATAAACCCCAGATTCTTCTATAGGTTTTACTACGCATGAATTCATACCAATGGTAGATGAGCTATGGATTGAAAGTTTTTCTTTAATAGACGAGTTAGTACCCATATAAACCATATCAAATATGGTAACATTACCTGATACTATGGCTCCAGGCATAGCACTAAAATAAGAACCTATTTTACAATCATGACCAATTTGATTACCTCGATTCAAAATAGAATGTCTACCTAATTCAATATTTGTAGTTAATATGCTATTTACTCCTATAAAACTACCTACTCCTACTTTGATATTACTATCTAATATTTGAACTGTTGGATGAACAAAAGTAAAATATTGAGTTTCTTTAGGTAAACGTTGAACTATATCAAAACGATCTTTTGGGTCAGCTACGGCAACCATCATAGCATATTCTTGAGGATTAAACTCAGAAATAGGCTTAGCTACATCATTAGCATACTGATCATCTACAAAAAATGTAACTTCATCTTCAATCTGACATGCTACTTCTCTTGCATGTCCTCCATAACCGAATAGTGCTAATTTCATTGTTGATAAATTGGGAATTTAGATAGATCTGGGTATGGTAGAGTTAAATCTTCGTTTTGTTTTTTACTACCATCTAAATTATAAAATTGATTCATAAGTAATAAACCACGAGCTGCTAATTCAGGCATCATATAAAAATTCCACCCTAGCATATCAAGATTATCGTCATGATATGAACACTCACGTCTTCCTGAATATCTGGCTCTTTTGAACCAATGATAAGCTGCTAAATTATCAGTTAAGATAGCTCCTCCTTTACTTAATTTAAAATGTTTATATGGGCCCGTAAAAGAAATACACATATGGGTTCCTTTTAAGTACATATCTGCTGTAAATCTTAAAGCAGAATCATACACATTACTATTACCTAATTCATAGGCTCCAGTTAAAGTACCCTTTTTTGTATCTAAACATCCGTAATTTTTAGTAAACTTAACTTTTAAACCAGCATGAATAATTTCACAAGGTACAGATGGGTAAGTTCGATTTGGGATAATAATATGATCACTAATAATACTTTTCTTTACATTTTTTTCATAATATAAAGCTAAAAATAAAGCATTAGACATGTTATCTAATGTAACGACATAAGGGGCCCCAGTATAATCACCTAGGGCTTTTTCAAACTCGTTTGTTATATCATAAACGTTTTTCATATTCCATCTTAATATAATTTCTATCTCTTACAAATCCACGCTCACCTGTTTCTTTAAAACCTAATTTTAAATATAAATCTTTAGCAAAATTATCACTAAAAACCCATAAACTAGCATAAGTTTTATCTTTTAGATACTCTTGATAAGCAGCTTTAGCATATCCTTGTTTTCTATGTAAAGGATGGATATCACATCCAACTTCATCTCCATTAGTTCTTAAATAACCTACAGCTTCTAAGTGTTTATTAATTATAATATACCAAGGAGATGTTAAATTACTAAACCAGCTTTCACATTGTTCAAGATTAAAAATAGAATTATTCTCTAAATTTCTTCTAGTTGAATAATCATTTCTAACTTCTAAAAGAAATGGTAAATCTTCTTTAGTTAAAAGTCTTAATGTTACCATCCTTTTTTAATACAATCAGCAATGTATTCTCTTTCTTCAGGAGTAACCCACCAACCAACTGGGATTGAAACTATTTTTCCAATTGTTTTATCCAATGTAGGGAGTGAAGTTCTAAATTCTTTAACGGCTGTATGCTTATCATTTCTTTCATGTACTTGAGATACAGCAATTTTACATTCATCCATCCAACGATAGAAACCATCTCTATTGTCAACTAACATTGAGTAAATCCAAAAAGAACTTTCATGACCAAAATGACGATCTAAAAGAGTTACACCCTTAACATCATTAAGATTTGAATCATAAAAAAAAGCATTTTCTTTATGTTTATTTACTATTGAGTTGATGTGTTTTAGATTTTCTATACCAATAGTCGCATTAACATCATTCATGTGGAATTTATAACCCCACTCTTCAATATTGGCTTCACAACGGAAATCTTTACGATCACCATCTCTGTCAATTCCATACCAACGAATTAATTTACCTCTATCATGTAGTTCTTTATGAGGTGAAAGAAGTAAACCACCGTCTACTGAAGTAAGGTGTTTAATTGCTTGAAGAGAGAACATAGTTAGATTACCATGACTTCCAATTGGTTTGTTTTTATAGTAAGAACCAAATGAATGAGCTCCATCTTCAATTACAGCAGGTTTAAAACCATACATGTGATAGGCTTTATTCTGTATTTGTTTAATTTTATCTAAATCGTTAGGGTACCCACCCCAATGGACTAACATTATAGCTTTGGTTGTGGGGCTAATTTTACGAGCTAAGTCATCCAAATCCATATTAAGTGTAGTAGGGTCAATATCTACCCACTTAATTTTTAAACCATGAGCTAAAATAGGCCAATTTGAAGCAGTACACGTCATAGCTGTAGCTAACACTTCATCTCCAGGTTGTAAGCCTGGCCAATTGGTTTCGTATCCTATAACTCCTTCAAAAACTTTATTATAAGTAGCAGGTTTTTTTAATAAATGAAGTGCTAAATGTAAAGCAGAAGTTCCAGAATTTACGGTTTGAACATAATCATGATTAAAATAGGTTTTAAGTTGATTTTCAAACTTTTCAACTTGGGGACCTTGACCAATGTAGCCACTGTTAAGAACTTTTGTTACCTCTTCAGCAGCGGTATCCGCCATGAATACTTTAAATAATGGAATTTTATTTTTTGGACTAAACATATTATTTATATTTTTCTATATAATCACTACAAACACCAAGTGTTTTTTCGTTAGGTTCTTTATTAAATACTTCGGGCATAACTAAAATACCTCTTTCAAATAAATTTGTTGACCAAATATAACCCTTAGATGTTAAAACACCAAGGTCATTTTCATGCCAAAAATAATTTACTTTATCACCATTTTGATCTAATTGATTTAATGTAGATAAAGCAGCCATATTTTTACAATGAATCCAAAGATTAGGATAGTTTTTATCTAAAAGATCAAAAGGAAATTCATATTGTGGTTCATCATGCCCAAGCATAAATTTTCCGTTTTCAAGCCAAACATCAATTTCAACATCATATCCTGCTTTTAAAGCTTCAAAAATATATTCTGGGTGGTTTTCGCGTTCAGGGTTGGGGCCTGAAATGTTTCCGCGGTGTGATATTAATTTCATTTTTTAATTATTATTGACATATTATTTCCTAAAGGTTCTTTAATTTTTATAATAGGTAAAACACCAAATAATTTTTTTAGAAACTTAATTACTTTAGGTGTCATAAACTCAGGAAATATATCGTGAAGTACAATTATATATTCTTTATCTAATAAAGGATAAATTGCTTCTATATCTTTTATTAATTGATCAGGAAAATGTCCTCCATCAATAAAAATAAAGTCTAAAGGCTCTGTAATGTGCTTTTTAATACATTTTTCAGTATCATTAGGACTCCAACCTATTTCTAAAAAAACATTATCTTTTAAATCAAAATGTTCTATTAAGTAATTAGCAGATTTATAACCATCTGCATCATAAAACAATGAAGGATTTTGATTTTCATAAGTCCAAAAAGAATTTACTTCTTCTTCAATATAGGCATCCATTGAAACAAGTTTACCTCCTGTTTGTTTAAATCCTAATCCTAAAGCGGTTGTACTAATGCCAAACGCTGTAGCTATTTCAAAACCATTTTTACAATTATATTCTACTATAGTATTTTTTAAAAATTCAAATTCAGTAGGTCTAATTGAATAAGGAAAATCATGACCAACCATTTTTAAATTTTTACCTAAACCATATTCTCCAGGAGCTATTTCATACTGAACAGGTCCATCTTTTAGATTAAGTAGATTTTCAAAATAGTCCATAATTATTTTATTTTAGCAAATCCAATCCCCCAATCATCTTGTTGCTCACAATATTGAGTAACTTCAAAAATATCTGGGTTTAGGTTTTTAATAATTCTACTAGGGCCTGGGTGATAATTTGTGTCATGGAAACCTATTACCCCACCAGGTGCCATGAAATCAACATACCAAAGTTCATCAATAACTTGATTAATAGAATGCCAACCATCTACAAATAAAAAGTCAATTTGAGATATTTTTAGAGCATCTAATTTAGCTTGAATTTTTTCATAATCTTCACTTTTAGATTGTAAAGTAAAAATATTTCGACCCATTCCCTGTAAGAATGTTTTATCATCAATATCAATTCCTAAATAAATAGCTTTAGGATTTTTATGTTTTAAAAGTATAGAGGTTGAAGTTTGGTCGTAGGATTGGTTATAAGTAATTCTTGAAACACCAATTTCGACAATAACCTTAGTTTGGTCTTTTACTTTAGTAAATTCTTCGGTCAATGCTGCTTGGTTGCACATTGAAAATTCTTTGTTCCCTACTAATTCAAAAGGGTTAGGGAATTGAGGTATAAAATCTTTATCGTTATCTTCTAAATTTTCTAGTCTAATATCATTTACAAGATATTTTTGTATATTATGTTTTCTAAAGTTGTTTTCCATTTTATTATTATTAAAAAATTCTATATGCTAAATCTTCAGAAAACTCTTCTTTACCCCATTTTTCAATAGCAGCTTTATATTCAGGTTTATCTGTTTCGTGATTAATTGCTTGTTTCATAGCTAAACCACCTGCTAAAGTTCCCATAGGATGACCATGTAATGCTCCTCCTACATTAGCTAACCAATCATTACTTTCTAACGACTGATTAATAAATTGAACTAGTCCTGGGTGCATACCGCAACTTAAAGCAGGGACAATATTGTAATGCCAAAGTACTTTTAAGGCATCTCTTAATTCTTCTTCGTCTTGATTCATGTAACCACCAATCATACCAGCGTGGATTGAATCAGCACCTGACCATCCTGCTATCTTACATATTACAGGCCAGTAAATATGGAATGGTGCTCTTCTATCTGTAAAGAATTTATCACCACTCTTTTGGAAGTGAATCCATAAACAAGGATTTTGTTTTCTAATTGCTCTGTATATTCCTAATCCACTCCAAACGTTAATGTGAATGCCATTTCCACCATTATCTGCTACAAATTTAGCTCTTTCTAAGGCATATGGGCTATCCCCATTTATACAAAAACAATAAATAACGTCAGGAGCATTTTCTTTAAGCCATGATGCAATCAAAGGTACTCTTACTTCAAGAGGACAATGTTCTGGGTTAGCTAATAATTCATCTTCTTTAATAAAATTAACTCCCCCATAAACCATTTCTTTTACTGCTTCTAGTAGTACTTCAGGACTCATCCCTACTTTAGGTTTAATAATACCTCCTAAAAATGGTTTGTCATAAACCTTATTAAATTTTCTCCAACCATCAATTCCGTAGGCAGGTTTTAAAGCAAATTGTTCCTCTACTTTTTCTGGGAGTTGGATATCAAGTACTTGGCATTTTTGAATTTCTAAGATATCAACTTGACCACCTGCTATATGGCATAAAATTTGAGAAATACCATCTTCTTCAAGATTAATATTAGCTAAAGGAAATGCTATTTTTACATTTCCTGCTTTAGTAGATTTAAGATATTCTTGATTAGCTAAAATAAAACAACTATGGTTTTCAAACATTTCTTCTGTTTCCCATATACTTCTATTATTAGGATTACCTATACTTTGACCTATAGCTAAATTCCAAGCTGCTTCTCGAAGTGAAGTTTTTGCTTCTAAATAATAAGTAACTATAAAGTATTTTTCTTTATTTATTTCTTCTTCTGTTCTAAAAATTTTAATCATAACTTATACTATATACTTATCTCCTTTTACACTAGGGGTTTTTACAACTATTAGTTCACAATTAGTTAAAAATTCAGGAACTGCTACTTCACCCGGGTGTAGAATAAATATATCACCCTTTTTTAAGTAAGTCCCGCTTAACTTCATCTTCCCACGAATAATATAATTTATTTCAGTAGCTACTTTGTGGTAGTGGTTATCCCAAATTTCTCCTTTTGGGTGAAACTTATAACTAACTTCAAATTCTTTTGTAGAATAAGCAGTTGGTTCGAAGTCACCTACAAACCAACCACCTACCATATTTTTACCTTTTAAAACGTCCATTATTTAAAATTTTCAAGATAATACGTTAACTCTTCAGGGGTACCTAATCCCCACATATCATCTTTATCAATCATAAAACATGAAATATGTTTATCATCTTGAATAGCTTCATTATATACAGGACAAACATAAAATTCATTATTTACCCTAATATTTTTAGAAATCATTTGTTCAGCATATTTTACAAAGTCTGAACCTTGTTTCCAGTAATACATTCCAACTGTTGCATTATCTGAGATTGGGTTTTTTTCTGCTACTTCGGTTACTCTATTATTTTCATCTACTTTAGCAAATGACCATTTAGGATGAGTGCCTTTAAAACATAAAATACCTCCATCAACACTAGTTTCATTCATTTTATAAAAGAATTCATTTGAATCCCAAATAATATGTTGATCTGAATTAGCAAACAAAAGTGGAGAATCATTATCAATATATTCTTTAGCTAATAAAGCAGTACAAGCAGCACCTTCGGTTACACCATCTACTTCTATAATTTTACATCCTGGAGTAAGTAAATTGAGTAGAGTATCTAAGTTGTATTTTTCTCTATGTTCTTTTTGTACTGCATAGATAAAATTAGCTTTAATGTTAAGCATTTCAACTACAACTTGAATCATAGGTTTACCTTTAACATCAATTAAAGGTTTAGGGAATGTATAACCCGCTTGAGCAAATCTAGAACCTGCTCCAGCCATTGGTATAATTACATTTAATTTATTATCTCTCCAAGCAGGTGATTTCATGACGTATCCTTTTTCTATTTCTGTTAATTTATTAAAAATATTTGTATAAGTAACTTCTTTTGGATTTTTTACTCTTAAAATATGTGATTTACTTCTTGAAGCTGCTAATAATCCATAAGGTGAATCTTCTACAATAAGTGTTTCTTCTGGGAGGCAACTCATCATAGAAATAGCCTTCCAATACATTTCAGGGTGTGGTTTGCTATTTTTAACGTCTTCGTTAGAAATAACTAAATCCATAAATTCCATTATCCCTAACTTAGAAAGTACAGTTAATACTGTTTTTCGAATGCTATTAGAACAAACTGCTAGTTTATAACCGCTTTCAGATAAAGATGACATCATTAATTGAAATTCTTCATTCGGTTTAAGGGCACGAAGTTCTTCTAAAGTATATTTTTGTTTATCTTCCCAAACTTTAGAATGTAATTCAACTGGTAAACCTTTTTCCTTAGTTAACATTTCAAGTTTTTGATTGGTTTTTAAACCATCATATTTACTTAAATGTTCTTTCCAACTAATAGAATATTCATTCCCTAAAGCTTTATTTAGGGCTTCATAATGAAGATTTTTAGCTTCAACTAATACTCCATCTAAATCAAAAATAATTAACTTTATCATTTCCACTTATTTCTCATAACTAGCTGGGCAATGATTCCATAGTTTGAAATGTCAATAAAACTATCAATTGCGGCTTCTCCTGCTACGTAATTTTTACCATTACGCTTAAGAATATTCTTTAAGCGATTGATTTTATCATTACAGCGAAGCCAGATGCCTGTGATTGAAAGGTTTATATCATCTTGGTCTTCGAGTGTTGAGCCCAAAGCAATATTACCTAGACCGTAATCCATCATTTTAGCAGCGAACAATTCATATTGTTCCTCTTGAATTTGCTTAAATTCAGCTGCTAATTCAGGGTATGTTTTTTGAAAATCTGTAACTGCTTTTGAATTACCGTAACCTGCTTGTTCTTCCATTTTATTTATTGTTTATGTAAATTATAACTTCATTATAGTATTCTATAAAATGCTCATTCCACAAATCCCATTTTATATCTATCCCATCTACAGAATATACAGCATGATTTGGAAAAAGCCTAAGGAAAACATCCCTAAATACTCTAAATTGTTGTTTTAGTTCTGGGGTAGATAGATGCCATTCACCTACTGCTACTCCTAGATTATCTTTTAACCAACAAAGATTTTCAAAATTAAAAATACTATATTCTCCTCCTTCACAATCTGTTTTAAGAAAATCTATCTTATTAATATTATTTTCTTTTAGTAAAGTTTTAAATGAAATACCCTCTAATGTTGAAGATTTTGTTGGATCAAAAATTTCAGTAGTAGCTAATTCACCATCAGTAGGTGTTATAGCTTTTTTAATAATAGTAACAGGACCTCCTTGTGTATTTTTTTCTAAAGTAGGGTGTTCAATTACTGATGGTTCTATACAAAATACTTTAGATGGATTTTTATGAAGTATAGAATAAGTAAAAGGACCAATGCTAGAACCAACATCTAATACAATATCACCTTCTTCAACTTCAAAAAACTTTTCGTATAAATTTTGTTCAAAAATTTCAAATGTAATAGCCTTTTGGTGAAAAGCATCTCCTTCAGCCATCCAACCCCAGTCAAAACCTTTTAAATCCATATTAAAGTTTTTTAATTAACTTATCTTGTTCTTTAACGTCAACTCCCATTTCCCACAAAATATGTCGAACACCTGGTTCTCGAATTATATCAATATAGTGATCAGCTTCACCTAAACTACATTCATAATATTTTGCTATGTATTCTACTACTTCTTGTGGTTTTATTTTTTTATTTGATTTAGTGTATTTTAAAAATACATTTTTCTTGGGAATCATTTGACAATAAATGGTATAATATTTTTCTTTTTCGGTAAACGGGATTGTTTGGACATAATTTACAAATTCTATATAATTAACATCCATCGATAAATACCGATTAATCATGAAAACATTAAAAGACTCGCGATCTTTCTCAGAAAAATTTTCCCAAGGTGTTTTATTGGTTGTTATTTCTTTTAACCAATCAAACAAATTCATTGTACTCGTCTTGTAAATCCTTAGGTAAAGTATCTTTTAGAATTTTACCACTAGTTACATCATAAAATACGGGGATAGGGATAATAGCATCCTCTGCAGTTCCGGTCATAAATTTAGAAGCTTTGCGAAGAATAAGACCTTCAGCAAATACTACATTACCATCTTCTGATTTTACGATTTCTGTATTTTTTAGATTAATATTTAATCTAGGTTGTTCTGTGTTTTTCATGAGTTTTCTTTTTTGTGTTTTAACCAATCTAAATAAAAGCCTATTCCTACTATTATATTCATCCCAAAGGAAGCTATAATTTCATATAAATCTTCATATACATTTGTTGTTAGGTGAACGTGTCCTACCATCCAAAAAGGTATTGACAAATTACCACTAATCCAACTTAATGTATATGAGATAAATTTTTTCATAGAGCTTGAATAACTTTTGCAATACAAGCCATGATATTAATTTCTTTATCTATTCTAAAATTAGCATGATATTGATATTCTTCAAGAATAATTGTTATAACTCCCTCGTTCCCTCCAGCATATGTTGAAGCTTTCTCGTAAAGTGCTTTAAATAATTCATCATAATCATTAATATTAGAATCTGTAATTATCTGGCGGATATTTTTCCAGTTTTTACTGGTTTTAAGTTCGTTTATAACTTGCTCAATGTAATTATTCGATACAAGTATTGATTTATCTAAAGTAAGTTTATTATCAATTGTAGATAATTGAGCTGTACCTAAAATTTTACGAACATCTGGGTAAAATTGTTTAACAATAGTGCCTAATGATTCTTTATCCCAATCAATATTTTCTTTATCTAAAATACCTGCTACGTGTCGCGCAACATCCTTCATTGAAGGAGGTATAATTTTAAGTACCTGACAACGTGATTGAAGAGGGTCAATAATACGCTCAACAAAGTTACAAGTTAAAATAAAACGAGTACTTCGTGAAAAAGTTTCAATAACACTTCTTAATGAAGCTTGGGCTTGAATTGTTAAGAAATCTGCTTCGTCTAAAATAACTACTTTGAGTGGTTTGAACGAAGCAACCGAAGCAAAACCGGACACTTTGTCCCTAATTGTTTCAATTCCTCTTTCGTCTGAGGCATTGATGTAAAGATGGTCACAATTAAGGTTATTAACAATGAGCTTAGCAAGAGTAGTTTTGCCAGTTCCAGCGGGTCCATAAAATATAAGATTTTGAATGTCGTTCTGTTCTAAATATTTAGAAATTGTCAGTTTGACATTCTCATTTCCTACATATTCATCAAGGGTTTTACTTCGGTACTTCTCAACAAGTAAAGTATGTTCTTTCATACTTAGAAGTTAAAACATACCTCCCATTCCTCCAAAGTCGTTGTCGTTACCCTTCTTTTCTTCAGGATCATCAACAACAACACATTCTGTAAGCAAAATAGTACCTGCTACTGAAGCTGCATTTTCAAGTGCAGTTCGAGTTACTTTAGCCGGGTCAATAATACCTGCTTCTTTCATATTAACGATAACTTCCTCTTTAATATTAAAACCAAACCATGGTTTAGTTCCAATTTCACCTTGAGCACCAATTTCATTGATGATTGGGTACATATCGTTTTGAGTATAACCAGCATTTAACAGGATTTGTTCAAATGGTTTACCACAAGATCGGTAAACAATTTGCTTACCAATTCGAACAGCATCACTATCTTCTTTTGGGTAAGTAATTGCTTCACGAGCAAATAGTAGAGCTGAACCACCACCTGCTACGATTCCTTCTTCAATAGCGGCTTTAGTTGCATAAAGTGCATCTTCTACTCTATCTTTCTTTTCTTTAATTTCGGTTTCAGTATTACCACCTACATAGACAATAGCAACACCACCAACAAACTTAGCTAAACGTTCTTGAAGCTTTTCTTGTTCAAACATTGAACTAGCAGTTTCAATTTGTTGTTGTAATTCTTCAACTCGTGCTTGAATTGCTTCATCTTTACCTTTACCATCAACAATAGTTGTATGATCTTTAGTAATTGTAACTAATCGAGCTGAACCTAACCATTCCCAGCTAAATTTATCAAGTTTCATACCTTTTTCAGTACTAAATACTTGACCACCGGTTAAAATAGCAATGTCTTCAAGAAGTAATTTACGGCGCTCACCAAAATCTGGTGCTTTGACTGCTGCTACTTTAATAATACCTCTTGTTTTATTAACAATAAGAGTAGCAAGTGCTTCACCTTCAATATCTTCAGCAATAATTAGCAAAGGGCGGCTTTGGCTAGAAACTGCTTGTAAAATAGGAAGTAAATCATTGATTTGAGTAAAACGCTTATCTGCTATTAGAATATAAGGATTTTCCAAATAAGCAGTCATGTTTGAATTGTTGGTAACAAAATAATGAGATTTATAACCTCTTTCAAATTGCATACCTTCAACCATTTCTAGAGCAGTTTCACCTGATTTAGATTCTTCGATTGAAACTACACCTTCACGACCAACTTTATTTAAAGCAGTTGAAATTAATTTACCTACTTCAGGATCATTGTTTGCTGAAATAGTAGCGATTTGTTCAAGTTGTTCTTCGCTTGAAATTTCTTCTTTAATTTGAGTACGAAGTGCTTCTGTTACTTGCTTTACAGCAGCATCGATACCACGCTTAATTTCTACCGCGTTAGCTCCGTTATTCAAATGGTTTAGACCCGCTTTAACCATTTCGCGAGCAAGCAAAGTAGAAGTAGTAGTACCATCACCTGCATAGTCAGCAGTTTTAATAGCTGCTTGTTTTACCATTTTAACACCTACTTCTTCTACATTATTTGAAAGAGAAATAGATTTAGCGACAGTTACACCATCTTTGGTAGATTGTACTTGACCTTGATCATTTACAATGACTACGTTACGACCATTTGGTCCTAAAGTAGCTACAACTGCATCTGCTAATTTATCAATACCTGAAACTAATTGTTTACGAGCATCGGGCCCGAATTCTATAACTTTACTCATTTTTTATTTATTAATTTTTGCTAAAATATCATTTTCTTTACCAATCCAGTATTCTTCACCTTGATATTCAAATTTGGTAAATCCTAATGCAGGTAATACAACAATATCTCCTACTTCGAGGATAGTTTTAACAAATTTTCCATAACCTGATTCAAAACCAGGGCCAATAGAAATAACTTCTGCTGTTTTATTTCTTTCACTACCCAAATCAGGTACAATAATATTACCATAAAGAGTTTCTTCCAATTCAATTGGTTTTACTATAATGGCATTAAATAGGGCTTCTAATTTCATAACTCTGTTAGTTTACTTAATCTATCAATTATTTTATTATATTCTTTAATGAATTCTTTTACACTTTCGTAACTACCTTTTTTAACTTCACTTTTAGCAATTGCCTTTAAACAACTACCAAAATCAGAGAAAAACCCTAAAGTGTTTTGATATTCTTTACCACTTTCTTGGGCTACAATTATTTCTTGTACTGCATAGCAGTAGTCATCTAATTGTATAAAATAAGGTTCGAGAGCAGGATCTTTAATGTACCGGATTCCTGTCGGTTTTTGGTTGTCACTCATAAACTTTTTAATTATAACCGAAGATACGAAAAGACCTAATACCCGGCAAGCTAAAGTACGAGGTCTTTTATAAATATTAAAGATCTGCTTTTCTTACTAAAAAGTAAGTACTTTCAATATTTTCGTTTTCAAATTGCAATTTTAATAACCCTTGAGTGTTTAAACTCATGTGAGCTGTTTCAAAATCTTTATTATTACTTAATATAGTTTTAAGAATGTCAGAATTAAACGGAATTACAAAATCCATAGTTCCATTTGATAAAGAAACATCTTGAATTATATAATTAATTTTATTAGAATGTTCTGAATTGTCTCCAAAGATTAATTCTAATACAGCTTCACCATCAAAATTTCTACCTACATTAAAAATAACATTATCACTATCTAAAGCTGATTTTGCTCTAATAATGTTATCTACTATTTCTTTAGTTAAATCACAATTAATCTCAAATGTAAAATTATCAGTAGGTTCATTTAATTTTTTAAACTGGTTAAGTAAAATATCACCTAGTGGATAATGTAGTGTGTAATTGGTATCTGAAAATGAAAGTTTAGTAAATACTTTATTTATAGAATCTAATTTTAATTCTATTAATCCTGTTGTTACTGCAAGTAATTTATTAAGTTTACTTGTATCAGTTATACCAATTTCACAATTATTTAAAGGAAAATTTTTATGGCATATTTTACCAATCATTTCCTTATTAGGTGATTTAAAACTAATATTTAATTTTTTATCACTTACTTCCCACCTAACAGCTTCATTAAGACCTCCCAAAAAATATTTTGAAATAATTGATTGGAGTTCACTTTTATTAATCATAACTTATATATTAAAAAACATTGTAATGTAAGGGTTAAGATTTAAACTCCAACCCAAATCATGATAAAAACCTTCTAATTTACTTTCAAGAATAGACTCAAAAGATTTATTTTTATTTGCGTACTTATTTAAAAGATCTTTTATTTTATCAGGCATATCAAAATCAAGAAAAGCAAGTGCCTCTATTTTATAAGGATTATCTTTTAAGTAAATCCATTTTACTTTATCACCTTGTACAATACGAGAATGTTGCTTATCTAAGCCCCAAAATGATAATAAATCATTATATTTAATAGCAGCTTTAACTGAAGCAGGTGCTCCTTGTTTAATAGCAGAGAACATTTCACCTTTTTTAGCTTTACGTTCAATGTATTTATCTAAAGTTTTAACTGAAGTAGGGTTACCTAAAATAGCAATATCTAAATCTTTAGAAAGAATATAATTTTTAAAATCTAAAAGTAATTTATCAATTTCTTTTTGATCAGATCCTTTTAGTACTTTTTCTAAGATTGAATTAAAGAATTTACCAAATATTGGAGGGAAATTAGCTTTCATAAACTCTAACCCTTTAATATCTAATTCTTCTTTAGTTACACCTTCTTTTTTAGTAATCCATTGAGCATATCTACGAGTAGCTCTAAAATAGGCCGAACGAATAACTGCTTCAGTTTTCATTTCAAATCGGTGTTCTTTAATATTGAATACTTCTTCAGCCATTTGTTGGTAGTACCCCGTAATTAAATCTTGGTATTTAAGGGCAATCTTTTCTAATGCTTCATCTCTTTCTGCTTCAGACATCTCATCAAAATTAGGATAAAGATGCTTTAATAAAGGCTCTGCATTATAATAGTTAGAATCCGTATCTACATAAGCACAGAAATTCACGTCATCTTCTTTACAGATGAACCACGGAGTACCTTCTAAATGAATCATTCTATTACTTGAATTTCGCCTAAATTATCAGACGGAATATAATATTTAAAATCATACCCATCAAGCCATTCAGTAACAATTTTCTGCATAGCAGAAGACTTACCAGTGATAATTTTAGTATTTTTAAATTCTTGAGAATGCCAAAAGAAAAAATCAACTAATTCTTTCTCAACATCCTCATGTTTAACACCATGTAAATCTAGGGTTCTTTGTGTTTTCATTCTTCATCAAATACTTCTAAAGGTTGTTCTTCTTCTCCTTTAGAATTATAAATGGTTTCTAGAGCAAAAATAGTAAATTTTTTACCTTTAATTTTAAAAGTACCTCCTTGTTTTAACATTTTCTTTAATAAAGAGGTTTCTTTATCTGACCAATTTAAAGTAAGATTAATTAATTGATCTTTATTTAATTGTTCTCCATCACAAAATATAGTGACTCCGTTTCGAATTGATTGTTTTGATATCATAAGGCTATCTCTTCTCGCATTATTTTGTTCATATGTGTGTTAGCAAACAAGGCCGATTCTTGGATAATACGCTGACCGGACAATGTAATACTCTCACTTAGAATAACATTACCATAACGAAAACCCCCTAAAGCAGTAGCACCATACAATGAGTTCAACAAGATCTTCATTGTATGTTGTAGTAAGTGGTATTGAGCCCCTTTCTCTTTATCACCTGCTTTATAAGATTCCTTCATTTTATTTTTATACAAAACCCTTTCTTCAAACCATTTAGCAAGAATAGTTTTCAATACTGAATCGAAATCTGTTCTATACATAACACCATTAGCAGACACTGCAAATCCCATATCTTCAATTAGATTTATAAGTTTCCCAGCCTCTATCTTGGTTCGTTTTCTGGATGAATTTTCCAGTGTAAGTTCGGTTTCCGGATTTAGTTTTTTCAAATCATTTAATCCGTAACGGCAGTTAAATATTTCCTTTCCTTCCACTATAACTTTCTCATTTGGTATAATTATACGCCCTACTAGCGTTTCTTTACCAATGTTTAAAGACATAATAATAGATGGGTATAGAGAAGTTAAATCTTCGTCAAACATATACTTATATAACCCTGCTTGGGGGCAAAATAAGTAACCACCGGCGTAGTTCAACTTAGTAATTGGGTTTTTATCGCGGCTAGGCGGTATAGTACCTTGAGACAATAGGTAAGCACTAATTGCGCCGTCGTGAATCATGCTGTTTTTATAGACGTCACTATAATTGATCTTACCTTTGTGGGCTAGGTTTTTTGTTAACGAAATATATTGAAATTTTTCGTCTAACGCTTTTAAGATCTCAACATCTCGAAAGTTATATTGAATAAAAGTTTGAATATCTTCTTCAAACAACCGATCTAAACTACCTTCGTATTCAATTTTTTCTAAACCAACGTATTTTTTACCTAACGCATCTAATTTATACGAGGGTTCATCTTTAAAGCTATATTTTTTGTGTAGCTTCATGTAGTCAAGATTTTCAACTCCCGCCATTAGTAGGGGTTGGTCTTTATTCCACTCACTTTGGTCGTAAACAATGTTAACCGGAGAGATAGCACTAGCGATTTCTTGGTCGAATACATTAGAGATGCGGTAGTAGAGGTAGGGTATGTCGAAATAATCGCTATTATACCCTATGAGTATATCCGGATTAATTTCGCGCATTCTTATTAAGAAAGTTTCTAAAAGCTTTTCTTCGCTTTCACAAGGAACAATTTCTTTATTTTTAGCTTTGGTGTGCTTTAATTGTCCTTTTTTATCTAAAATAAGAATTACCCATTGATCCTCTTGTTTGTACCACCATGCAATTGAAGTAACGGGTTTGGGAGCACTTTTGATATATTCTTCCGTAAGTGCTCCCCCCATTTCAATCTCAATATCAAAAAATACTTCTTTATGGGTTGTTGAAGGTTCATCATTAGTTCCATACTTTTCAACTAAAAACCTTTGGTAAGGTTTCATATCGTTAAAATGAACTTTATTATCTTCTTTATCCCATTTGTAAGTTTTCCTAAGAGATTCTTTTTTTAAACCAACAAATTCTTCTTCTTGTTCGTCACATTCGATGTAGGCAGGGTAGTTCCACTCAAAATTAGTGTAACCCTTATCTTCCCATAAATGGATTTTATATTTGTTATTGCCTAATCTAGTAGCAAAACAAGATTTGTAACTCATTATTTAAAGAATTGATTCAGATCAGGTTTAAAATAATTAATTGATTTCATTACTTTACGGTCTCGAGTACGATATACAACATACTTGTTACCAACCTGCTCATAGTGACAGCCTTCGCCTTGTTCTTGTGAACGTGTTTCAACAGTCTTTTGTGCCTCTTCTTGTGTAAAACAAGCTTTTGAAAGATTTGATGCCTGTACTTCCATATAAGCGGGCCAAATTTGATTCTTAAGGCCATGAAGCATAGTACCGTTCCCAAGGGATACATAAGCAATGTCACACAATGCATCCAAAATTTCCACGATGTCTTGTTTTTCACAAGCTTGTTTATATTCCTCAAGTTCTTCCAAAACGAAGTTGTAGACAAAATCCCATTCAGATTTTGCTGGAATTGTGGGTGCATAATTGTTGGGTTTATTCATTAAGCTGTTGAACTCTTCAACCTCGCTTACGAATGGTACATATTTGGAATTGAATAATTTTGCAATTCTACCTGCAGTTTCTTCAGCCCAATCTATTTCAGGGTTACGGGTTGCTTCATCTCGATCAGAGAATGAACGAAGTAATCCTAAACTATTAATTAATTCTATTGTTATTAATTCTTTAAATTGAGACATGACCATTATTTATTTTAAGACTATCAAAGAATTCTTTACGAGCTTGGTTATCATTTTCCATGAACACACCTGATGCTTTGGTAGTTACCATTGCTGCACCTTGGTGATTAATACCTCTACAAGATACACAGTTGTGTGTAGCAACTACAGTTACAATTACACCACGATTACCTTCACATACTTTATTTACTGCTTGGTGAATAGCTGATGTAAGTTGTTCTTGGATAGCACCTCGACGACCAAAATGTTCTACAATTCGGTTTAGTTTAGATAAACCAATTACACGACCATTATCTCCAGCTACATAACCAATATGTACTACACCACGAATTGTTTGGTGGTGGTGTGAACACATTGATGTAAGTTGAATGTTACGTTCAATGATAATTCCATCATAACCATCTGAGGGGAATGAAGTAATTTCTGTAAATGGAGTATAACGGCCTTTCCATAAATCGTTTACGTATGCTTTAGCTACGCGACGAGGTGTCTCCATTGAGTTAGGGTCATTTTGCCAATCACATTTTAGTGCTGTAAGAAAGCGTCCAAAGTGCTCTGCTGCTTCCTCGATCATTGCTTCTTTTTGTTCAGCTGAAAGTGGGAAATCACCTGCTACTCCGTTTGCGAAACCAACAGGAACGCATTCAATATTTTCGTGTTTTTTACGACGTTTATTTTCTATATTTTCCATAACATTAATATAATAACTTTTTTTTAAAGAGCAAAGATAGATTTAAGATTTCTTTTATAACCCCCTGTTGAATCCATTCCATAACCAATCAACCATTCATCCTCGCATTCAAAAGCATGTCTAAATGAAGATATAAGACTATGAGGTCCTATAGGGTTAAATTCATTTTTAGCTCGTTTTACTAGAGTAACAACATTGATATCTTTTGCACCTTTAATATTAAAATATTTAGCTAAAAATCGCATTGTTTCTCCTGAATCAAAAATATCATCAACTAAGTAAACGTACTTACCCTGCACTGATGTTTCAATATCTTTAGTGAGTTGAATACTGCCTCGTTCTTTACCTGAGTAGGATTTGACTCGAACAAAATCACATTCTACATCAATATCCATATTACGAACTAGATCTGAATAGAACATAAATGCTCCATTTAGTACTCCTACCATTACAACAGGTGTAGCATCATTTTTATGCTCGCGAGAAATTTGTTGAGCAATAATTTTGGTTTTAATGTCTATATCGTGAGCAGAATATAATTCAATCATAATTAATTAGATAAAGGTGCTTTGATTGGATCGTGGTGAATATAGTTTTTTAATTCTGCCGATACACTACCTTCCAACAAATCTAGTTCTGTTATCTCTACTGTAGGTAAAGTCATTGGTTTTCTAGTGATTTGTTCTTTTGCCTGTTCAACGTGATTTGAATACAAATGAACATCACCTAAATTACCAATCAATTCATCAGGTACCATGTCTACTTCTTTAGCAATCATTTCAAGCAATAATCCGTAAGAGGCAATATTGAATGGTAAACCTAAGAATGTATCTACTGAACGTTGATTCCACATTAGAGAGATTGCTCTGTATTTTCCAGGATTAATAATCTTCTCTTCACGTGTAGTTGGTCTTGTATAAACTTGAAATCCGTAATGGCAAGGAGGTAGAGCCATATGTTCTAGATCATCAACATTCCAAGCTGAAACCATTAATCGTCTTGAATCTGGGTTTGTTTTGAGTTGATAAATTAGATTTTTAATTTGGTCAATATCACCACCTGCTAAATCAGATGATGGCCACTTTCTCCATTGTGCTCCATAAATTGGTCCTAACTCACCCCAAACGTGTGCAAAAATAGGATCTGTTTTAATACGCTGAACAAAGTCTTCCATTGACAATGGTTCATCTAATTCGTATTCCCATACAGTTTTATAACGTTTGTATGCATCCCCAGTCCATATGTTACATCCATTCTCAACCAAATACTTAATGTTGGTATTTCCTTTCAAAAACCACAGTAACTCAGTTACCATAGTTTTGAATGCCATTTTCTTAGTAGTAAGCAAAGGATAACCGTCAGACATTTTATGTCTGATCTGACGACCAAATACTGAAATAGTTCCGGTACCTGTTCTGTCTTCCTTTTTTACTCCGTTATCTAGGATATCTTGTAGGAGTGCTTGGTATGTTTTATCTAAATTGTTCATTTTACAAAACGTGTTGCAGAGTGAGTCCCATCTGGGTTATTTGTAAAACTGGCTAAGTTAATAAAATCTTGTTTATTTTTAATAGCATTATGAACGACAACAGAAATAATTTTACCTGTAGAATCGTCTACTATAACATGTCCTTTATTATTTTCTAGTAGGAGCTGCATCGTAACATTTTTTACAAATCCAAACAAAATGAGGAATCCCAAAGTTATTTCTTTCTACTTTAACTCCTTTTTTAAAAGTTATAGAATCTAAACAGTTATGGCAAACTATTTTTTCACTAGTTTTAGCCATTATTTTATTTTTTTTACTTCGTAAATATTTCCTGAAGTGGTGTTGGCTTGAAATAGTTCAGCTAATTTTGTAGCAGCACTCATAGATTCAAACTCCATAGGAATACCCTCACTATCATTCACGATGATAGTACGAGGGATTCCTTGGATGTTAGTATGCTTAAAAATGACAAAAGGCATTAGACTTCACGTTTAGTATCAAAAGCAATAATATGTTCACGACCTGTAAAGTTATAGTAATTCTTAGTACACCAATCAATTACCATAGGATAAACACGAATTAGTTCTTGACGATTATCTCCAGGAGGCATAATCCAGATTTTATCTTTTGGTACTTCTAGCTCATCCATAAATGAACGAATTTCAGCCCAAGTTTCTGGCATTTCATCTGGGTTAACGACTACCTTCATATGGTAGTCTGAATGATAAGCCATTGACTTTTTAATCGCGTCTTTGTTTAGACGTAGTCGATTGTGAGTATCAATGAATTTTTGATCTACAATACTCCCAAGAGGTGTAGTACCCCCAAGTACAGGCACGCTGTTACTAAATTTAGGGCTGAAACTAATAAGCCCAATAGGATAATCTGTTTCAAGGAAAGCAGACCCTTCTGTTTCGATCGTGATGATGATTTGCCTTTCATTTGCAAAGTGAGTTAGTTCGTTTACGAGTTTTGGATGCATAGTTGGAGAACCTCCAGTTAACATCATCTCCTTAATTTCAGGATTTTGATCGTAAATGTTAATAATATCCTGGAAAGTGTATTTACCTTTTTCAGGGTGGATACTTGTGTACCAAGAATCACACCATCCACCTTCACCAAAGTAGCAGCGGTGGGTGCAACCCGTAGTGCGGACTGCAACAGTAGGGCGACCTGCTCGGCTACCCTCTGATTGCACACAAGTGTATAATTCTACAATTGGTAGAATTTTATTGTAGTCTTCTATTCTTCCTAGTGACATAATTATCCTTTATAAAATGCTGTGTTTTTCTCGTGTTCACGAAATTCAACTTGAACTACTTTAACACGACCATCTGTTTCTTCTTGAATAAATGTATTTAATTTGTTGTAGAAGTACTCTGCAAAACGCTCTGCTCCTGTAGCTGGAATAATTCGTAGTTGAATTAGACCTTCGGTGTACATGTTATGGAAGTAAGAAAGGTATGGATCATCATCTGCAATAATTGTAGTATGATCAAGCATATAATCCATCCATGCTTTAGGGTTCATACCATCGATAGTACCTTTAGCACGCTTCATACCTCCGAAGTCCCATACCCAGTTACGCTGGTCAAGTTCACCTTCGAACCATACTTTTAAACTTACTCCATAGCCATGAAGGAATCTACAATGTGTTCCTTCAGCTTTCCATTGGCGGAATACTGTTGAGTAGCCATCAAATACTTTTGTTGACCTAAAACTACTCATTATTGATTGTAAAATTTAATCACATCATTCAAAGAACGAGCTCCTATAAAACGTGCTTTTTCTTGTCCGTCTTCAACTAAAATAACAGTTGGAACACTTTTAATACCATAAGTAGTTGAGGCATTAGGTTCATAATCAATATTAACTTTTTTTACATTTACACCTGCATTTGTTACTTGATCCATAATAGGACCAAAAGATTGACATGGACCGCACCATGGGGCTGAAAAATACCAAAGTTGTTTCATTTTTTGTTTAAAAATTGATAGTTAATAAAAAGAAACATAAAAGCAGCCGCCGTTAACCAACGACTCTCTGATGCTTCAAAAAGTGAGCTTGTTAAAAAACTCCAATGTCCATATTTCAAAAACCAAGTTTCGAATTTTTTCATACTAATTCTTCTAATATACCTACTATTTCACTAAATATAAGAACAAGAGCAGCTGAGGTCAAGTCGAATGGGATAAGAATATAACCAGTTATACGGATACTTGATTTAATAAAGCTCATAATTTTATGCCATTTTTGATTAGGCATATGTTTAAAATCTTTAATTTTAGTATCTATTTTCACGTTTTTTGTACTTTTTATTTTTCCGTATAACTCAGGATTAATAATACTATCATCATGGTTATATTTATCGGATTTAAAATAGGTGCCTCTACGAGCTTCTGTTATTCCATCACTCATGATTAGATAGTACTTTAGATACTTCATTTATTACATGTTCCCAAGTTACAGGACCGGTCTCGTCAGCATACTCTGCGGGATCGGGGCGACCCAGCTTAATAAACGCTTCAACTCGTTCAACAGATGATGCTGATTTGTAATCACTAAACCATACTAGCTCAGTCCATCCAGGTTGCGTTTCAATAATATGTTGAAGTGGTTTATAAGAGGTATTAGTGCGTTTATAAACTTCATTAAAGTCAACTCCTAGATTAGCACACAATTTCTCTCCATCTTGCAAAATAGTAAATTTATCACCTTCAAGATATGGAGTCCAATATGAAACTAATTCACTATCCCAGTTACCTACTCGAAAGGCGAGGTCATCAGCGTCACGAAACTCTTGACGACAATCAGGATAAATAGCGTGATCACCTGCGTGAATACCTAAAGCAATAGAACATTCTTCTTTTTTTTCAGTAGCAATAGACAAAGCAATTGCCTGAGTAATTGAACTGAAAATCTTGTTTCGATTGGGTACTACTGTAGCTTTCATGTTTTCTTCAGCATAGTGACCTTCTGGTACCTCGGCACCACCTGTTACTAGGGCTGAGTTAAGTAAATCAACTAAACCATCAAGTTTAATTACTCGGTAATTTACTAATGGATACGATTCTTCAAATCCATTTGGAGCATGATCATGATGGAATACTCTAGTAGGATTATCATTAATATAATTTACCAGTGATTGGGCTCGATCAAGCTCTACTTTATGTTTTTGACCATAGTCAAACGATACTGCTGTTACAGTATCAAATTCGCTTAGCGCTCTAAGCAATAGTGTTGAGGAATCCATTCCTCCAGATAACGAAACTACAACGTGTTTTGCCATGTTTTGTATAAATATTTAATTTGCCATGTATTGTAAGCGTATAGGCAAACGCTTTTACAAATCGTTAATTTCACGAAACTTTAAAATGTTATAAGATAAAAGCTCATAATCAACTTGATCAGACAACATAAAGAAATAATCGTTCATGTTTGCTTTTGGTTTTTCAATTAAACCCGCATTTGTGTAACGCATGCCTTCTAGAGCAGCCATTACTGGGTTTGAAGTATCAATTGATTCGATAAATTGAAATCCATTATACCATCCAAATTCTTGTGGTACTTGACATCCTAATAAATGTACTCGATCGTTATTTTCAATTACTTTAGTTTCATATAGAGCTGAGATAACAGATAAACGTCCAAGTGCTTTACCTAGGTTTTTATTAGCGTGAGGTACTACATCATTATAGTAAGAAGCGCCATATGAAAATGCAATTTTCTTGTAACCTAGATCTTTGTAGGTTTGATAGCAAGTAGCAGCTTCGTGAATAGTAGTTGCTTGAACTACTGCTACTTTTTCTACCCCCATAGGTAGTTTAACTTGAGCCCATTTACGAGCGTTTACTACTGATTTGTCTCGATCTTGCCAAACATCAGGTACAATAAATTCATTAGGGCGAAGTACACTAATCCAGTGTAGCAAACGATCCTCATCATAAGCATGTCCTAGCTCATGAAGTGAATTATCCATAATAACATAGCGACCTTGTGCTACTGATGTTAAAAAATAATCTTGATAGCCTTGCTCTTGATCGAGCAAGTGGGGGAGGCAATAATCATAATCATTAAATAAACGACTATCTTCTAATAGACATAACGGAGTTTCGTGACTAACTTTTATCATTAAGAATTTATTTATCTTGAATTTACAACCAATTTTAAAAAAAAGCAAGGGAAAATTATAAAAATTTTCCCTTCTTTCTAAAATATTTTTTATTTCAATTAAGAATCTGAACCTGGTCCTGTGCCTGGGCTTTGTCCTTGATACCCAGTTGGGTATTGATAGTAATAACCACGGCTTTGTAAATTAGTTTTAGCAGATGCTGTATTAGCTATTTCAACTCCAGTTACAATTTCAGCTAAAGCAATAAATTCAGCATCATTAGCAGCTTGATCTTCTTGTGCAATCCAACCCCAACATGAAACTGTTGAAATTCTACCATCTGGAGAAGTATTTGCAAATACATCATTTCCACCTACAATAATACCATATCCCGTAGCTCCGTCAATACTAGGACTAGGCCACCAACCTTCTGCAGTGCCTGAGTTTGCAATATAGGGGCTGCTATTTTGAGTGGTGATAGTCATAGAATCATTAGCTAAATTTGATCGACCACCATCAACTAGTAGTCTACTAACAGATCCAGTAACTACAAAAGTTGATGCAGGACGGTTAAAAGTGCCATATTCTGAAGGAATTTGGTAAAATTGTCTAACTGCTAAAGTTGTTATTGCCATTTTTATTTATGGTATTTTGTTATACAATAATACATATTAGGATTTTTTAAAAGAATAATTCTTATCCTAAAAATTTTGTTATTTTAAAATGAGGATCTTCTTTATAATAAAACCAAAAACAAGCATTCCTTTCACTACAACTTTTTAAAGCAATTAAAGGACCTTTGCTAGAGTAAAATTCAGACAAGTCGTTAACAACTCGCTCAATTTGCCAGATTTTTCCGTGAATAGAAGTTCTAGAGATACCTTGTTCAGAGATACCTTTAACTTTAATTTTGGATCCTTTAATTAACTTTTTTTTGCTCAATTTTCTAAATTAGATAATTCAGTTTCAATTTGTACTTTTCTCTCACTTAACTCTTGGAAATAATCCTCTACTTTAATTTGTTTAGGATTTGCGGGGTGGTATTGATAGGCTTCATCTAATAGGCTAGCTACAGATAAAAGCTCATCAATAAGTTGTGTTTTCTTTTTGTCCTGTTCAGTTAGAAAATTTTCCATTTGTTTATTTTATTTTTAATAAATATACTAAACATACTAGTTGGGGGCAAGTTAAGTAAAAAATTATTCTTTTAATCTGTAAAATTTTAGATATTTAGCTTTTAAAGATAACCATGGTCCTTCTCCTATAGGCCCTCCTCCACTATGATAAGTGCCACCATTTAACCACACTACCCTATTATTAGGTGTATACCCGTTTATAGTTTTATATACAACATAATTATTTACCTTATATAGAGTCTCGTGAGGATAAAATTCAGCGCTAAATTTAATGGGTTTATCCCACGTTTTTCCACTTACACCCAACCAACTTGGATTATCAAATTTCCATTTTTTAGAATCATAAGCAGTTCCATAGTGAATATTCCCAGCCATTGTAGCTTCTTCTTTCCATGAGGGCCAAATAAACTCAAATATATCAAATTCGGGCATTGCTGCTAATTCATCAGTCGTCCAAAATGCTGGGAATTGTCCCTTATACCTTGGGATTTCAACCAACGCCTCAATTTTCCCGAATGCTGGTAAAGTAGTTGCTTTTCTCGTTATAATCGCTCCTGCAATATAAGGAGTTTCCGTATTATCACTTCCAGTATTTACTGAATTCCAAAATTCAATTCCTTCAGAGGTTAATTTAATATTATTCTCGTTAAACTTACACGAGTGTTTCTTATTTATTTTTTCACCCCAAGGTGGGGTAAAACGAAAATCTTTTTTTAACTCATCAAAAGTAGTTTTAGTAAAATCCCATTCTTTAACTAGCTCAAAATTCTCATTATTGTCTTGTTTTTTAAGTCCTAAAAATGATTGAATTTGAAAATTTATTGCTCGCAATCTATTATCTAGCGTTGCCATGTATTGTAAAATGTTTTAAATTTTTTTAATGTAGGGTCTTTGAGCCCAATATTTTTCGTCTCCATAATAAGTACAAATCTCTTCTCCTACTTGTATATCTCTTATAGCTATAAATTGAAAAATTTGACTATCTAATGGATTGTGTTGCCATTTAGCATTAGGTGTATCTGAATGATTGTATATACAGCCAAATCCAAGAGGAAGAACTTGTAGTTGAGGGTTTTCTATTGGATAAGCAAAAGCATAATCCATAAAAGCTTCAGGGTGAGAGTTAGATAATTTAGTAGGTACTTCTAATAAAGGACATTCTTCAATAACTTCATTAAGATATATAGGTGAAGTAGCAAATACTCCCCAACCTTTTTGATAGGTTTTTCTTATTTCTAATTTATAAGGTCGTTTTAGATTTGAAATCATTTTACAAATAAATTATTCGTAGAAATAATAAACTTTTTTATGTGCTTCAACGTAAATACCCATTTTAAATTTATTATCAATAGTATTTGCAATCATTAAAACAGGAATATTTAAAGTTTCATTGTAAGCATTCATTACAACCATTTTCATTCCTTCTCGCTCTTCAATTGTGGTTGATTTTACTCGGTAAGTAATATTACCTGAGGTTACAAATCCTTCTCCGTTTACTACATCTAATGTAATATCCCAAACAGCACTGGTTGCTGCTAAATCGTGATTATCAAAAAATATTGTTTTTTGTTCTACCTGACTCCAAATCATTTCGGAGGTAGACATATAGTTAGTAACTTTATGCCATTTTAGAATTTGTTGCCCAAATGAACTAAATGATACTAATAAAAAAATAAATAAAACTAATATTTTTTTCATAACTAATATTTTATAGTCAAATCATCATCTGATTTATTAAATTTTTGTTTAATTTTTAATTCTCGGGGGCTGAGTTGGGGTTGGGTTTGGATATTTTCTTTATATTCATTTACAAGCTCAACTAAACTTTCAGTAGGTTCAGCTAAAGTAACTTTTTTTTCTTCAGAAACATCACTTTTAATATCTTCTAAAATAATTTCTTCAGGAAAAATCTCAGGTTCATTATTAGAAACTTCTTGTACTGGGGTAGGTTCTGGGGTGGTTTGTTTTTTAAACCAATTAAATAACTTCATATCATTTTTATTTTTAGAATTTTCAAAAGCAAAATTAGCTGCTATAACTAATGCAATTGCTAAAGGATCAAATACAAATATTATAATTAATAATAACCAATTTATGATCCTATCCATGGCAACGCCCGTTAAGTTAGAAAGAAATTTTAAAGGTCCTAATTCACTTGCGGCTTCACCATTAGTTTTAACTTCTAATATTTGAGTTTCTAAACTAAATATAGAATCATTAACTATATTTAATTTATTTGTTAAAGCATCATCCGATTTATTAGCAGATTCAATTTGTTTAATAGATGCATTATTAGATCTAACTACTAAATTACCATTCTTATCTGTATATTGAGTAGTTGAACCTTTAGATAATGTACCTTTTAATTCAGCTAATGATTGTTTTTCTTGGATAATATTATTACGATTATCTTCGTATAATTCTTTTTTAGTTTCTAATACTTCTATTTGTTGAGTAACAAAACCATCTTTATTTGCTGTTTCTTGATATGCTGCTGATAAAAAACCATAAATACCCATAGAAGTAATTAAAACAAGGATAGTAGCAGCTATTGTTAAATAAATTTTTAACATTAAAGGTAAAGTTTTTCTATACTGATAAAGTAAAGAAACAATAATTAGTTTAGCTATTTCTAGAGAAGTTGCCATAATAATTACAGCCAAACTAGCACCTGCGAAAAGTTTACTAAGGCCGCTTACTGAATAGAAAGCGGCCGAAGCAGAAACTGATAGTGCAGAAAGCGCTATTAAAAATGGAAATATTTTATTCTGTAGATTTTTCATCTTTTTTTCTTATACCTTTATGTTGATCTATTTTATCAAGAATCTCATTTAATAAAGATGCCTTAATAAAACCAGCCATAGATGCATTTTTAAGTGCACTTATGATTTGAAATATCATAAAAGGTACTACGATTACTTCACTAAGCCAAGCTGTTCCAGTAAAACCTTGTTCTACCATCAGGATACCTGTTAGAATAACTAACCAAGCAAAGGTATTTCTTAATACTTGTAAAGCTTTACGAGTTTGAAATCCTTCTCTTCTAGCACCTGCAATCATTCCAAATATGCCATCTAGAAACATAACTCCCACTACGGCTAAATACTGATCAGAATTAGCCATAGTTAGCTTCATAAAATAAGAACACATAAAGGTTACACCTGCTGATAACGAAGTAATAGCCAGTAGTGGAAGGTTAAGTTTCATTATTGTTATTATTTGTAAGGTTCGTAAACAGTTTTACCTGCAGAATTTCTTACTGCACGTAAAATTTGTTTTCTTTGAGGACCACCTTTTTTATAAGATACGTGAACCCAATCTGGTGCTGTTTTAGTACCAAATTCCCAAATTAACTGATCAAAGTTTAAGTTTTCTTTGATGTAATTAAAGATTTCAGCATTAGATGGACCTTTATGCCCGTCCATATCAATATCAATTGCTTCACCTTTTGAGTGTTGTGAAGTAGCTGAACCACCTACTGCTTTATTTAAAGCATCACTTCTATATCCTGAAGATAAGAAGATAGGTACTCCATAATGTTCTCTAATAGGTTGGAAAATATTTTGAGCTAATTCTTTAGCTGCTTCTAAATGAACTCCCTTTGGAGTATTATCAATACCTTTTCTTTTTGCGGTATCTGATTTGCTAAATTCAGCGACTGAAAGATTTTCGGATAACATCATGATTATTCTTCGGTTTTAGGGGTTTCTTCTTGTTTTACTTCAGTATCACTATCAATTTTATCAATAGTATCTACTTTTTCTTTTAAGTTACCTAGCTCATCAGCTAATGTTTCATCTAATTTTGTTTTACCTAGTAAAAATTTCAAAATTGCATTAAAAATATCTTTCATTATCCTATTTCTTCTTCGTTAGACTTATCTTTTTTATTACCACCAAAAATTTTACCTGCTTCAGCAATACCGAAAGCACCAAGAGTGATGATTACAAAAGAGTTAAAGATTGTATCACTGATAACGAGTTCTTGACCCATAATACCAGTTGCGACGTCTGCAAGAGCTGCAATACTCATTACTGAGAATGACATAAAGCCAACGATAGTTTTTTCGTTGAAATCATTCTTGTCTTTAAAAATGTCACTAAATGCCATAATTTTAAATTTAAAAGTTAATTTAATACAACTATTATATAAAACATTTATTATAAATATTACCTACTAAATCTAAAAGCTAGACCCGCATAAGTATATTGTATAATATCTGGGGTTCCTTTATTGTAAGAAGCCCAAGCATCTAAATCGTCTGTTGAATAAACATTTACTTTAGTACCACCAAATACTTTTACAGATTTAGTTAAGTTAATTCCTACCTCACCTCCTAAAGTAGTAAAGATTGTCCAAACTCCTCCTGCTGAATTAATTTCCATTAAAGGGTAGTTAGGATTACTAGCTGAGGTTAAATAACGATGGGCATGAGCAAATCCATTACCTCCAAAAATAGTAATACTTCCATCTTTACTTACTGCAAAATTATAAGCTAAGACTAATTCAGCTGAATAAAGTGTAGCTCCAAATGTTTGGGTGTCTTCTATTGGAGTGGTTCGAGTACCTCTAATAGTGCCTTGAGTTAATATACCTCTAGTTTCCCAATGTTTATCAGGCGAATATGTTAAAGCTTGAGTACTACCTTCTATGGCTTCAATAGATTCACTTCTTAAATCACTAAATGAATTTAAAGAACCTCTAGAAAAACTCATACCCCATCTTGATAAACCTTTAACAGGTGGTAGACTTGGTACTTGAATTTCTTTAATTACAGTATCAATTTTAACAATTGGTTGTTGATTCTTTATAATCGAATCTAATTCAGTTACTTTAGCACTTTTTTGACCTGCATAAATATGAAGTTCATTAAAACTAGAATCTAAAACAGCATATTCGGCTTTAGCAGAATCATACTCAGTTTTAATTTCGTTAAGTTTTGTTTTTTGCTTAGCAATAGTCTGGTTAAGATAAACAGCCTGTGACTTAAGCATAGTCACAGTTGTATCTTTACCTTTAATTAACTCGTAAGGATATCTAGTTTGAGCCGTCAGACTCGAGTTCAAAAGGAGTAGCGGAAGGAGAAACAGAATCGATGATAGCCTTGACTTCATTTAGTTGTGTTGTTAAAATTAGTTTTTCTTCTTGCAACGTCTGGATTGACTCCTTCATTCCAACAACTTTTTCTGTAGTAGATTTATCAATAGCCTTAGCCATTTTAGTGGCTTGTTTCATTTGTTCCTGTGATTTTTGAAGTAGGAACTTAACTTCATCAACTTTAGGCTCATTTGGTTTTTGAGCCGTAACTGAAATTATAGTGGTAGCTAAAATAATAGATGCTACTCCTATAATGTAAGTTTTTTTAACGTCCATTATTTCATGATTTGAAGCATTTCAACCTTGCTTATCATGTAACCTAATGTAGAATCACTTCTACGAACGTGTTCAGTTAATAACTCAATTTTTTGGTCTTGACCAGCTACACGCTCGTCGTATTTACCGATCAAATCAGAATTGCTTAATTTGATATCGACGTATAAATAACCTATAGCAACAATTACTAAAAACAGTAGACCTTTTGTAGGATCTTTTGAAAATTGTTCAAAAGTAATAGGTAGTTTCATAATTTATGGGTTTATTATAAATACAAAGAGGTGTCCGAAGACACCCCTAGTAAAAAAGAAATTTAAAATTATCTACCCATCACAAGCAACACAATCTACAGTGCGAGATCCAAGATCTCCTTTAATTACTGAATCAGTGCGTAAGTAATAAAGTGTTTTGATTCCAAGCTTCCAAGCCTCCATATGTACCTGGTTAATCCATTTAGGTGAATCGGTTGGATCAAATGAAAGATTAAGTGATTGGGTTTGGTCAAGATACTTTTGGCGAACTGCTGCTTGTTGAACTAAAGCTAACTGGTTAATTTCTGGGAAGGTTAAGAATATTTCTTTTTCGTCTTCAGTTAGAATTTCATGAGATAAATTTTGTACTGAACCATTGTCAGCTAGAATTTGATCCCAAACTTTACTTACATTATGTCCTTTTTTCTTTAATAGTGCTTCAAGCTCAGGATTTTTAACAATAAAAGTTCCTTTGGCACCATTAAACACATAAACGTTTGCTGGTTGAGGTTCAATACCTGCTGAACAACTGCTAATACGAGAATTAGAAACTGTTGGTGCAATTGCTAGTAAGTGAGTATTTCTCATACCCGTACCTTTACACCAGAGTGGTTCACCATACTCTGTAGCCATTTTACGAGATGCGGCTTCTGCTTGTAATTTAATTTGGCTGAAAATAGTGTGAGTCCAAGCAGTAGAGGCAATTGAGTTAAATGGTAAATTCTTTTGTTGTAAGAATGTATGCCATCCCATTACTCCTAAACCAAGTGCACGACCTTTTTTAGCATGTCTGTGTGAGCGAATCATAGATTCTTTACCATTGGTTTTTTGGATGAATTCTTCCATTACACCATCAAGAAAATAGATTGCAGTTTCAACTACATCTGTATCTTTCCACTCATCATATTTAGCTAAGTTTAATGAACTTAAACAACAAATAAATGAATGTTCTTCATCTGTGTGAAGTGTAATTTCAGTACAGATGTTAGTCATTGAAACATTTAAATTGTTCATTCTGTATGCTAGTGGGTTGTCTTTATTGACATTATCACTAAACATAATGTAGGGTTCACCGGTTTCTACGCGTGATTTAAGTATTTCTAACCACAATGACATAGCCTCGCTGTCGCGATCATTTAAGCGCTTCATAAACGCATCATCAACAACTACACACTGATGTAGGTTAAGGCATTGTCTATTTGGGTCTCCTTTAGGTCTGCGAATCTGAAGAAACTCATGAATGTCTTTATGGCTGATATCTAAGTTTACGGATGCAGCTCCTCGTCTAACAGAACCTTGGTTAGTGGCAATGATAGTGGAGTCATAGATTTTAGCCCATGGTACAACTCCTTCTGACTTTCCATTTCCTGTGATATGAGCACCTCTTGGTCGAATGCGGCTAAGCGAGATTCCAACTCCTCCGCCGTAGGAAGTAAGGCGCATAAGTTCAGCGTTAGTAAGTCCAATTCCACGAACACTATCGGGCGTATCAATTCCAAAACAAGAGATAGGCAAACCACGATCAGTACCGGTATTGCTAAGAACAGGGCTGGCAAGACCAATCCATCCATTCCAAATGTATTTAAAAAATTTATTTTCTAAGTCAGGACGATTTAAACGCATCGCCACAGCGTGTGCTACTCTTCTGTAAGCTTTTTTGGGTGTTTCACCTGGGAGTAAATAACCTTTTGAAATGGTACTGAGTGCTACCTCATCCATGTACTCAGGGTAGTCTTTCCCTTTTTCCCAAATAGAAAAATCTGCTACTAAATTATTATCCATTTTATTTTATTACGTTTCTACAATTACACTTATAATCATTTAATTCTTTTGATACAGGTGCTACATTTTTAAAATAATAACACTCTTTGCGATTTCCAATCTTAAGTTCCTTATAATATCCTTTAGGGATAGCAGCATTTGTAGGAACTCGAGCTGGTGTTTTATCATATTCTATTCGAATAAACACTTGAACTTGAGCTGTTTTTGCTTGTTCACGTTCATATATTTCTAACTTTTTCCAAACACCACGATTTAGACTTTGTTGTTGAAGGCTAGAATTGACATAAGTAAAAGTAGCGTATAGCATATCGCGATCACAATTAAGAGATGCCGCGGGAGCCATGTGTCCTTTGTCCCATTCATTTTCTTCATAGTCTTTATTATCTGATGTTTTAAGTCCTTTTTCAGTATAAAAATCCATTCCAGTACGAGATGCAGTACCATTTGGGCAAGCTACAGAGTATCTTACTGAACGAGGTCCTTCTAGTACTTCTGAATAGTTAATTATAAAGTAAGGGGTGTTCCAATATACACTATCTTTTAGTTGGGCTAAAAGAGTAAGTGGGAATAAAAGAGTAATTAAAAAATACTTTTTCATTTTAATGCGATTGAATAGTTTCAAAAAATGCTCTAATAAATTTTTTAAAAAATGCTTTCATCCCACTGCATGTGTCCTTTAGAATAATTAGTAACACGACTAGCAAAGAAATCAGTGTGTTGTTTACCCGCAGATAAAGCATCAAACCATTTCATACGTTCAACCGCTGTCATATCAATATTTGAAACGATTGGATTATAACCAAGATCACCAAGTTTGGTATTAACACGATTTTTGATAAAATTTTGAAGATCGTATTTTGAACATCCTTCAAGATCACCTAACTCATATACCTTATCAATAAAATCAAGTTCGAGTTTAAGAGATAATAAAGCTGCTTCATTAATTGCTGCTTCTAGTTCTTTTGTTTTGAGTTTTGGATTTTCTTTAATAAGAGTTCTAAATAACCAACATCCTGCTTCTGAGTGGAGAGACTCGTCTCTAATAGACCATTCAACAATTTGACCCACTCCCTTAAGCTTGTTTCGCATTTTAAAAGAGAGTAGTATGGCGAATGAAGAGAATAAGTTAACGCCCTCGGTAAAGGCTGAGAATATAGCCAATGATTTGGCAATTTCGTGGAAATCTTTTTCGCCATTAAAACTATCCCTAACAAGCATAAGATTTTCAATTTTAGCCATCGTAGTTTCATCTTCGAGAAACTCTGAAAAATTATCAAGTCCGAGTGTTTCATTTAATAAAGAATAAGCTTCAGCGTGAATTGTTTCAAAAGCGCCAAATGTTGTAGCCATCATAATAACTTCTGGTTTTCTAAACCATTTAGTTACTAACCCTGACCAATAATCATTTACAATAGTTTCTGTTTGGGCAAAACCTTTTAAGATAGAACCAATAATATTTTTTTCAGATTCATTAAGATTAGAGTTCCAGTCATTCAAATCAGACATCATTGGAACTTCAGTATGTAACCAGTGTGCCTGTTGTTGTTTAAGCCAATAATCATATGCTTCCGGATATTCGAAAGGTTTGTAGATAATTCTCTCATGCAACAGATTTGATTTCTTTGCCATAGTATTAGTTTTTTTAATAAATTAGTTTATCTTGAGTAAAAAATCACTTATTTTACTCTTGTCGTCACTTGAAAATGAATCAAAACTTGTATTTTGTGTAGGACTTGGTGTGCTGTATGAATCAAGATCTGAAGATATTTCAAAGAATCCGGTAGAGGTATCAATTTTTGCCCCATATGTCAGGCCATCTATTCCATATCTATTTTTCATAATGTGAAATCTACCTGTTCCATTTACTTTATCTTCTTTTTTTCTTGATAATGAAGCTGCGAAGTCAGTAATCATCATCTTATCATAGGAGCCAGCAGCCTTATCCCCCTCAATGATGTCATCCTTTGAACCTGCTCGGTTTACTTGTGATACACTCCATATTGGGAGATTAAGCTCTCTAGCTAATCCTTTTGTGCCAACATAAATATCATCTATCTCTTCCTTACGTTCTTTACTATTACGTTTTGAACGAAGAAGGTCTACATAGTCAACAAGAATTAAATCTGGTTGGAATTCTAAATCAATACATTTTTTAATGTGTGATTCAAGAGTCGATATAGTTGCCTTACCTGTTGGAAATTCTTTAATAATTAATCGACCTGGGATTTGCTCAACAACGTCTGAAACTTCTTTTTTATATTGAGTAATTTTATTAACTGGGATTTGGGTAAAGTAAGCGTCATAACGACGGCCTACATAATCTTCACCTAATTCAAGAGTGTAGTGGATTACATTAAAACCCATTTTAACAGCATGACCTCCTAGAGCAACTAATGCCCAAGATTTACCACCACCAGGGTTACCAAAAATAAGACCAAAATCACCACCACCTAAACCACCTTGAAGTAGTTCATTAAATTCTCCCCAAGGTGTGGGTACTGCAATTCTATGTTCTTCTCTGTATCGAGATTCAATATCTTTAGAGTATTCGTGACCTACATTTTTATCTTGACCGGCTTTCATAGCAGATTCAATCATAAATTTAATTGAATCATAATCACCGGCTTGTAGTAAGTCAACAGATTGAAGTAAGGCTTTTTTCAACATCTGGTTTTTACAGAAAGTTGAAAATTCTTCTTCAATATAAGCTAAATCATCATTTAATGATTTGTATGCTTCTTTTAATTGTTCTTTAATAGAAATTTGGAGTACTTCATTTTGAACTTTTTTAAGTTCTACTTTTAGTACTTCCATTGTTGGAGTTGTGTGATACTTTTCATAATACTTAAGTATCTCTTTTACAACCCATTTATGTGCTTGATTATCGAAATAATCTTCACTTAAAATATCATGAATGTTTATTAAAAACTCTTTATGATTTAAAAGTGAAGCTAAAACCTTTATCTGAAAACCTGGACCATATGAATTTAAATTACTCAGAGTCATTTTATTCGCTTATAATATCTTTAAAATTGCTTGTTAACCAATATTCAATGTTTTTAATTAAATGTCTTAAACCATCTTCATGGTAAAACTTTAAAAAAGCATTTTCATTCAATTTTGGTGTTTTATCTTTTATTAAATTATCCAAAAAACATTTTTCTTTATCATCTAACATTGGATTAGCTAAATCCATTATTGTATAATTTTTTTCTAATTCATCTATACTTTGTATTACACGAGCATAAGTTACATGTTCTTTAAACTTATTTTCACAAATACTAAAGATGCCATCTAAATCTAATTCTTTTTCAGCTAATTCAGGAAATTTTTTTAGGATACCTTTTTCACCTAAACCTTTAATTCCTTTAATCATATCTGAACTATCTCCCAATAATGTTTTATATAATATAAAATTCTTTGCGGGGATTCCAAATTTTTCTTTAATTGTTTCTTGAGTATAATAATCTTTTTCTATTGGTCTGTAAACAATAATGTTTTCAGTTACTAATTGAATAAAATCTTTATCACTAGAAACAATAAAAACTTTAGAATTATATTTAGATTCTAATTTTTTAGATAAATGAGCAATGATATCATCTGCCTCGACTTTGGGCAGGGATACTACTTTAACAGGTAAACATTTTAAATAATGAATTAATCTTACAATTTGGTTTATTTTTGCTTCGTTTTCTTCTTCTAAACTATTAAAAACTTGCCAATTTGTAATTCGTCTAATATTTCTATTAGATTTATAATCAGAATTTATATTTTTTCTGTTAGTAGCAGATCCCTGCCCGTCAAAAACAATATATATAGAAGTTGGCTGAATTTGATTTATTAAAGTTCCTAAAGAACGAATAAAACCCCCAAGACCTCCTACGTGAAGACCTTCTTCATTAACAAAATTTAACATTGCAAAGTTTCTAAAAAATAGATTTAAACCATCTATCAAAAGAACTCTATCGTGCTTTTTAGGGAGTACTATTTCATTCTCCTCATCTAAATTGCTGAGGAGTTTTAATAAATCTTCTTTATTCATCTTATTCTGGTTCCTGAGAGAATTCTTGTGTTGGTTCAAAGTTGTCTAATTCTTCTACAACTTCAAAATCACCACCACCTAGAATTTTACTCCACTCTTTTGCGTGAGCATCCTTATAAGATTTTAATGCCTTATCACTATCATCAATAAAACCATGAGGAGTCATAATAATATTACCACGAGTAGTAATACCATTAATGTGGTTTTTATCAATTTGGATTTTAGTGCGTTTTGCAAATTCAACCTGCTTACCATCCTTAATTGCTTTAATTTTGGAGGTACCAGCATTAGAAACATTACCAAACGTTACAACAAACGTGGCATCAAACCACATTGCGAAACCACCTTTGTTCATCAGTTTAGGTTGACTCATAGGTGTTTCAGCTTTTGCTGTCCATACCTTATTGATACAAACTAATGTGTTAGTATGTTTAGATGATTCTTTACGAGATAATGTAATTTGTTGATTTACACCATTACCAAATTGAGTTGACATCGCTCCTGCGTTCCATTCGTTGTTATTTTTATTAGAACGTACAGACAATTCACAAGGTACAGAACCAATTGAATCCCACAAGAACATTAAATCATAAGGTAGATTACCTTTTTTCTGCTCATCAAGTAAATCAAGAATAAATGCTGCTACGTCTTCAATTGTGTGAATAGTTTCGCGGTCAGCATATAAGAAAAATCCTTTATAATCTAGAATTTCTCCAGTTTCTTCATCTACTACCTCTTCGATTTGCAGACCCATTTGAGTAGCGTGTTCCCAACTCCATTTCATCTCGGTAATAATGAATACTGGTAGAATACCTGCTTTTTGGGCATTAACTGCTGCTTCAATCAAAGCAGTAGTTTTACCAGTATCACTATGACCTCTCAAGAGAACAATGTGTCCGGTAGGAATACCGGGCACACTTGTTACTTCTTGATAAGCATTAGATAAAGGTACCCATTGTTGGGATTTAAATTTGACATTACCAAGTAAACCTTTTTTATTCTTAAATTTATCTAAGTCAAAATTTGCTTGGATTTCTGCCGTTACCGCAGCCGACAACGACTGGGTTGGTTTTTTACCTCTTGCCATGTATTATTCTAGATCAAAGGGAAGATCACTTTCAAACATCTGGTCAAACTTATCAGCTTTACTTTGTTTAATAGTTTTAGCTGAAGTGTTTAAACTATAATTTGTTTTAGGTGCTTCTTCTACTTCTGGTTCCTTTTCGTTATCAATGATATCACCTTCTTCAGCAGCATCTTCAGGTACGAGGAATTTAACAAGAGATTGTTTCATTTCTTCGTAAGACCACTTTTTGAAGACTTCTTCTGGGTTAGGTTGGGTATCTAACCATTGCTTAACTTCAGCAGCATCTTCAGATAATAGAGTTTGTTTAGTTTTAACTCTGATTGAAGATTTATTGTAGTTAGTACCGGTTACTTCGGGCCCAACAGTGTCAACTGTAAAATCACGACCTTCAGCTACGTCAGTGTAATCACCAATATCATCATCATCAGCAATTGACATAAGTTCAAGGTACATTTCTTTACCAAACTGCCATAGACGTACTCCTTTATCTTCTTCTCCACGTACAACTACAGGAGCAAAAACTCGCATTTTGGGATCAAGTTTTTTAGCTAAGCGCCAATTTTCTTTATCACTAGTTTGGCGTAGTTGTTTTGCTGTTTCAGCAATTGGGTCTTTGTCTCCAAAATTAAGAGGTGAAATCATTACTGGGCGATCGATGCCGTAGTAAAATAGAAGTTCTTTAAAAGGAGAATTAGGATTGTACTTTGAAGGTACAATACGAATTTGAACTTTGCCTACAGGTGGTTTCCAGAATAGATCTTTATTCCCACCCTTACTCTGTTCGGGTTTTTGCTGCATCGCAGCCATTTTTTGTTTGATGAAATTTAAATCCATAGTATGTAACTAATTAATTTGTAACCAAATATACAAAACTTTTTTTAAACTGCCAAGTTAAAGTTCAATAATTTTATAAATTTTTGTTCTTAACAGTCTTAACTCATTTTGTTGAGTTAAAAGTATGGTATTTTTATAGTGTTTCCAATCTATCTTATAACGAGGGTCAACTACTCCACCATTTAACTTTTTGATTAACTCATTAAGAGCATTAATTGTGTATAAAGTATTTGTTTCCTTTTTTCTATGAACTAATATAGTATTTAAAGGTATACCAGCCAAATTAGCTAAATCAATATTATAAGTGATAACGTATTCATTATTGTCTTTTACTTCTAAGACAAAAATTTTATTATACAAAATGGAATACTTATAAGATAAGTCTGCTATAATATCATCTACGAGATGCTCCTGAGTAAAGGTGCAAAATAACTTATTATTCAAATCTATGGCTTTAAAATTAGTCTCACCATAAATATCGTATTGCATATCAAAAATTGTAGCTAGTTCCATTTTTTATTTTATAACTTAAGTTTTGTTTGATAATTATCTTACCGATTGCGCTTAATTCATCTTTTTCATTAGGATCAAAATCAAATAAAAAAGAATCATAAGTGTATAAGACAAGCTTTGTATTTTTTCCTTTTAAAATTCTAAAAAATTCCCACATTAAATTAATATTATTGGAAGTTTCTAGATTTTGAATTACATAATTTAATAATTTTTGAGGATTCATATTTTCGAGTTTATCCTTATAAAATTTAAAACCCGAAATAGGGCATTCAACATACCCCATATGTTGAAATGTATCCCATAAATTATCTATGTATATTATTATCTTTTTAAAAAATTCAAGATTTTGATATTGAGGTAGAACCCCCCCGTATAATTGTTGTAGAGTTAATATTTTGGCTTCCTGCCTATCACATCTATAAACTTGTGCAAGATGACTATAAATGTCCTCACTATTAAAATCATACCTAACTGCATGAGCCAAAAGAGTAGGATGATAAGCGCTAATGTCGAACTCAACAAATAAAGAATTCCTTGGGATAAAAGCTTCCCTACACCCATTTTCTTTGTTAAGTGCTGCATAATTTATTCCATTAAATGTGTTTGACGGGCGTGTTGTAAGTGTTTTAAAATTATACTTTGTAAAAACATAGGGTTCCGTTGTTTTGTGAAAATATTGATTATATAAATCTATATTAACGTGTAACCCGCTTTTTTCTATACCACAGAACACCCAACTAGCTTTTAAATTATAAAATTCATTTACTGGGTTATCTATTAAATGTTCTAATTCTTCAAATAGTGCTTCGCAATATTCGTAATGTTTTACAATAGGTATAATTGTATTTACATCTGCTCTATGTTTATGTTTATCATAGATAAACTCATGAGCTGTTGTGTACTTTACCTCTATTTGATTAGGGAATGTTATGTCAAAACTTTGATTTAAAGGAAAATAGTGTAAAAATTCCTTTTTATCTTTAACATATATTTTTTCTAAACTCTTAATTAGTAAAAATACATCATCTTCAAATAACACACTAGATTCAGTGTGATAAATTGGAAGTAAATAACCCTTATAATCGTTTAAAGGACGAATATAAAGGGCGCAAATTGAATTTTGCGCCGGGTGTATAAAAGGATTATAGGGTATGATCTCAATAAAAGCCTCTTTGCCGAGATTCTTTTTAAATTCCTTAAATTGTTCTTGAGATTCAACTAACCAAAACATCTATATCATAACCTTTAGAGATATAAAGATATGACAAGAATTTTAATTAACCAAATTAACCTTTATAAAATTTAGTATAATCAAAATTTAAATATAAACCTAAACCTTTTACGCCATATTGTTTTTCAACATTACCAGTAGTTCTAGCATTAGTTTTATAAACTTCTTCTTTTACACCGACTAATTGCCAAGGTAAAATAATAGCTAAAACCGATTGATATAAAAATTTAGTTTCTTTATTAATTAAAGAATTATAATCTCCTTGACTAATTTCAACATATCTTTCACCACTTAAAGTTTTATAAAAATATCTGTTAAATTGAGTATTTTTATAATCTTGTTCTGTTGGTTTTGCAAAATAAAATTTTGGATAAATAGGTTGAGGTGTATTTGGATTTTGTTTAGTTACTATTGAGTAAGCGTAGTTTGGTTCTGTAAATCTAGCATCAATCACTAAATCATTATCAGCATTTGTTTGAGTTGGATCTAATGCAGTTTCACTAATTGGAATTAATGGAACTGAATTTGGGTCTTGTGGGTTTTTACCTGTAAATTTTTGATCTAAAGAAGTTTCATAGTAATTACCCACATATAATTCTTTTGTTATAGAATTAATAAATTCACCCCCATTTGTAAAGAGGTTAGTGCGAATTTGGGTTTTAGGATAATAGATCATTTTCTAACAAATAATGCTCTTTCAGTAGTTCTTCTTCTTAAAAGACCCGGAAGTACTTTTCCTCCTGCTTTACTATATTCTAAAATTTTATTAGCTGCGGCTGGTTTATTACCAGCTACAATTAGATTTTTTAATCCTGAATTTTTAGACCATCCTGCTCCTAAATTATAAGTAAATGATAAAAGAGCATCCCATTCATTTTGAGTAAAGGTAATCTGTTTACCACCTGTATTTTTAGGTAAAAAATTATTTTTTACTGTAAATTGAAATCTTTGAAGGTCTACTCTTAATAAATTAACTGCTTCACTTTCAGTAACAACATCTGTAGAAGTTATAGCTCTACCTGCTCTTCTTGTTGTACCATAACCAATAGTCCAAACTCCAACAGAATCTTTATAAGCTTTTGATCTAAATCCTTCAAATTGTTTAATTAGATTAATAGCATTATTACTAAAAGATATATCTTGAACATTTTGTTCATTATTATTTACTTCTTGATAAGTAAATGGGGCAGCTTGTACCTTAGGTAATTCAGTTGCATTACCTGAAGTAGTGTATAATTGATTTTCTGTGGGTCTGTTTGGTGATTTGGGTACAAATAGAGTTTCTAATTCAGTAGTCCAAGTATTATTATTAACTTTATGTACAATATTTTTTAAAATATAACTTAAATTATCAGCATATCCTGCAGGTAAGAAATCAGATTGTACTTCAAATTGTTGAAGAATTTTCATACCTGAAATTCCATCAAGGGTTAAATTTAAATTGATAGGAATAGCAGGTAAAGTAGTACTTATAGCATTATTTTGAAGCGCTTCAATAGCATTATTATACTGAACTAAATTTTTAATTAAGTTCTTTTGAGTTTCATATACATCTGGATTCCATTTGTAAGTATTATAAGTTTCTATAATGTTTTTATCATAAGCTAAAGCTGCTTCTTCATAATTAGCCAATAATTCATTAGCTTCAGGGTTATTTAAAGCATTATTTTTTTCTTTTTCAAATTCACTCAAGGCTTGAACAGATGATATACCTACAACAGGTGAAGGTTCAGTACTTGGTCCTGATTTTTGGGTGTTAGTGCTACTAGTAAGTTTTTCAGGAAATACTCTATCAATTAAACCTTCATTTAATTTACTAAATGCCGTAGCATCCTCAGAGATACTAGCGCCATTAGCTTGAGCCCCAATTGCTACAGTTGACTGTAAATCATTATCTAGTTGAGTTTGAAAAGAGAAATCTCTAACAAAACTACCTTCTTCTAAACCAAAATTGCTTTTAACCCCTAAAAGTCTAATAGGAGTATTTTCTACTTTTTTCTTAGTAGTATTTTGAATTAATTTATTTTGATCTGGGAATGTTCTACGCTCAATTATTTTAATAGTGTTAGTATCAGCATCAATGTATGGTTCTAGTTTATTTATGTAACCAAAAGATTCATTAATGCCATCACAAATAGCTTTTAAAAAATCAAAATAATTTACTTTGTTATTATTATCTATTAATTCATCTAATTTACTTAATATAAATTCAAAATTAATATAAACATTCATTAATAATCCAATAGGATAACTTAAAACTTCTCTATTAAACCCTACTTCAGCAGATGAATATAATTCTATAGGTACATTAGGATTAAATGTAGAATCTATTTTTTTCATTATACAGATTCTTGGATCAGCCGCGAATTGAAGTCTATCTAAATAAAGAAAATTAGTTTGAGTATCAAAATCAAAATCAATATAAGGAGGATATTCTGTTTCACTAACAAATTTATAATTTCCCTTATTATTATTAAATATTTGAGAATTCCATTGCAAAAATTTTAAAAAACTTCCTAATCTATAATAAAATTGAAAATTATCTTGGTCATCTGAGAATTTAGCTGCATAACAATGTGCTACATTAGGTGTAGGGGTGAATTTTAAATTTAAATTAGGATTAGTTAAATAAATTCTCCACTGATTTTGTTCAGTATTTTCAGAGATATTAGTATTATTTTGCTTAATTAAAAATAAATGTTTACCTATAGCATGTTTATCTTTATGTCTCTGAAAGATGTCTACAGGTTGATTAGCATCTGTTCCTGTTGTTTGAGTTGTTGTATTTAAATTGTTAACTTTTAAACTTTCAATTAAATCGCCATAGGAAATTAAATCAAGTGTGATATCATAATGTCCATCTTTATTAATAGCCCAACTATAATTTCTTACTCTACCAATCATAGCATCATAATTGGCACTATTAATTTTTCTTAATTCTAAAATTTTATTATGAACATCAAAATGACTTTTACCTTCTTGAAAAATAGAGTTTTGTAATGTTTTGGATATTTGACTTAAACTAGGATTTTCTTCATCTGTACCATTTTCCCAGTATAAAGTATTACCCCATTCAACAACAACAGAATATCCTAAACGTAAATAAAGTAAATCTAAAATTTCAAATTGTACTTTATTATAAGCTTTTAATTGTATTTGTGCTTCTCTTAATGAACCATCATTTTTGTGTTTAACAATTAATGAAGAAACACCTGGAATTGGGTTAATACCAAATTCGGTACCACCTAGACCATAAGCAAAATTATTAATTAAAGAAGTATTATTTGTAACTCCAGAAAATATTTGATTAGGAGTAGTCCTAGTATCTGTTAATCCGGTATCTAATACAAAAGCTTTAGCTAAGTCTGAGCCTTTTAGATTTGCATCTTGTAACCAGCTGTATCTTTTTAGGTTTGTAGTTTGAGTATCGATAACATTTACCATACTAGTAACTTTAATAAATCCTGTTTTAGCATTTTGCCAAACAAGATTTTCGTTACTTCTACCAGCTAAACCTAATTTTTGCTGTCTTTTTTTAATTTGATCGTTAACAAACTCATCAAAACTTTCTCCTATAAGGTTCATTGGATCTCATTTAAGGTTTCAAACGCAGAAATAATAGCACTAGGATTACTTGGAATTCTAATTTGAATTCCTTCAGGTGGAAACAATGAATTTTTAGGTAACTCAGCATTTGCAGCTGAGATAATCCACCAAAGTGAAGAATCTCCATAATATTGTGATGCTAAAGTATCAAATCGATCCCCTTGAGTTGTATAAACATACACATCTGTTTGTTGTAAGGGAATTTCAGGATACAAAGTAGTTTTATAATATCTGCTACCTGTATTGTCCTTTAGAATGGGTATATTTCTATATCTGTTCATTAGGGTGCGGTAGTGTAATTATTATTAAATCCGTTTGATAAACTAATATATCTTTGTAAACCATAACCTTCTACTTTTGTAGGTGCTAATGTAGCATCTTGTTCTGTAGCTAAATTACCAAAATTAAGAATTTGAGTTCTTGGTAAGAAGCTTTGAATTGGAGTAAATCTAAATCCAGTTACTCTGATTAATTGTGATAATTCTTTAACACCTTCAGCTGCTTGAATCCTATCTTCATCCAAACCTGTACCTAAAGTATTAATGCCTATTTCCCAAGTTGCATCTTGGGGCATTTCGTATGTAAATCCTCTTATTATTCCCACTGTCTCATAAAGATAACCACCAATCGTTAATTGGACAAGGTTACCTCTCATATATCCTGAATTTGAGTAATCTGGAGAGCAAACTGATGCTAGGTAATTTAGTTTTTTATACATTGGAATCAGTTCAGCACGTGATTGTGCGGCTACTGACCAACCTAATGATATATCACGTGTAAAACCCTGATAGGTGTAGAAGTTTTCACCACGACCTGTGTATTTAAATGAATTCCATTCACTTGCATAGTTATCTGAAATACTATCTAAGAATGCTCTAAAGTGAATAAAAGTTTTGTTCTGAGGGTTATTGTTATCAATTACAGCTATTCTAAATTTAACTAAATCATTGACAGGAAAATCTGGCATGTTATTAGTTGCTACTGAGCTAGCTTTATAAAGTGGCAAAGCTGTAATCTTATCTAAAGGATTAGGTGAATCGTTATAATTTGCTTTATTTTTAGGAGTACCAGGATTTCCTAAATGTACTCTGGTTTCAATAGCTCCTGTTATATAATCTGGAGCTTCAGCGAGGTTATTATTATCTTTACCTAAAAGTTTTTTACCTTCAGGAGTTTCAATAATTGTTTTTCTAAAATCTTTTGGAAATTGACCACTTTTATTACCAATAGGTTCAGCGTTTAATATCTGGAATTGGTTAAAAGTAGTTGTTCCGTTTTGTTGAATAATATTAGTATTAGTTGCTGGAAATGTTCCTCCTTGTTTGTAAACATTTCTTTCACTTGTTAAAGTACCACCTGCTCCAAAAAGAGTATCATTTAATCTAATTGCAGAGATAAAAGCTGCGGGTAATCCTCCAGAGGCTAAAGCTGTAGCAGTATTAGCAGCATTAATACGAGCTATTGCTTTATTAACATTTTGTTGATATTCTAAACTTGCTCCTTGTTTATTATACCTAATAGGTTCGTCATCGTGTAATTTAACAGGTCCTGTTTTACCTAAAGTTAAAATTCCACCCTTAGCATAACTCCCATAAAAGTATGCTTTATCAGCCCCAATAGATCGAGCTAATGGGTTATTTATACCTGTTCTTTGATCACCAAATTTAATATTAGTTGTACCTACTCCTAAAGGAGCACCAGGACCTCCTCTATATGATAGAATATTAGAAGGTAAATCAGCAATGTTATTAGGAACTAAGGAAGATTTACCTGCAAAAGGTAAATTTTCCATTTTAACCTGAAAAAGGTTAATTAATCTGTTATTATTAGTAGTTTTTAAACTAAGAGCAGCTCCAGCTTTAGGATTTACAACATCTAAATAAGTTCTAAGAGATAAAGGTGATAAACCAGTTGGATCAATACCTTGTTTATTTAAATGACCCCCAAACGCAACAATACCTGCTTGAGCTAAAGTAGATAAAGGAGTATAAACTCCCTGATTTAAGATACCACCTGCTTGAGTTCTAACGTTAGAGTTAGATAATAAATTTTGTTTAGCGATAAATAAAAGACCATTAGGTGATTTTAAATCGAAAAACATTTTTGTTAACCTCTTTATATCTGTTAAAGAATTTTGAGGTGCTAAGTAACCATTACGCAATAAGAAATCCGGTGATTTAGGTGCTAACCCTACAGGAATTTCTTTCTGTATGTAGGGTTGCCCGCTATAACCACCACCGGGAGTATCTTTCCCGTACCTAATATCTTTTAGGTTCGTTGTAAGGTTAATTAATGGCATATATTATCCTGGAGGATTGTCTAAATACTTAGGTGGGGTTATTCCATTTAAATCCAATTGTGATGGATTAGGAAATCCTGGGAATGGGGGAGTATTGTTGATTGAATACTCATAGTGTAATTTAGATTGAGGATTTGCACTACCAATAGTTGGTGGGGTTAATCCTTTCAAACCTAAAGGAGATGAAGGTAAAAGTTTTAGTAGTCCCATAGTTTTTTATTATAAATATTGGATTAATTAATTTTTACTGCTGATACTCTTAATGCTTCTCCAACTTTAGTTGAATCCATATAAACATTCGTATCTTTAGCAAGTAGTTGTCCTAGTAGATTTTTTACAGCAGCCATTTCTTGTACTAAAGGTCCCATATCCATTGAAACTGCACTTGAAACTGCAGCTTGTGATTTTCTTTTTCCTTCTAAATTAGTACCTGCTATAATAGTATCGTTATCGTTTAATTGAATTGAGCCTTCTGGGGATAGGATTGTTCTTTTACCATATCCAGGCTGTACCATATCATCTGCTACTTGTGAGTTAGCACTTGAGATTAATGATAAAAGACCTCCTGCTACACCTGTAGCAGCAGCTAAACCAATACCAAATGGAATTTGAGATAATGAGGTATAGATACCAGCAATTGCAGTAACTACAGATTTGATAGCTAAAGGTGCCATTGCTGCAGCAACACCTACAATAATTGGAGATAAAGCAGCCATTTTTGAAACTAAAAATGATACTATATCAAGAATGGGAGCAAATGCTAAACCAATATCTCCAACTACACCCTGGATTTTAGTTAAGGTATTTTGGAAGTTTTCTGCTGCTGATTGTGCTTTTAATTGCTCATATGCTTGTTCACCAAATTTTTCTCTTACAGCTTCAGCTCCAATTGTCATAACTTGTTGTTGATAAACCATTTGAGCCATCTCTTCTCGAGACATACCCAAAGCTTCAGCAACAGCTTGTTGTTGGAATCGGTTACCTGTAGCAAATGTATCTATAATTTGTTGATTTTTACCAATTTCTTGGGTTAAACCAACCATATCATTCATTAAAGCTGCTTGTCTGGCTTGTTCAAGATTGATTTCTTGACCTATTAAAAGTTCAGCTTTTAATTCTTTGGTAATTGAATCTTCAAAATTTAGAAGTGAACCTGCTATTTTATCAACTTCACCTAAACTTAAACCTAATTGTCTTGCTTCAGTTGCGGCTTCAGCAATAAGGCTGGGATTCATTCCTAAACTTACTACAATAGATTTAGAAGCAGATGCAATATCATTAAATACTTGTTTTAAAAGTATTCCTGTACCTTTTTGAGCGTTTAAACCATCAACTGTCTTACTAACATTATCTAAAACATCTTCAGTGTTTTCACCTTGACTGCGTGCTAATAATGTTAATTGAGCTGCTTCTTTATTACCTAAACCTAATCTTTGAGTTAAATTAGTAAAGGTTTCAAGTGTTTGACCACTTGTATTAACAATTGAACCTAATTCTTTTGATAAATCAACAAAAGATTTTGAAAGTTTAGCAGAATTAATAAAAGCATCACCAGTAGATGCAGCAACAACTTTTAATTCAGCTGAAAGTGCTAAGGATTCTGAGTAGCTTAAGCCTGCTTCTTTTCTAAATGAAGCCATTTGTGCCGAAGCATCAAACATTCCTTTAATAATAAATCCAATTGCACCCTCTATTAAGTTAGCAGTTGAAAATACATCTTTAAAATTACCATTTAAAACCTTAGCAAGAGTACCAGTTTTATCAATAGTATTAGCTTGCTGTTGTAATAAACCTCTTCCTTTTTCAAGAAGAGACATACCTTTTATTCTTTCAGTATTTTGCTTTTCTAAATCTTCAAGTTGTAATTCAGCTAATGCTTGTTGTTCTTTTAGTTCTGTAACTAATTCAGCATTTATTTCTACACCTTGTAATTCTAATGCCTGAATTCTACTTTGAACAGCAGCAATTGTTGCTTGTACTCTAATTTTTTCTTTGTCAAAATCAGCTTGTTTAGCTTGACCTGAAATAATTTTTTGCTGTAAAGCTATTTGAGAATCTAAAGAGCCATTAATCTTTTTAAGACCATTAACAATATCTCTTTCGTATGATTTAGCTACACGTTGTCCTACTGAGCCTAAATTGTCAGTTTTATCAATAGCTTCTTGAATAGCGTCTTGGATGGTGAATCCTAACGAAGTAAAGGCATCTCTCAGAAAGGTTATGTTTTCACTAAACCTATCTGTGAACTGCTGCTGTGCGTTATTAGCGTCGTTAAACTGCTGTTGAGGATCTCCTTCTGCCATTCAACATTTTATGATAAATATTGCACTATTTAAAACTTGATTTAGATTTTTGAGGCATTGATTTCATAAATTGAGGAGTATTAACATTTCCTGAAGAATCCATAATATTAGTAGTATTACTACCGGTTTTAGATTTATCAATTTCTTCTTTTTGTTTAGTATAATAATCCTGTATTTTATTAAAAGTAAATTTCCTTAGCCATGTAGGCATGTTGTAGATAGTTTCCCAAGAATACCCCCCATTTCCATGAAAAACAATTTCATGAATTTGAGTAAATAAATTAAATCTTATTTTGGGTGCTGTTTCAGAGGTCAGGCCAAAAAAAGCTAAGAGTAATTGGAATAGCGGCCTCCTGTCCGCTGTCCGTAGTAAATTTCAAATCAACATCGGGTTGAACTCGTGAAATATACTCTCTTAATGCTCTTGAATCTCTAGCTAATAAATTAGTATCAACAAAATCACGTATAGTTTTAGTATCACTACTACCATTTACAGAAGTAATAATATACTTTAAACGTGTTGATAATTCTGGTGATAATTCTCTACCTAATTTTTTAAGACCTTCTAATTCCTGATTAATTTTTAACTCATCTGAATGGGTTAAAATTTTAAAAGTAATAGCAGTATTAGAAGCTGGTAGGGTAAATTGAAATTCGTTTTTGTATTGAACAATTAATGATTCATCAAAAGGCTTATTTTCTACCTGTGATAAATCAATAGTATATTCTTTATTAGCATACTTAAACGTGTAATCAGCACCATAACCTAAAATTCTAGAAGCTACCATTAGTGCATTTTTATCACCAATGACAAGATCGTCATAATTCATTTTAGTGACAATTAATGCTTTTAAAAGCTTGTCTAAAACAGTACCATTTTGAATATAAGACTGGTTGGTAAGGATATCTTCTTCCTTAGCAGTCATATATTTCATTTCAATTTTACCGGATGATAGAGGACTTTCTTCAGGATATAGTAAGCCTTTTGAAGGTAATTCAATAACCTCTGTTGGAAAACTTGTATTCATATAATTTTAATAACAATTTGCGAGTATACATATTAAAATAAAAAAGAGCTTGACCGAAGCCAAGCTCTCTTTGTAAAGTATGTAAACTTTTTTAGAAGTTTAGTACACAATAATCCATACCTAACACTACAGTCAAGTTGGTAGCAACGTTATCAGTATCCCAGTTGTAGTCACCAAAAGTAGCTGATTTAATAAATGCACCTTTGATTACCCATTCTGATACGATATCACCTACAGGGCCTAAGATATCAATTGTTACATCTTTCTTGTAGAAGTCAGAGTAACCATCTCTACCTGTTACTGATTCGTGGTGTAAACGAGTCCATTCCATTACAGCCTGAGCACCTGAAGGAGTGATTGGGTCAAATAATGTCATTGTGATATCGTTCCATCTTGTTTTGCCTTTGATTTTGCGATATACGTTGATATGATTAAGAACTGTCTCACTTTGATCGAATCCAACAGCCGAGATTGCTTTAATGATATATGATGGGAAACCATCTACATACATTATGAATCTGTTAGGAATTTTAGGTTCAAATGCTGTAAAAAATATTTCGTTCGGATCTAATACTGCCATTTTATGTATTCTTTATTTTATTATAAATATCAACTTTTTAAGCTTTTACCCTGGGAAAGTAGCTCCTGTTGGTAAGATGTTAAAGTCTAGGTAAATGAATTCAGCAGTCTTAGTTGGTTGTAGATAGATCTGACCAATTAATTGATTTCTATCGATTACGTCTGGAGTGTTATTGGAATCATCCATAATTACTCTAAACGCATATAAACCTTGACGTTGTTGAACTGATTCTAGGTATGGGTTAACTTGGCTTAAGAATTGATTTCTTGTAGCAATTGTGTTTTGTTCGAACACTAAATTATTAGCTACTTGAGAAATGTAAGACTTAAGTGAAATTAATAATCTTCTAACATTTACACGATCAAGTGCAGATGCTTTTTTCTGTAGAGTTTTCTGACCATATACTACAACACCTACGTTAGGGAATGTTGCAATTGGGTTTACATTACCGATGTAAAGATCATTACGTTGTGTTTGAGTTAGCTTTTGTTCAGCTCTTACAACTGTATCTAAACCACCTCTGTTAATACCAGCGGGTGCAAACCAAGGATCTGATACACTATCGTTAAATGCATATACACCTGGGATTAATGTAGAAGCTGGGATCCAAACTAACTGGCCAGTGCCTGGGTCTACTGTTTGTAACCAAGGCCAATAAGTAGCAGCATATGAGCTATTGTAAGTTGTTGCTGCTGTGATAGTTTGATTGGTTGAAGAACCATAAGCTACCAAATCAATTACTGCTACTGCATCTCCACGAGTTTGAACAGTGTTAATTAAAGCAGAAATTTGTGAAGTTGCATTATCTTTAGTTAAACCAGGAACTGTAATAACATTATAAACATATTCATCCTGATTCCCCATTAAGCCAATTGCAGTATCGTAGTCGTTATTATCTAAACCTTGAATATTGCCTGATGAGCTAATATTGTTATAGAATCTAGCAGCTCCTAAATTATCATAAAATAAATCACCATTTGCTCCACCAAATGCACCATTAGATGCTATTGGTAGAGAAGCACTCCAGCTTAAAGTTGTTGCGGGGTTAGTACCTACAGCGCCTGCATTATTAAAATAGAAAGGAGTTGGTGAATTTACTGCTGATATGTAAACATATCTTGAGTTGTTTGGATAATTACCTACAACTTCAATAAATGTGTCTGAACCAACTGTAGTAACTTTTTTATAAGTATCACCTATTACTTTCGAAATGTAATTAGGTTGAGTTGGGTCTAATGAAAGGTTTGTCCAAGTTTCTAAAACACTAGGTTCAGTTGCTGTATCATTACCTTGTCTAATTAATAAACTAAATATACCATTAGCAGGATCAACACTTGTAATTTGCCACCTAACATTATTTGCAGAGCCTGAAACTAAAGTACCATCACTGCCAGTTTGACCAAAGAAATTATTTGAACCTGATACATAATTATCCATTATATTACCTTCAGCAATAGTACTAAGAGTAAATGATGCTGTAAAGAAAGCAGCCTGACCGAAGTTAGGATCACTTGGAGCTATAATTGCACTATTTGAAATAAAGGTACCGGCAGAAGCAGTTGCTGAGGTCCATGCAGATGCAGAAGGTACTACTCTAGTTACTAATAAAGTATTTCCTCCGTTTTGGAAATAATTAAATGCAGCAATAGAAGTTAAGTAGCTATATTCTTGGCTACCACTCATAACAGTATTTCCGAACTTTGTAGTAAAGTCAGAAAATGAGGTAACTAAAGTAGGGATTTCTACGGGTCCTAAAACTGTAGGGCCAATAATTGCTGCGCCTACCTCTACAGGTTGTTGTGTTAGGAAAGACTGGTCGTTCTCTCTCGCTAAAACCCCAGGTGATAATAAAGTTTCTGCCATTTTAAATGTTATATTATGGTTTTTATTATAAATATTGTACTTTTCTTCAAAAATACCTTACAAAACCAATTAATATAACACTTTAGCAAAAGTTTTTAGGATGTAAAGCTGCCTTCTTCTAAATTAAATTTCCCATCAGTACCATATTTTTCAACAAGTACTTTTTCAAATTCTTTTAATTTATCTTCGTAAATAGATATATTTTGTTTTATATTTTCTTTACTTTTTTGTAATAAAACAATCTGATATTCTATTGTTCCTAGAGAATTTATTAGTTCAACATATTCGTTTTCTAATTGTCTTAAATTTTCTAGTTCTTCTTTATTTAAAAACTTTTTTTCCATTTCGTATAAATATTATTTTTTTAGTAAAGGTTTAATTTTAGACATAACTAATTGTGGGGTAATTGATTTTTGACAAATATGTTGTTTATCAGTTCCTTTCCAAATAGGACACCAATCCCAATCACCTGCATCAAACACAAAATTTGGATTAGTCCAACACGGAAAACAATTATCTGTTGTTATACGTGTAACACGAGAAGTAAATTCGTGGTTTTTTTCTGCAAAACCATTAATCATAGCTGTATGTTTCCCGATTGTCCAGTTCAACCAAGATAGACCTGAACCTAATCCAATAAATAAATCCGCATGATAAAGATAATTAACTACTTTATCTATAGAATGCCCATAGTGATTAATGGTACCTGGAATTGTAAATTCTTTTTGTGTAAGAGAAATTATAGTATAACCTTGTTGGTTAAGTAATTTAACTAAAGCACACCAATATTCATACTTCCATTCTTTACAACCTGCTGTAGCATTAGGACCTATTACAATATATTTTTGTTTATAAGGTCTTTCACCTTTAGGTACATTAATACCATAATTTAATTCTTTAAATTCTAACCCTAAAATATCTGTTGCAGTTGCTTGCATTGGGATAGTATTACATTGACGAGGGTGATAATTTGGGCTTTTCCAACCCCCATTTTCGTCTCTAAACCATCCTAATTTATAATGAGTAATACATTCAACAGCTGTTCCTGGGTTGGTGAATTCTATGTTTTTGTAAGCTTCTAATCCTTGGAACCAATCATTATGGAATGTAGAAAGTATAACTTTACAATTATGTTTTTTAGCAAATTCAACAACATAAGGAACCCAACCAATGGTATCACCTATTGCTTTAGATTCTACCGTAATTAAAACTTTTTGATTAGTTAAATCTAATCTACTTGCTTCTTTACCATCAATTTTTATTACCCAAGGTACATAGTACTCTGTACTACATTCAACCCACATATTATTGTTAATGGTTTGTGAATGGTGTACTTTACCGGTTGCAGAATCAATAAATTCTATAAAATAACTTTTGTTAATATTTCCTAAAATTTCTACTTTAGGTTTATTTAAATAACTAATATTTATTTTATTTTTATCTTCTACTTGATTATATTCATCTAAAAATTCTTGTAAAGTATTCCGACCAATTTCAGCTACTTTATCCCAATTAAAATTTTGATGGATAATTTCAGACTCTTTATGTGCACGTTTATAATGATCTTGATAATTTACGTAAGCATCTCTCATTACACGAGCTAAATCTTCAAAATCAGGTTCATAATAAGAACCTTCTACAAATTTTCCTTTATAATTTGGATCCTTGGCAGGTAATTCTCCCCATACTTTTACAGGTAATCCTTTACCTTCAGCAAATTCCATTTGACCAGAGCATGCTGAGTAAATAGCTGGAGTACCACAAGCCATAGCCTCAATTAAAGGTAAATTCCATCCTTCACTACGAGCACAAGATAAAAATACATGACCTGTTTTTAAGTATTGAATGTAATCTTCTCTAGAAGGAAAATGTACTACTTTGATGCGAGGATCTTCTAAACCATAATGCTTTAATCTATCTTCAGTAGTTTTTAAACCATCATCTGCAAATGGGTTATCAACCGAAAGTATTAAATCAACTTTCTCATCTGGTTTGAATTCTTTAAGAAAGGTTTCAATTATTTCTTTTGTAGATTTTCTATATTCCCAACGCCCAAACATTACAAATTTAAACCTATTATCCAAATATTCTTCTGGGAGTAATAGGTAGGGTTCAATTTTAAAGATATTAGTGTCTACACCCTCAGGTACAACTTTTACTTTTTCAGCAGGCATACCTTGCTTAATAGTACATTCAGCTTGCCATTTTGAAGGTACCCAAATTTGATCAAATTCTTTTAATTTATTAAAAAAATTTTCAGGTTGTAAAGTAGATTCCCAAACATTATATGCAATTTTAGGACCTACGTAATTATCATAAAAATAATGATGACCCGTAGCTTCTAAAATAATATTAACATTATGTTTAAAATTATTTTCATAATTTTTATATATAGGAGAATCTTGCCTTTCGTAATCTACAAAAAGTGTTTGTTCAACTAATAATTTTTTATCTAAATCATTTAAATAAGGTTCATTATTATGAGGTTCATCTTTATAACCTTCCCAAGTTTTACCTGCAGGAAAATTTCTAACTTTTACATCAAGATGTTTAGATAAATGTCTAAAAAAATCTCTTGTATGATTAGCGTAACCTGTAGGGCCTATATAAGGTCCGTGTGCATAAACTTTTGGTTTCATATTATCTCATTATTGAACAACCCCCATCTAGTCCTCTATATCCATCAAAACCATGATAAATAGGACAAATTGGAACTCCGTGATTTCTTAAATGCTGTCTGAGTAAAGTTTCATTAACAAACATATCATAATAGTACTGGTAATATTCAGGGTTTACAAAGATTGTTCGTAACATTTCAGGAAAGACATTATGGTAGGTTTTCATAACATCATATCCCCCAACAGCAAAAGTATCATTAAGTTGATCAGCCATACCCCATCTATCAGGATATTCAAAAAAATTAACTGCTTCAGGGTTTACTTTAGTAATGTCTTCTAAGAAGATACAATTTTCAGCTACTCTATGTGTCCAAAGTAAATCATATCTTGTTTTTATTACCAAATCATATTTAATACCGGAATTTTCTAACAAATCCCAAGATCGTTTTAAAGATAACCACATTCCCATTTGGGAATTTAAGCGTTGGTTATTTTGTCCTTTTAAATCTGTAGCATCAAACTTTATTGCTTTTTCAAATAAATGTTTTTTAGGCTGATACCAATCTAATAGATTTTTGTAAGTATTTTGATCAACATTATAAACACGTTGCAATTTACCTTCATTAAAAAAATCATACTTGTAAAAATGTTTATCAACCCAAGCATGCATATACACATCAATATCATATCGATCTAAAAACCAACGTTTTAGTTCTTTAAAACCATGTTTGTATCTACGTGGCTGACCACTAATTGTTAAAGCTATTTTCATCGAATAATATGGGCATGAAAATGTTTGGTTAAACTTTCAACATAATTTACCTCTACATTATTTTTTAGCATTACATGCCATTTTAAAAGACTTTCAGCAACAGTTTTATCCGCTGTACTTGTGACAGTTTTTAACCATTCACCATAATCTGGGTCTATAAAAATGTAGTTAAGTATATAACAAAAATAATCAGAATAAATTTCAGCAATATGAGGTCCACTAACTATAAATTGATCATCAATTTCAGATGTTCGTTGAGGGAATCCATTAATATCTGGGTATTTAAAGCAATTATATTTGTTAGGATCTAATTGAGTAATGTCTTTTAGAAAGATACATTTAGGAGATACATACTTAGTAAATTGAAGATCAAATCTATATCTAATAATATAATCATATTCAATACCGGATTCACGTACTAAATTATAACAAGCATGAATTGAATAAGCAGCACTTAAAATATTATGTAATTTATAATTTAAATGAGATCCGCGAATATCGGTTTCATCAAACGGTATAGGTGTTTGAAATTCGTATGCTTTAGGTTTATATAATTTTAAAATTTTATCATAATCACTTTGTGTAAAAGTGTATGTTTTTTTTTCTAAAAAATCATGTCCAGTTTCAAAGACTGATGTAGTATCATACCAAGTATGGATGTAAACATCACAATCATACTTGTTTAAGAACCATTTTTTTAGTTCTTTAAAACCTAAATCATAATTGCGGGGTAAACCGCTTATACAAATTGCTACTTTCATTATCTATAATGACCTCCTCCTAACCAAAGAACAAATGATTTACGAGTACCTTTAATTACAGGTGTAACTCTATGAAGCATAAATGATGGGAAAATAATAACAGTACCCTTACCTTTAGGACCTGTTAAAGGCATTTGCCCACCATTCCAAATTTCTAAATTACCCCCTTCATATTCTTCAGGGCCAGAAAGTTGAACTGTAACTGAGAGTTTTCTAAAAGGCATAAATCCTTGGCTACCTATATCCATATGCCAATCATAGTGACCTTTATTAGTACCATAGTATTCAGTATATTGAATTTGTTCTGGCATAAAGTTTAGATCAAAATGATACATTTCTTTATTAGCTTCATATGCCATTAAACCAATTTTATCGTAAATCCATTTTGTATTTTCTGAAAATGGAATCCATTTAATACTGGAATTGCGAGCATCTAAATTTTCACCTTGATCTTGTCCACCTTGCTCAGTAACAGCTGTTTGGAATTGCATTTCGGCTACTTGAGATTCAATTTGAGATAACTCATCAGTAGTAAAACCTTCTTGAAACCAATAATAATTACATTGGTTTACGGGATTTTCTAAAGGGAATGTATAATTAACATTCATCATGATTTTTTAAATTAAGGATTTGTAAAAGAAATTAAAATATATCGGGTTCCTTCGATTACAGGACGTCCCCCGTGTTTGTGAGTAATTTGACCAGGATGAGCCATAGCATATCCTTTTCTTTGAGGTTGGATTGTTAATTTATAGCGAGGGATAAAAGTACCACCTCCTTTAAATTCATCATTTAACCTAACATTTAATGTAATAGCTGAGCTATCGTGGTGAATATCTAAGCTACCTTGATTATTTGTATCATATTTAGCAATAAAGTTTTCACTTTTTGAAGTTTGCCAATTATTACCTTCAAGTTCCCAAAACCAAATCCAAATAGGATAAACAAATTGTTCTAGAACTTTTTGATAGATTTTTTGCATCTTTAAACTTTCCATAGTTTGGTCTGTTGTAGGATAAAAAGTATGTCTATCAGTTTTCCATTCATTTTGTTCAGCTAAAGCTATTACTTCATCACAGAATTTTTCAGTAAATAATGGGAATTCAATAATATTAGGACCAATTTCATCAGTCATAAGCTTATATTGTCCTTTTAAAATATAAGGATCAATATATTTTTTACACCACTCTTCCCAGTTACTATCATCTAAAATTTCAATTATAGGTTTATTACCTTCAGTTACTCCTACACTTTTATCTTGTTCAAAATAATTAACTTTTGGAGCAGCTACTTTTAATTTAGGTAGATCAGCAAAATCTGCTAAAATATCTTGACGATGAGTCATACCAAAAGTAATTGATAAAAACTCATCTAAAGCAAATATTTTACTTTTATAACGAGGGATCCACTCTTCTACTAGCTTTTGAACACCTGAACGTGATAAAATGTAGGCGTGTGAGTTATATGAATAATCAGGCTCTACCCAATTTCTAAATCCTTCTATAGGTTTTTCTAAATCAGGTTTAAGAGCATTACGTCCTAAATAAATCATATCATATCCTTTATCTAAAAGAGATTTTATATTTTCCCAGTTTACTGGGAGTTGTTCTTTAAAATCTTCTTCTAGAATAAAAGTTATTTCTCTATCATATTCATAAGCATCAACCCAAGCATCAATATGAGCTAAGGCACATCCTACTTCTCCATCTGTTACTTCGCGATTCCACCAATGACAACTACTTTCGATTTTCCAATTTGGGTGTTTTTTAACACCAAATTTTACTAAATCTTTTTGTGTTAAAGTGCGATAATCAAAACCAGTTTTTACCCAGTAGTTATAAAAACCAGGCATAGATAATTTATCGCATTTATCTTTAATTTGCTGAGTTTCATTTAAAGCTATAACGTAAAAATGATCTAAATTCATATTTAATTTTAATAATAAAGGTATCCAGTTTCTTATTGTTACATACCACCAGTCAAGTGAATATACGTAATTTTGTGCTAATTGCCAATTTATATTGTCATTTTCATTAAGAGCATTAAAACCATGTAATGTTTCTTTTAAACCACCCCATTCCCAAGTAATAGGTAATACTTGATGGCCTAACATTTCTAAAGCTGTTAAGCAAAATGTTTCTTCATATGTTGAAGGATAGTACCAATATTGACTATCCGCCATTAATTTATATAATTCTTTTTCGGGTAATGTACCTAAAAATTCTACATCATCCAAACTATCTACCCATTCTTTATAATATTGATTATAATATTCTAAACCATATTCAGGAGTACAAATTTTTAAGCTAGAATCAGGGGCTTCTTGTTTAATTTGAGGCCAATCTTCTAATACTCTAGCTAAACCTCTTTCAGCATGAGATGAATAGATATATTGATTTTTATTTTTTTGATATAATTGAGAAGTTGGTTTTGGGAAGATTAAACCTTTTATTGCTTGGGGTTCAGGAAAAGTTTTTATAATTTTGCTAGCATCAATACCATAACCAATAATTTTAATTTTACTTTCGGTTTCTGGGTATTGTTGGAGCCAAATTTCTCTATGCCATTTAGTTAAGCATATAATATATTTAAGTTTAGGATGGATTAATAATTCTCTATGATTAGGTATTTCTTCTCCATTCCACCAATTATAATAATCGGTATTACTAAGCCAAAATATAGAATTTTTATAATTAAAATCTTCAAATTCTTTTAAATAATGTATATAATTTATTCCAATAATAGTATCAACTGAAGATTCTTCTTGTTTAAATTGTTTAGTAGTTCTATATTTTACATTATCAAAATCTCCAGGAATAACATTTCCAACTACCCAAATATAATATTCAGGGAGTTTGGCTAATTCTTGTGCTAAATAATAAGTGGTTTTTTCTGTACCTCCTAAACCGGTAGTTTCTATAGAAGAAGGACCCCAAGGAGTTTTGTGATAACCTGTGTATAAAACTATTTTCATAAACCTATATATAATATAAATATAAAAGGGGGACATTCAAAGTCCCCCTTATTAAAAATACTTATAAATTTTTAAACTAATTCTAGTTTTTCAAATTTAACATCAATTTTGCTATAGTCTACAGCATAATAACCATTTTCAGCTATTACCACAGCGTCTTCAAATTGTGTTCCTAATAATTCTTGAGCCATTACACCAATATATCTAGTATTAGGATCATTAATGTAATTATACTCGTAAATATTAATACCTAATTTAGATACACCTATTTTTACAATATTTTCTTTTAATCTAATATCTGATGTTTTTCTGTATTGAAGATAACCATCGGCAAAATCTAATGTTTGTGAAAAATTTACTGTAAATAATTTAAAATTTACAGTTAAACCTATAGGTCCAGTACCTTCAGCCCCAATAAGACCTCTAGAACCAATAGGACCACGAGGGCCGATAGGACCTCTAGGACCTTGAGGACTAGAACCAACAGCACCAATAGGACCACGAGGACCAATATTACCAATAGGACCTTGAGGGCCTTGAATAGTACTAGCTGGGCCTCTATTGCCCCGAGGGCCTTGTACTCCTATAGGTCCTATAGGACCTTGTGGGCCCGGACCAATAGGACCAATTATACCTCTAGGACCTTGGGGTGCAACGCCAATTGGGCCAATATTACCAATAGGACCAATTGGACCCCATGGACCACGAGGACCAATAGGACCTTGTATGCCTTGTGGACCTTGTGGGCCCGGGCCTATAGGACCAATAATGCCAGTAGGTCCAATAGGACCTCTAGGACCAATGTTACCAATAGGGCCTTGAATGCCCTGTGGACCTTGTGGGCCAGGACCAATTGGACCAATATTACCAATAGGACCAATTGGACCCCATGGACCACGAGGACCAATAGGACCTTGTATGCCTTGTGGACCTTGTGGGCCCGGGCCTATAGGACCAATAATACCTTGAGGACCAATAGGACCTCTAGGGCCTACAATATCAGTTACATCTCCTGCAATGCCTTTAGGACCTTGAATGCCTGTAGGGCCTTGAATACCTTGTGGGCCTTGAGGACCAGGTCCAATAGGACCTATAATACCTTGGGGTCCTCTAGGACCAATAGGACCAATGTTACCAATAGGGCCTTGAATACCTTGTGGACCTTGAGGTCCAGGACCTATAGGGCCGATAATACCTTGAGGACCACGAGGACCAATGTTACCAATAGGGCCAATTGGGCCTATTATACCCCGTGGACCAATAGGACCAGGTCCAATATTACCAATAGTACCTTGTGGACCTATATTTCCAATTGGACCCTGAATACCTTGAGGACCACGAGGTCCAATAGGTCCTTGTGGGCCTGGTCCAATAGGACCAATAATGCCAGTAGGTCCAATAGGACCCCAAGGACCTCGCGGACCAATAGGGCCTATAATACCCTGAGGGCCTTGAGGACCAGGACCTATAGGGCCTATTATACCTTGAGGACCACGAGGACCAATAGGACCTTGAATATCATTTATATCACCCGGAATACCTTTAGGACCTATAATACCTGTGGGGCCTTGAATGCCTTGTGGACCTTGTGGGCCAGGACCTATAGGACCTATAATACCCTGAGGTCCTCTAGGGCCAATAGGACCAATGTTACCAATAGGGCCTTGAATGCCCTGTGGACCTTGTGGGCCAGGACCTATAGGACCTATAATACCCTGAGGTCCTCTAGGGCCAATAGGACCAATGTTACCAATAGGACCTTGAATGCCCTGTGGACCTTGTGGGCCTGGGCCAATAGGGCCGATAATACCTTGAGGACCAATATTACCCCGAGGACCTTGTATTCCTTGAGGGCCTTGAATACCCTGAGGTCCTTGTGGACCTGGGCCAATTGGACCTTGAATTCCAATAGGTCCAATAGGACCCCAAGGACCTCGTGGGCCAATAGGGCCTATAGTACCTTGAGGACCTTGTGGGCCCGGGCCTATAGGACCAATAATACCTTGAGGACCAATAGGACCACGAGGACCTATAGCATCAGTTACATCTCCAGCAATACCTTTAGGACCTATAATACCTGTGGGGCCTTGAATGCCTTGTGGACCTTGAGGTCCGGGACCTATAGGACCAATAATACCCTGAGGTCCCCGAGGACCAATAGGACCTTGTGTACCTTGCGGGCCTTGAATACCCTGAGGCCCTTGTGGGCCTGGACCAATTGGGCCTTGGATACCTAAAGGACCTCTAGGACCAATAGGACCAATGTTACCAATAGGACCTTGAATACCTCGCGGGCCTTGTGGACCCGGACCAATAGGACCTATAATACCTTGAGGACCACGAGGGCCAATAGGGCCTTGAAGATCACCAGTATCACCTGGGATACCTTTAGGACCTTGTATGCCTGTAGGTCCTTGGGTACCTTGCGGGCCTTGTGGACCTGGACCAATAGGACCGATAATACCTTGAGGTCCTCTAGGACCAATAGGCCCTTGAATACCTTGTGGACCCTGAATGCCCTGTGGGCCTTGAGGTCCAGGACCGATTGGACCCTGAATGCCTAAAGGTCCTCTAGGACCAATTGGGCCTATATTGCCAATAGGACCTTGAATACCTTGTGGACCTTGAGGTCCAGGGCCTATAGGACCAATAATACCTTGTGGACCTCTAGGACCAATAGGTCCCTGAGTACCTTGTGGGCCTTGTATGCCTTGTGGGCCTTGTGGTCCAGGTCCAATGGGGCCTTGAATTCCAATAGGTCCAATAGGACCCCATGGACCTATTAAACCACGAGGACCTTGAATACCTTGTGGGCCTTGTGGTCCTGGTCCAATAGGGCCTATAATACCTGTAGGACCTTGAATACCTTGAGGTCCTATTAAACCTCTTGGACCTTGTGGACCTTGTGGTCCTGGTCCAATAGGACCTATAATTCCTTGTGGTCCACGAGCGCCAATAGGACCTTGTATACCTTGTGGACCTTGTGGACCTTGTGGTCCTGGTCCAATAGGACCAATTATACCTCTTGGTCCTTGTAAGCCTTGTGGTCCTTGAGTACCTTGTGGACCTTGAATACCACGTGGACCTTGCGGTCCTTGATTGCCTCTAGGACCTTGTGTACCCCTAGGACCTTGTGGTCCTTGTAAATCAATTGGTGTTCCTGTTTTACTAGTAACAATTAAAGCTTCAGCAGGTGCATCAAATCGTAAAGCACCCGTTCTATTAGAAACAAGAACTGTATTAGGTACTACAAATCCAGCATTACTATTAATTTCAATACCTGTTGGTTTAATAGTAAATATATCAACACTACCACTTTGGACTGCTAAATCTCCTGTAACATTATTAAAAGTAAAATCTATAGCTTTACCATTTGAACTTTCAATAAATTCAAGGCTACCTGATTTAGGTATTATTTTAACATTTTTAGCCATAGATTATTAAGGGTTATAAGCTGTTAATACTCCGGCTACATAATTAAATGAAGGGTTACCTCCACTAGTATTAAGAGCAAAAGTTGTAGTAACTCCAGTTGGTGCATTATTACCTGCTGGGCCCTGAGGACCAATGGGGCCTTGAGGACCAATAGGACCAATAGGACCAATAGCGCCTGTAGCACCTGAAGGGCCAATAGGACCTTGTGGGCCAATGGGTCCAATGTTACCAATAGGACCTTGAGCACCAGATGCACCAACAGGACCAATAGGACCCTGAATACCTTGTGGGCCTATATTTCCAATAGGACCAGTTGGGCCAATAGGACCAATAGGACCTTGAGGACCAATAGGGCCTGTAGGACCGATAGGGCCAATAGGACCAATATTACCTTGAGGGCCTTGTGGTCCAATGGGGCCAATATTACCAATTGGACCTTGGGGGCCAATAGGACCTGTAGGGCCAATAGGACCAATAGGACCTTGTGCACCAATAGGTCCGATAGGGCCAATAGGACCAATATTACCAATTGGACCTTGAGGACCAATAGGGCCTGTAGGACCAATTGGGCCAATAGGGCCAATATTACCTTGGGGACCTTGAGGACCTATAGGACCGATATTACCAATTGGACCTTGCACACCAATAGGACCTGTAGGACCAATAGGACCGATAGGACCCTGTGGGCCGATAGGACCAATAGGGCCTTGGGGGCCTGGAGCTTGATTATCTCCTTTAGGTCCAATTGGGCCTTGAGCGCCAATAGGGCCTTGAGGGCCAATAGGACCAGTTGGACCGATTGGACCAATAGGACCCTGTGGACCAATAGGACCAATAGGACCTATGGGACCAATATTACCAATAGGACCTTGAGGGCCAATAGGACCAGTTGGGCCAATTGGACCGATTGGACCTTGAGGACCAATTGGACCAATGTTACCAATTGGACCGATTGGACCAATAGGACCTTGAGGACCAATAGGGCCTGTAGGACCAATAGGGCCAATAGGACCTTGTGGACCAATGGGGCCAATATTACCAATTGGACCTTGAGGACCAATAGGACCAATAGGACCAATGGGGCCAGTAGGTCCTATAGGACCAATAGGACCTTGGTTACCTTGTGGACCTTGTGGACCAATTGGACCAATAGGACCAATAGGACCTTGAGGGCCAATAGGTCCAGTAGGACCAATGGGGCCGATAGGACCTTGAGGACCAATAGGACCGATAGGACCAATGGGGCCAGGTGCTTGGTTGTCTCCTTTAGGACCAATAGGACCTTGTACTCCAATAGGACCTTGAGGACCAATTGGACCCGTAGGACCAATAGGACCGATAGGGCCTTGAGGACCAATTGGGCCAATAGGGCCAATAGGACCAATATTACCAATTGGACCTTGAGGACCAATAGGACCTGTAGGACCGATAGGGCCAATAGGGCCTTGGGGTCCGATAGGACCAATAGGACCTATAGGACCAATATTACCAATTGGACCTTGGGGGCCAATAGGACCTGTAGGACCGATAGGACCGATAGGACCTTGTGGGCCGATTGGACCAATAGGACCAATTGGGCCTTGAGCTCCAATAGGACCTTGTGGACCTATAGGACCTGTAGGACCAATAGGACCGATAGGGCCTTGGTTTCCTTGAGGACCCTGTGGGCCAATAGGACCGATAGGACCGATAGGACCTTGTGGGCCGATTGGACCAGTTGGTCCGATAGGACCAATTGGACCTTGAGGGCCGATAGGTCCAATAGGACCTTGAGGACCAGGTGCTTGGTTATCTCCTTTAGGTCCAATAGGACCTTGTACTCCAATAGGACCTTGTGGACCAATCGGGCCAGTAGGACCAATTGGGCCAATAGGACCCTGTGGGCCAATAGGACCAATGGGACCAATAGGGCCTTGAGCTCCAATAGGACCTTGAGGACCAATTGGACCTGTAGGACCGATAGGACCTATAGGACCTTGAGGACCTTGAGGACCAATAGGGCCAATAGGGCCTATAGGACCTATGGGACCTTGTGGACCGATCGGACCAGTTGGACCAATTGGACCAATAGGGCCTTGGGGGCCAATCGGACCAATAGGACCGATAGGGCCCGGAGCTTGGTTGTCTCCTTTAGGTCCAATAGGACCTTGTGCACCTATAGGACCTTGTGGGCCAATAGGACCAGTTGGGCCAATTGGACCGATTGGACCTTGAGGACCGATAGGACCTATAGGACCAATTGGGCCTTGAGCTCCAATAGGACCTTGTGGACCTATAGGGCCAGTTGGGCCAATTGGACCTATGGGACCTTGAGGACCAATTGGACCAATAGGACCGATGGGGCCGATAGGACCTATGGGACCTTGAGGGCCAATTGGACCAGTTGGACCAATTGGACCAATAGGACCTTGTGGGCCGATAGGACCAATCGGACCGATAGGACCAATTGGACCAATAGGACCTTGAGGACCGATAGGACCCGTAGGACCAATTGGGCCAATAGGGCCTTGGTTACCTATAGGACCTTGTGGACCAATTGGACCTTGAGGACCGATTGGACCTTGTGGGCCGATAGGACCTGTAGGACCGATAGGACCAATTGGGCCTTGAGCACCAATAGGACCCTGTGGACCAATGGGGCCAATTGGGCCTTGTGGGCCTTGAGGACCTGTAGGACCGATAGGACCAATTGGACCTTGAGGACCGATAGGGCCAATAGGGCCGATAGGACCCTGTGGGCCAATAGGACCAATAGGACCTGTAGGGCCGATAGGACCGATAGGGCCCTGAGGACCAATAGGACCAATAGGGCCTATGGGACCTTGTGCTCCAATAGGGCCTTGTGGTCCAATAGGACCAATAGGACCTTGTGGGCCTTGTGGACCTTGAGGACCAATTGGACCTTGAGGACCACCACCTGTTATGGTTCCAGCTGTACCTTCTACTTCTAAAGTATTTGTACCACTATTAAACCAAACTTGTCCTGGGATTGGTGAAGAAGGAGAGGATCCTACAACAGGTAATACAAAAGTAGCATTATTAGCAATGGCTAAACTGCCACTATCAATAGTAGCAATGTTAACAGAACCACTTTTGATTGTTAATTGACCCGCTGATGCAAAATCAAATTTAATTTCTTTACCTACAGCAGTATCTTGGAAATTTAAGCTACCTGATTTTGGTATTATCTGTACGTTTTTTGCCATCTTTTATATATACTAATAAATATTAGCCTTTTACGGGATATTCAACTATTAATTTCGGATCTACTTTTCTTTCTGCAAATACTACGTAATAAGCGTTTACTTCTCCACATTCACATGCTACCACGACTTGTTCAACTGACGCTGATAATACGTAGTGAGTACATGATTTTCCAATAGGTGTTAATTGTACTGATAGGCTATCATGGTATACTAAATCTTTCCAGTAATCAGGTAATGTAATTACTCCATCTCCTTCTACTTTACCTCTAATATACACACCAGTTTCTGGTCCCTCAAGCACTGAGTAGCGAAGTCTCCATCCTTCTTTTGAAGGGTGTGGTATATCAAAGTTTTTAACGTTACCATTGATTTCATTAAAGTTATTAATATTAGAAGTTCCGGCACCATCAATATTACCAGTACCATCCATAGTAATGTTTCTAACATTACTAACATCAGTATTGTTCATATCAATGCCACCTTGAACACTAATATCTCCGTTAACTCCTAATGTTGTGCCAGTAAATGTTAAGTTAGCTTCACCATTAATTAGACCAGCGGTACCAGTTGCGGTTAATACGTAGTTGTTAGTATTGTTGTTTATAGTAGCAGCGCCTGACGTACCTGATGAACCTGATGAGCCACTAGAACCGCTAGTACCACTAGAACCGGATGAACCTGATGAACCGCTTGTACCTGAAGAGCCTGATGTACCACTAATGCCTATACCTGATGAACCTGAAGAACCTGATGTTCCTGAAGTGCCATTTACACCTGATAAACCTGAAGAACCAGATGTTCCAGAAGAGCCGCTTGAACCAGATGAGCCTGAGCTACCACTTGAGCCACTTGTACCTGATGAACCTGAAGTTCCTGATGAACCTGAAGTTCCTGATGAACCTGATGAGCCTGAACTGCCAGAAGATCCTGAACTGCCTGAAGTACCAGAGGAGCCTGAAGAACCACTAGTTCCTGATGAGCCTGAGCTACCTGAAGAGCCACTTGAACCTGATGTACCAGAAGAGCCTGAACTACCACTTGTGCCTGATGAGCCTGAGCTACCTGAAGATCCAGAAGAGCCACTAGTACCTGATGAACCTGAACTTCCTGACGTGCCTGATGAACCTGATGAGCCTGATGAGCCTGAAGTACCAGATGAGCCACTTGAGCCAGATGTTCCTGAAGAACCTGAACTACCTGATGAACCTGATGAACCTGAAGTACCACTAGTTCCGTTTATACCTGATAAACCTGAAGAACCAGATGTTCCGCTTGAACCAGATGAGCCTGAGCTGCCACTTGTACCTGAAGAGCCTGAAGTTCCTGATGAACCACTAGTTCCTGAAGAGCCTGAACTACCTGAAGAACCAGAACTTCCACTAGTACCTGATGTTCCGCTTGAACCTGAAGTACCTGATGAGCCTGAACTTCCACTTGAACCTGATGAACCTGAACTACCTGAAGTACCTGAAGTTCCTGAAGTACCACTAGAACCAGATGTTCCTGATGAGCCTGAAGAACCAGAGCTGCCTGAAGATCCTGAAGTACCAGACGAACCTGAGCTTCCGCTAGTTCCTGATGAACCACTAGAACCTGAGCTGCCTGATGAGCCTGATGTTCCTGAAGAACCACTTGTACCTGAAGTACCGGATGAACCACTTGAACCAGATGAACCTGAACTACCTGAAGTTCCTGATGTACCGTTAATACCACTTAAACCTGATGAGCCACTTGTACCAGATGAACCTGAGCTACCTGATGAGCCTGAAGAGCCACTAGTACCTGAAGTACCTGAACTGCCTGAAGTACCTGAACTACCGCTTGAACCTGATGAACCAGAGCTTCCGCTAGTTCCTGAGGTACCACTTGAACCTGATGTTCCTGATGAACCACTTGAACCAGATGAACCTGAAGAGCCACTTGTACCTGAAGTACCAGATGAACCACTTGTTCCTGATGAGCCTGAAGAACCTGATGAACCAGAAGAACCACTTGTACCTGAAGTACCTGATGAACCACTAGTACCAGAAGTACCTGATGAACCTGAAGAGCCACTTGAGCCACTTGAACCAGAAGTTCCTGAAGAACCTGAAGTACCTGAAGAACCTGAGCTACCACTTGTACCTGATGAGCCACTTGAACCTGAAGTTCCAGATGAGCCACTTGTTCCAGAAGTACCATTAATACCACTTAAACCTGATGATCCAGATGTACCTGAGGTACCAGATGAACCTGATGATCCTGATGTGCCTGATGTTCCGCTTGAACCTGAAGTGCCTGATGTTCCTGATGAACCAGATGAACCAGAACTTCCACTAGTACCTGATGTACCGCTTGAGCCAGAAGTTCCTGATGAACCTGAGCTACCTGAAGATCCTGATGAGCCGCTAGTTCCTGAAGTTCCTGATGAACCGCTTGAACCTGATGTACCTGAAGAGCCACTTGAACCACTTGAACCGGAAGTACCACTTGTACCTGAAGTACCATTTATACCTGAAAGGCCTGATGAACCAGATGTTCCTGAAGAACCTGAAGTTCCGCTAGTTCCTGATGAACCTGAGCTGCCTGATGTTCCTGATGAACCTGAAGTACCAGATGAGCCATCTGTACCACTAGTTCCTGATGAGCCACTAGAACCTGAACTACCACTTGAACCAGATGTTCCGCTTGAACCTGAAGTTCCGCTTGAACCTGAAGAGCCACTTGAACCACTAGTTCCTGAAGTACCAGATGAACCACTTGTTCCTGATGAACCTGAACTACCTGAACTGCCTGATGTACCGCTAGTACCTGAAGTTCCGTTTATACCGCTTAAACCTGAAGAACCTGATGTTCCTGAAGAGCCAGATGTACCTGAAGTACCTGAACTGCCTGATGAGCCCGAGCTACCACTTGTACCAGATGAACCATCTGTACCAGATGTACCACTTGAACCTGAAGAACCTGAAGTACCACTTGTACCACTTGTTCCTGAAGAACCTGAAGATCCTGAAGTGCCGCTTGAACCTGAACTACCGCTTGAACCTGAAGAACCTGATGTTCCACTAGTACCTGAAGAGCCATCCGTACCTGAGGTACCTGATGAACCAGATGAACCTGAAGTACCTGAAGTTCCGTTTATACCTGAAAGACCTGATGATCCTGAAGTACCTGAAGTACCTGAAGAACCACTAGTTCCACTTGAACCTGATGAGCCTGAACTACCTGAGGTTCCACTTGTACCTGAAGATCCGTCTGTACCTGATGTACCTGATGAACCGCTTGTTCCTGATGAACCTGATGAACCTGATGTACCAGATGAACCTGAAGAACCACTTGTTCCTGATGAACCATCTGTACCTGAAGTACCTGAGCTACCTGAAGAACCTGAGCTACCTGAAGTGCCAGATGAACCATCTGTACCACTTGTACCCGAAGTACCTGAAGTACCATTAATACCACTTAAACCTGAAGATCCAGATGTACCTGAAGTGCCTGAACTTCCTGAAGTACCTGATGAGCCTGAGCTACCTGATGTTCCTGAAGATCCTGAAGTACCAGATGAGCCATCTGTACCAGATGTACCTGAGGAACCACTAGTTCCTGATGAACCACTAGAACCTGAAGTTCCACTAGAGCCTGAACTACCTGAAGTACCACTTGAGCCATCTGTACCTGAAGTACCAGATGAACCAGATGATCCTGAGCTGCCTGAAGTACCAGATGAGCCATCTGTACCGCTTGTGCCTGAAGTACCTGAAGTACCATTAATACCACTTAAGCCAGAAGAACCACTTGTTCCTGAGCTACCTGAAGTACCACTTGTTCCTGAAGAACCTGAGCTACCACTTGTACCACTAGTTCCTGATGAACCATCTGTACCTGAGGTACCGCTTGAACCTGATGTTCCTGATGAGCCACTTGAACCCGAAGTTCCAGATGAACCAGAACTACCTGAAGTGCCTGAAGAACCATCTGTACCAGATGTTCCTGAAGATCCTGAACTACCTGAGCTACCACTAGTGCCTGAAGTACCTGAGCTACCATCTGTACCACTTGAACCTGAAGTTCCAGAAGTACCACTTGTTCCGTTTATACCTGATAAACCAGAAGAACCACTTGTTCCGCTTGTACCTGAAGAACCATCTGTACCACTTGTACCAGATGAACCAGATGTACCACTTGAGCCACTAGTTCCTGAAGATCCGTCTGTACCTGAAGTTCCTGAAGAACCGCTAGTACCTGATGAGCCTGAACTACCACTTGTGCCTGATGAGCCTGAACTACCTGATGTACCTGATGAACCATCTGTGCCGCTTGTACCAGATGAACCTGAACTACCACTAGTACCTGAAGTACCTGAAGAACCATCTGTACCTGAAGTACCTGATGAACCACTTGTACCTGAAGTGCCATTTATACCTGAAAGACCTGAGCTACCTGATGTGCCACTAGTACCTGAAGTACCATCTGTACCACTTGTACCAGAAGTGCCACTTGTACCCGAAGAACCATCTGTACCTGAGGTGCCAGATGAACCATCTGTCCCTGAAGTTCCTGATGAACCTGAAGATCCAGATGTTCCTGATGAACCACTTGAACCAGATGTACCTGAAGTACCTGAAGAGCCATCTGTACCTGAAGTACCGCTTGAACCATCAGTACCTGAAGTACCACTTGTGCCGGATTCACCTGAGGTTCCTGATGAACCACTTGTACCTGAGGTGCCGTTTATACCGGATAAACCTGAAGATCCGCTGGTTCCGCTTGTGCCTGAAGAACCATCTGTACCAGAAGTACCAGATGAGCCAGATGTTCCGGATTCACCACTTGTACCAGATGAACCATCTGTACCAGAAGTGCCTGAAGTACCTGATGTACCATTTATACCTGAAAGACCAGATGAACCAGAGGTACCAGAAGAACCATCTGTACCCGAAGTACCAGAAGTGCCACTAGAACCATCTGTACCCGAAGTACCTGAAGAACCATCGGTACCACTTGTACCTGATGAACCACTAGTACCTGAAGTACCATTAATACCACTTAATCCCGAACTTCCACTTGTTCCGCTTGTACCTGAAGATCCGTCTGTACCTGAAGTACCCGAAGAACCGCTTGTACCTGATTCACCGCTTGTACCCGAAGAGCCATCAGTTCCTGAAGTACCAGAAGTACCGCTTGTTCCGTTTATACCTGAAAGGCCTGAAGAGCCTGAAGTGCCAGATGAACCATCTGTACCAGATGTGCCTGATGAACCACTTGTGCCAGAAGTACCTGAAGAACCGTCTGTACCTGAAGTACCGCTTGAGCCATCAGTACCTGAGGTACCACTTGTACCTGAGGTTCCATTAATACCGCTTAAACCTGATGAACCTGATGTACCACTTGAACCATCTGTACCAGATGTACCAGAAGAACCACTAGTTCCTGATGAACCAGATGTACCTGAACTACCATCTGTACCTGAAGTGCCACTTGAGCCATCAGTACCTGAAGTGCCACTTGTTCCGTTTATACCTGAAAGGCCTGAAGAGCCTGAAGTGCCACTTGTACCAGATGAACCATCTGTACCAGATGTGCCTGATGTTCCGCTTATACCTGAACTACCATCTGTACCTGAAGTACCAGATGAACCATCTGTTCCTGAAGTTCCTGATGTGCCGCTTGTTCCGTTTATACCAGACAAACCAGAACTACCTGAAGTGCCACTTGAGCCATCAGTACCTGAAGTTCCTGATGAACCACTTGTACCACTTGTACCACTTGTGCCTGATGAGCCATCTGTACCTGATGTTCCTGAAGAACCATCTGTACCACTTGTACCAGAGGTTCCATTAATTCCTGAAAGGCCTGAACTACCACTAGTACCTGAAGTGCCATCTGTACCACTTGTACCAGAAGTACCACCTGTACCTGAAGTACCACTTGAACCATCTGTACCTGATGTACCTGAAGTACCATCTGTACCACTAGTTCCAGAAGTACCATTTATACCACTTAAACCTGAAGATCCGCTTGTTCCACTTGTACCAGATGAACCATCTGTACCAGAGGTACCAGAGGTACCAGAAGTGCCTGAAGAACCATCTGTTCCTGATGTTCCTGATGAACCATCTGTACCTGAGGTACCGCTTGTGCCCGAAGTACCATTTATACCACTTAAACCTGAAGAACCTGAGGTACCTGAAGTACCACCTGTACCACTTGTACCAGAAGTACCACCGGTACCTGAAGTGCCACTTGTTCCTGAAGTTCCGGATTCACCACTTGAGCCTGATGTTCCAGATGTACCATTTACACCTGATAATCCTGATGTGCCTGAGGTTCCTGAAGTACCTATACCTGAAGTTCCACTTGAACCACTTGTTCCAGAAGTGCCATCTATACCTGATGTACCTGAAGTACCTGCTTCTCCTGAAGTGCCACTTGTACCCGAAGTACCATTAATCCCAGAAGTTCCTGATGAACCATCTGTACCTGAGGTACCACTAGTACCTGATTCTCCTGATGTGCCTGATGTTCCTGAAATTCCACTTGTACCTGAAGTACCAGATTCACCACTTGTTCCACTTGTACCAGATTCTCCAGAGGTACCTGAAGTACCAGACTCACCTGAAGTACCGGATGTACCTGAAATTCCTGATGTACCTGATGTACCCGAAGTACCTATACCAGAAGTGCCAGAAGTTCCTGATGAACCATCAGTACCTGAAGTGCCACTAGTACCTGATTCTCCTGATGTACCTGAAGTACCAGTTTCACCTGAAGTACCACTTGTGCCTGAAGTACCAGAAGATCCTGAGTCTCCTGAAGTGCCTCCTGTAATAGTTACTAATACTGCTGTACCTGATCCTGTTGATTCAACTTGTACACCACTACCAGTAAAGTAGAACGCACCGATATTGGTATCAACGAGTGAGCCCGTATAATAAATTGTAGTACCAATAGTAACGTTAACTTCTCCTGGATTACTGCCAGTTTCTGCAACTACACCTGATCCTGTAAAGTTAATTAGTGTAGCGTTTGTTGTTAAGACAAAATTTTCGTCTGAAATTGTAATAGCAGAACCTGCTCCTGAAGTACCTGAGGTACCGCTAGTACCAGTTTCACCTGAAGTACCACTTGTACCAGATGATCCTGAAGAGCCTATGCCTGAAGTACCTGAGGTACCACTTGTTCCTGAAGTTCCTTCACCTGATGTACCAGAAGTGCCACTTGTACCATTAATACCAGAAGTACCTGAAGTACCATCAGCACCCGAAGTACCACTTGTACCTGATGTGCCTACGCCTGAAGTGCCAGATGAACCATCTGTACCTGAAGTACCACTTGTTCCTGATGTACCTACACCTGAAGTACCAGATGAACCATCTGTACCTGAAGTACCTGATGTGCCTGAAGAACCGATACCTGAAGTACCGGAAGAACCATCTGTACCAGATGTTCCTGAAGTACCTGAAGAGCCTGTACCTGATGTACCTGAAGTACCATCTGTTCCAGATGTGCCGCTGGTACCTGATGTGCCTACACCTGAAGTACCTGAAGTGCCATCTGTACCTGAAGTACCTGATGTGCCTGAAGAACCGATACCTGAAGTACCACTTGTACCAGATGAACCATCTGTACCTGAAGTACCTGAAGAACCTATACCTGATGTACCTGAAGTACCACTTGTGCCTGAAGTTCCTGAAGAACCTGAAGAACCTGAAGAACCAGAACCACCACCAGTACCAGTAATTGTAATAGTAGCACCATTTGAACCAGACGCTTCAACAAAAACCCCACTACCTGTAAAGTTTAATGTTGCAACATTTGATACAACTAATGAACTTGTGTAGTAAATATTAACTGCTCCACCTATACCGGAAGTACCTGAAGTACCTGAAGTGCCATCTGTGCCACTTCCTCCACCGGTTGACTGAAAACTCCCAATTGATATTTGGTCTAAAAATCTAGCGTTACTGGCCATTTTATACTTTCAATTATTATATATGTAATAAATATTTTTTATTTTTTCTAAATACCAAAATTTGTAGAATTATTTGTATTTGGTTCTATTCTTATTGTTGATAAATTAGGATCATCAGATGGTGCATTTGCAGATCTAAATCTTGGATCTTGAGCATTATCTGCTGTTTCAGGAACATAAATTTCATTTGTATTTTTATCACTAATTTCCACATTAGGTAATAATTCAAATGGTGAAACATCAGTTTCAAGAGAAAAAATTAACTTACACTTATTATTAAATTTCTTTAAAGAAGCTAAGTCTTTTTGTACTGTGTCTGGGATTAGATATCCATAAAGTTTAATATCAAAAGAAGCACGAATTACTCTTTCGTCATTTTCTTTAATTTCAGTAGTTGTATTGAATTGATCAATACGAGCTTGAAACTGATATCTTGAAGGATTACCCCAGTATGAGTCTGAAGCGTATTCCATGGCTTCAACAATTTTATTTAATTGTTCCATGTAATAAGTATAAACTACACAAGAGTAGTTAACAGTTACATAATCAGGAACTGTAACAGCATAAAATTGTTGTTCAGGAATTCTATTATTTAACACACCAAAATTTGAATAAAAATTTCGTGTATCATATTTTTTCTTCATTACAGCATATAAATTAGGATAATTTGCATCTAATTTATTAGCTATACTTCTATTTTTAATAATGTTATTTCTTTTAAACATTACCATAGGTGCCATAATAGCACCATTTTTATCCTTTAAATACCCATCTTTTAACATTGATTTCCATTTTTCAGGAGAACCATATATTACAGGAACTTCAATTCTGTTACCATTTTGTATTACGTAAGGTTTAATTACATTTTGGAAATAATAAAGAATAGATTCATCTATATCTTGTAAACCTACAGTAAATGGTTTTACAGTATCACCTTCCCAACTTTGTTGAAGTGATCTGTTAGGCCCGTTAAAATTAGGATTTGCTAAATTAGGATCACCTAAAATAGCATTTTGCCCTGCATACTCATTGCTAAGTTGCTGTTGTGTTTTTGGAATAGGTTTTCTACTTTCGGGCATTACATTCTTTCTAAAGTTATACTTACTTTATCAGCCGGTACATAGTGAGTTTGACAAGCTACAGCTACGTTATATCCAAAATTTCCTAAACCAGGATTAAATCCTGGGGGTTGGGTGTCATTTGGATAGTCTGGGTTTTTACCTAAGAAATATTGAGTTTCCCAAGCTCTATCTACTTCATAATATGAATTTTGATAATAAATTATGTCACCTGGTTGAGGTACATAATTAGCTCCATAGATGTTTCCAAAATCGTAATTTCTGTTAAAATCATAAAATTTTTCAAGTAAATCATCTCTTAAAAATTGGAAGATAGGTTTCCAAGAAAAGTCCACACCAAAATCACTAACAGGATTTTGTGATTCAGGTATATCAATAATACAATATAATAATACAGGACCTATATAAAATTTTTCTTGAGAAGCTTCGCCATAAATGTTTGAATTAGTTTGGCTAGGTCTATATTTGTAAAAAGCTGCTTGTTGAGATATAATATTACCCATCAACTCTCGGTTGATGTGTCTAAACATACTTATATCTCTTTTTTCTCCAAATAAAGCCATTATCCTATATAAATTGTCATTGGAACATTATTTAATTCTGATTTAGCGAATTCTGCTTCATCTTTTCTTCTTTCAAGACGTGCTTTACGAGAAGTTTCATCAAAATATTCTCTTAAACGAGCTATTAATTTATCTTTTTCGTCTTTAGCAGCAGCAATTAAATCACCACCATTAAGTGTTACAGCTGCTCCTGGGATAGGGATTTGGGAATATTTATTTCTTACATATCCCAACATTTCTTTAGCTTGAGCTAAAGTATATTCAAATATCCAAGAACGACCTATAGAATTTATTTGAGAATAAACTGGGTTATTGTAAGGCATGTTAGATACATTTGTAATATATCCTGAACCTGATGCTCCACTACCAGTTTGTATAGAGTCTAAATATCTTTCACTCTTAATAATATATTCAAACCAGAAATTTACTCCATCATCTGCTGGAGTAGGTACTGGGAATACTTTAAGTTTATTATTTATAAGTTCAAAGCTATAAGCTGAGAATAAAATATCGTTTCCAAGTTCTACTTCTTGGATTGCTGCTACGTTGTATGATAAAGGTGTTACAAAGAAATTTGTACCGGCTCCATAACCAGCCACACCACCTAAACCACCAAAGAAAGAGCCCCAACCGGCACCTAAACCAATACCACCTCCGTAGTAATAGTCTGCAGATGCAGGTACACCTTGATAAAAAACTCTTTTAATTTCAAGCTCACTACCAGAAATACCTCGATCTTCAGCCCATTGATTTAAATCATATTCTTGTACACTACCTGTTAAAATAACAGATCCGCTATACCAAGTTACATTACCCCCGGTTCCGGCTTCAGCACCATATTGTTCTGAAACTCTAATAATATTACTATAGTTTGGGGTAATACTAGCATTTTGAAAAGTATCTGGTGCTTCTTCTAGGGTCATTCCCTCGAAGTTTACAAGATTCTCTCTAACTAAATAAGCATAAAGTTCATTACCATAAACTGTAACCGCCATTTCAAAAGCAGTCCAAAAGTTTAAATCTTGTAATTCTACGTTTTCAATAGGCCATCCTAATCTTCTAGCACAGAAGTTTGTGACACTATTTGCATCATTTTGGAATTGTACATCATTATCATAAAACCCAAAAGGGGTAGGAGAAGGATACACATTCGATTGTGAAGTGTATAAATTTAAAGATTCTGTGAAATTTGAGGAGCCACTATATATAGGGATATTCATTCTGCCTTTTTGTTATAAATATCAAAAAGACAATAAATCAAACTATTTTCTTGAAGTTCCTGATGTACCTAATTGTACACCTATTTCTTTAGCCTCTTCATAGTAATTAATTAAATCCCCAACAATAGGATCTCTATGGTTTTGCTTTAAAGTAATAGCCTCTAAATTTTTAATTTTTCTAGCTCCTTTATATAAGAATCTAAACCCAGAATCTTTTTTGTTTTTAAGGTCTACTTGAATATCGTCACCACAGATAATCATTTTAGATCGTAAACCTATACGGGTTACAATCATTTCCATTTGCTCGTGGGTAACGTTTTGAGCTTCGTCTACAATAACAACACTATCAAGAAAAGTCCTACCGCGCATAAAAGATAAGGGTACAATTTCAAGAGATCCATCTTCGATAAGTTTTTCGACTTTGGTTTTATCATATAAGGCATACATGTTTTGGTAAATTGGTTGAATCCAGGGATCCATCTTTTCTCTTAGATCTCCTGGTAGAAAACCTATTTCTTCTTTTGAAACTGTTGGACGTGTAATGATAATTTTATCTACCTCTCTCATAAATAATTTTTCGAGGGCAATTTGACACGCTAACAATGTTTTACCTGAACCGGCTGCTCCAGCTAATAATGTAACTGTACTTTGAAGTATTTTTGCTTTAGCTTCTTTTTGTTCTTGGTTTAATTCTATTTTAAATTTTATTGGGTTTTTTGGTTTACGTTTTTCTTTGAAAATATCTTCGTTAGATGTTGTATCCATTTTTAAAATTTATTTTTACTAGCTTATCTAAACCAGCATTTACGTGCATTGTATCTTCTAAAACTAATTCAAAGTCAAAACGTTCATCCAAAGGTAGAACTAAATCAACTTGAGACCCCCATCTAATTAATGAGAATCTTTCATTTTGGGCAAACACATCATATTGTTTGTTTGTAAAAGGAGCTATAACATTTACATCCTCATCTGCGATTTGTACTAAATGATATGAATAATCTAAAGATGGAACATAAATTTTGTTGTACATTCTTTCATTAAACTTTAAATAATCCATATTATTAGGATTAATTGCAGCATTAAGAATGTCTTTTTCAACCGCTAACATGGGTTTATTTGTGCTTTCAATTGGGTCTAACGGCTTATACGTTAATACTCCCCCATATGGTATGCGATTAATGTGAACGTCGTAGAACGACATAAAAATGCCTATAACTAAACTAGGTACGTTATAATCTTTATCACCTATAACATCCTGAAGTGTGTAGTTCATACCTTTAATTTCAACTACAGGCTCTGATGGGTCTGTAATAAATTTTTGGTAAAGAATTGTACCATCAGCAGGACTATAAAAATGTTCAAAATCTATATAGTTAGGACGTAACGGGTCTCTAAAGAAGAATACATTTGATAATTCTCCGATAGGTAGTTTAGATAGTTCTTCTACTTCACCATCTAACCAATCTTCTAAATATTGGGCCATTAAACTAAACTTTTAGTGTAATCTACGTAGTTAAGGTGCATTACCATACATGAAAGAAGAGCACCTGATTTCATATATTCTGAGATATTGAATATAATAGGCTCCATTCCCTCGTTAGCACAAATTTTTTCTAGTGATTCAATCTTATGTTTTTCACCATCATACAATTCGTCTGTACGCTTTAATTCAGAAATGTTAGATGCTGCGAGAACCATATTTCCTAATCTTACAGCGTTTGTAATACCACCATATGCGTCATCAATATCAATATCAATGACCTCAGTTACAGATTCCATAGCTTTAATTTCTTTAGGAGTAAAGAGTTCAGTACAAACTAAAGTTTTATCTTTAGATAATGGGAAAATAGAACAATCTAAGTGATATAGATATTCATCTACCATTTTAACGGGGATAATGTTCATATTAAATTGTTCAGCCATCCACTCATATGTTTTGATATCTGAACGAATTCCGTAACCACCAATGTAGATATTATCGTGTAAGTATTTTAAATCTGCCTCGCCTTCCCATTTATGAGGACACATGTGAGTATTGTAACCCATTAAATCAAAAAATGGTTTACCTACTTTCTCTTCACCTTGTCTTGGTTCTGAGGTAAAGTTAGATAAGACTATATTGTTTGAATCTTTAATGTGGGGTAAATAAATGCCTAAATTAGCTACATATACTTGATCCTGGAAGTTACCAGCGCTTGGTAAAAGATAGGTTAAAGAAGCACCGGACATAAAATTATACAAGTCTAAAAATTGCTTGTAAGCTTTACCTCTATTGATTTTTAAATCTTCAGCTTCTAGTTCTTGCATCCAAACATTGTTTGGATTCGAGGTATCGAGCGTAAACGGGAAATTCATTACATAACTTGGTACCTGCAATTGCGAGGGAGTTTCTTTCATTATAATACTTTTAAGTTATACTTACTTAGTTCCCCTATAAATATAGTAAGGGTACTTAGAGTAGAAAAAGGCCTAGAAAATTCTAGGCCCTTCTTTACAAATATTAAATTTTTATCCTATTCTACCAACAGTTAATATAACTGAAGGAACAGCAGGTCCTAAAGTAGGGGTTCCATTATATAGAACAACAGCATTATTATCAGTGCCTGCCATTCTTAATTCATAATAATCTCCTGCTGAAGCTGAGAGATAAAAATTCCATGCAGCTACAGAGGAATCATTAGATCCACCTCCTAAAGTAACTCCTGTATTACTATCATCAACATTATTTCCATTTTTTGCTAACCAAATATAAACTGTATTATTACTATTATTAGTTTTACTTAATTGAGCTGAAAATTGAAGATCATAGATTCCAGTATTAGCTATTTTAATTTGGGTTTTATCTGAGCCACTAATACTAATACCACTAGCAAAGTCTGTGGTACTATAAGACATTGAATAAACTGTATTAGTTACTGATAAAGATATAGATGCTGTATGATACGCTGATAGATAATAATTAGTAACCCCACTACCACCTGAAGTTCCACTAGAACCTGATGTTCCTGAAGAACCTGAAGAACCAGATGTTCCACTTCCTGAAGTTCCACTAGTACCACTTGAACCGGACGTCCCTGAAATACCCGATGTTCCTGAAGTACCATTTATACCTGATGTACCTGAAGTGCCTGCAACTCCTGAAGTACCCGAAGAACCAGAAGTACCACTACCTGATGTACCTGAGGTTCCACTAGTACCTGATGTTCCGGAAAGAAATTGTGAATATTCTACTTGTTTTGTGACACTATCTTGAACTACAACAAATAATTCATCTCCTACTAAAGGACCAGCTACAGGTAATTGAGATATAGGTAAATTAGGCATAATTAAGTTATTATTATTTTGGAATTATCTTCTTGTAAAATATAAAATAAATTTTCTTGAAGCAAGAAATTTTCATCTTCGGTTAAATCAACATCTCCTTTATTTTGATACGTAATCCAATTTTGTCGAGCAATAGTTAATTCATATAAATATTGATTATAATATTTTACCTGTTCATTTAAAGGTAATTTTTTTATATGTTCAAATTGAACAAATTGTGGCCATAATATTTCTTCAAAAATATTCATATAATATAAATATTGTAAAATGAAATAAGAAAGCCCCGCTTTCGCGGGGCTCTCCATTTCTATTCTAGGTTAGATTAGAAGCTGGTTAAACCAGAAACGTAGATCTTACCATAGAATTCAGGACGTAACATCTTCTTAGCGTAGCGAGTCAAGAGACCTTTTCTTGGAGTGAAGGTTTCTGGATCGTAGATAAGAGGAGTCATGATTAATGGAATGTAAGGAGCGAATACAGCACCAGCTTCCAAGAATTGAGTACCACGGAAGCCCATAAGAATTGTGTTTTCATTCATGTATGGGTTCTTGTATACAGTGTATCTGTTGTTGATAGCACCTGCTTTCTGTACACCAAAGGCGTAAGTCATTTTAGATACATCACCGTCAGAATTTGAAGCATATCCAGGGATAGATTCAAGAACTGTAGCTACAGTTGGAGAACATACTAAGAAGTTTGCACCACCACGAAGAGTTAACTGGTGAATCTTGTTAGATAACTTCTGCATCTTAGTACCAAGGGTTTGGAACCACTGGCCTTGAGTGTTGTAGTAACCACCGTTAGTAGCAGTTAACTGGCTAAAGTTATTAGTACCTGGATTGTAGAATTCGTTAGAAACTGCTGACCAGTACTCTGTACCTGCACCTGCGTCTTCAATTAACATGTCAAGGATTTCAAGGTCGATTTCAAGAGAAATGTACTCGCTCATGATGTTAGTTAATTCAGCTTCGGCGTCAAGAGCTTGGTAAGCATTAAGGTCTTGTGCGAATTCTGGAGTCCATACTGCTTTTAACTTCTTGGTCTTAGCAACAATTGCTTGTGACTGCATCTGGATGTTGATCTGTGGGATCGCGATTTGAGTTGCGTCAAGAGAGTTAGGAATGGCGTATGTGTTATCAGCTTCAAAGTCACCGATTTGGTATGGAGACATTGTAGTTGCCTTCTGGTAGAATACTTGGAAATTACCAGTAAGAGTACCAGCATTTAAAGCATTAACTGCAAGGTTTGCTAAAGCAGCTGAAGTTGTGAAGTAGAAACTAATAGTGTTAGCAGTGTAGTTGTAAGTAGTAAATGCTGGTAATAAGTTATCAGCAGTAAACGAACCTGAAACAGGAACGAAACCTCTTACGGCATCTGGATCAAAGTTAGGAAGCTCTGTAGTAGCAGTAGCAACAGTTACTTTTAAGATTTGATTAGCAGCTGCTGAAGCTGATAATTCAGAATCAAAGTTTAACTGAGACCATAAAGAAGCAGAGGCCATAGATAATGAACCTGTACCTACTGATTCAGAGAACTGGTTGGTTGAGTAAGTAAACTTACCAGCACCATAAAGACCACCAGTGTTGTTTTCAGCTAAGTTGCTAACACCAGTAGAGAATGGATATTGTGCAGATCCAGTGTTTCCGTAAAGTGACTCACCAGCAGTAAATGGAGTTTTAGTATTACCATACTGGAAATCAAGGAAGAACACAAGGCCTGAAGGAAGGTTCATTGGCTGTACAGAAACGAATTCTTTAGCAGCGATTTGACCAAATACCTTACGTACCAATGGAAGAGCTACACCAGCCCATTCAGCACCTGTACCTACTGTGAAGGCACCAGCACCGTTACCTGAACCACCACCAGGGTTAGTTGAGGTTTCTACTACAAGCTGCTTAGCTTGGTTTTCAAGGATCATTGACATGTTGTTCTTGTCAGTCTCACTACCGAGACCTTCAAGTAAACCTGTCTTCTCCCACTTTGCAGCTAATTTAGCTGCGTCAGACTGAAGGTTTTTCCAACCAGCAGCTGATGACTCTAAAAGAGATTGAAGTTGTGACATTTTGTTTATTGTTTTTTAAAATTAAGATTTAATGATACCGGCAAGTTTCTGCCATCTCATAACTTGTTCTGTTGATTCAAGTATTGGTTGCTTATTGGTTGTTGGGGCAACACCAGCTGCTTTTGAAGCTAAACCTCTGATTGATTCATTAACAGGAGCTTTCTTTTCTTTAAGCTCGGTAGATAATGTTTCAAATACAAGTTTAGTTTCTTTAACTGTTGCTGCTTTATCAAAAGCTTGCAATACTTTTATCTTTTGGTTTTCTGTAAGATTCTTTGCTCTGAAAATCTTGTTAGTGTAAAGAAGTTTAGCATTTAAGAGTTTAACTTCATTTAAAGTTGAAGTTAATTCTTTAATGTTAGATTCCATTTCTTCTAAATCTTTTTCTTCTTTTCTAACATTAGAAGTAAAATTAGCAGGGAATACATCAGTTTTGTCAATAAATTTAAACATTTCATCATCGATTAAAGGACGACCTGCCGCAGCATTATCCTTTACTCTTTTAATGAACATATTTACTTTATCCATTACATTCTCATCCATTGCTTCTTCCATCTTTTTCTTAGATTTTTCATAATCAGCGATACCTTCTTCTTCAGCGGTGTCTTTTTTAATTTTACCACGCTTTCTAGAAGGAATATCACCTTTACCTCCGCCGTACATCTCATTCATAGTTTCTTCTTCAGCATCCACTTCAATGTCCATATCCATTTCCATGTCATCTTCAGCTTCAAAGTTTTCACCGGCTTCAATTTCACCAGCTTTAACCATATCTTCGATTACGTCTTCAATAAGAGCTTTTAAATCTTCTTCGCTCATATCCTCTAGGTCGATTTCTTCTTCTTCGCCAGCTTCTTTACCTTTTTCGAATTCGTATTTTTCGTCGTCACCGACATACTTTTCTTCTTGGTCTTCAGCTTCGTTAAGTTGAGATTCTTCCTCGAGTTCTGCAAGGAGTTCTTCAAGATCCATCTCTTCTTCCATATCTGCTTCTCTCATCTTTTCGGTTTCCTTTTCAGGTTTATCATCGCCTTTAAGATCTTTACGCATCACTGGATTAGACATTTTCTCTTTGAGCTCCTCTTCTTCGTTGTACATCTCTTGACCTTCATAAGCTTCATCTTCGTCAAGTTCGGCAATTTTTGCCTTTAACTTTTCCGCAAGATAGGGAGCAAATGTTTCCTCAAGAGCTGCCTTGGCATTTGCGATGGCGGCTTCTTTTACAGCTTTAGCATCGGCAATGGCCTCGTTAAGTAGTTCTCTACTATTACTCATTGTCCACAAAATTTGTTTGGGGGATACGTTTATTAAGAAACGTAATAAGGGTTATAATCACGGATGTCATATAAATTCATGACATATTACGATGATACGTATATCAAGATCTCTAAAAATCGCATCATATGAAAAAAATGGCCTTCCCGAAGGAAGGCCGCCCAAGGTAGCGCCCGAGGGAGATTTATAAAACGGGACAGGTCCCGTTCGCACAAAGGATTTCAGTAAGTAATGAATTAACTTTTTGATATTTGTTAAACTTTACTTCTTCAATTCCTTCTTTAACTAAGTGCATGTATGAGCCTGGGTTAGATGGTGTTGAAACAAAGTCCCAACAAATAAGATTAAAGTCATCTTGTACTTCCATCATACCACCTGACATAGGTTTTAGTGAACCCTCACCACGTGAAGAAACACCTACTACTACACCATTTTCAATAAGAGCTTTAAGGATATTTCCTGTTGCTGTAGGTAGGATTTCAATTTTACCCATAACTTCATCCCCATCCCACCAAACTTCTCTAATAATGTGTGATACATTTTTAAGGTTGATAATTGAAGAATCTGGGTGGTCTAATTCACCAGTTGCTCTATTTTCTTTGACTATATCTTGATATTTGTCGATTTCTCTTTTCCAAATTTCAGGAGCATAGTATCTAGAGTTACCATTTTTAACACCAGCAGTAGCTAAAATACCCTCAACAAGAGGATTTCCAGCAGGTGTTTTAAGACCTTCAGTTAACTGAACTGGGTTAACTTTAAATAATTGGGTTTCAATTAAAACCTGTTTCATTTTTCTTCATTAATTTCTTTAGCGATTTCTAAGATAGATTCTTTTAAATCACCATATCCTGAAGATTTGTATTTTCCAGTTGCTTCTTTAGGAGTGCCTAAACCAGGAGCTTCGGTTTGATATCCAATACCTTTAACACCGAATGCAGCATTTTTCATATAATAAAGACTATCTTTTGCCATGTTTTTTGCTACTATTCCTTTTAACTCGTCAACTGTCTTATCTTTATTTTTAGGATCTTTCATTTCAGCATAGTATCCTTCTAAGAAGGCTTCGCCGTAAATGTTATCAATATTTTTATAATCAGTATAATCGTATCCTGTTTCTTTATCTAAATCTTCTACTTCTTTAGAAACTTTTTTATTCTCAGCTTTAGTAGTTTGTTCATCTTTAGGTTTAGGAGCATCTACAGGATTTTCAGCTACAGAAAATTCTTCACTTAAGAAGTTGTTAAATGTATTAAATGGGTCGATTGCAGGTTTAGATACAAGACCACCAATCATAGTAGCTTCTGTAATAATGCCTCTTTGTTTTAGGATAAGAGTAGTCTCACCAAATCCATAATGATTAGGAATTAGATTTGGGAATAATTTTTTGGCGTTTTTTAAGAACACATCTTTGTGCCCTTTGCCTTCTTTGATCAAATTATATTGATTTTGTAAACTTTTCATTCTTCTGGCTTTAATATGTCCTTAATATCTTTCAAATAGTCTAAGACTAAGTCTGTTGGGGTAATAATGCTATAATTGGGACTTTTTTTATAATAAGCTAAAGTCTTTTTTTGAGCATCGCGTAACATAGGTTTTAATTCACTCATTTGCTTTTCAATTTCTTGAAACGCTAAAATTCTTTTTTTAATAAAGTCTTTTTTACCTTGGTCGGCATTAAGACCATTTAAATACTTATCTAAAGAATTAACACCTTCCATAATTATACATATTTGGTTCCCCAAAGATACTTAGTGTCTATGGCTTTTGATTGAGCTGCTAATTTTTTAGGATTTACTAATTTGTATTTCCAAGCTTTAACGTAATAATTGTCTGTAACTCCTTTGGGTCCTGCTTTAGGACCAGGTCCTAATGTTGCACCTGGATCAGCTTCTGGAAGGGGTTGTTTTTTAGTTTTCTTAAATGCAAATGGAGTAGCATATTGAGCACCTGTACCAGGTGTAAAAGAAGCAGACCCCATTGTTCCTGAGGTCTCGTCTACTTTCTTAGCTAATTTGTATTTATAGTGTTGATTTGCCATTTATACTTCTAAATTCTTCTAAGAGTTCAGCATACATTAGAAGGTTAGTTATATCTTCATTAGTAATAGGAGTAGGTTTTTCAATCTCCTTAATTAAAGATAAAACTTCTTCAAGTTTAATAGCGACAACTTTATTATCAACTCCTTTTAAGATAGTATTGAGTTCTTCTTTAATTAAATTTACTCTTTCGTTATAGAAAGTTTTTAATTTAGACGTAGACTCAACTGAAGTGATAAATTCTTTTAGAATTTCTTTTTGGCTGGGATAGAGGTTGGCGTATTTACCATTGAATTTTTCAAGCATTAATTTGTATGCTAAAATTCTAACGTCTTGATCCTGATTTTTAAATTCCTCTAGGATATCATTTGTTACTTTTTCTTCTGAAATAGGTGAAGAACTAAGATATTCTAAAAGAGTTATTTTATTGTTTACAATTAACTCAGGATTTATGAATTCTGAGGAATTGGTAATTTCTAATAGATTATAGAAAGAGGCAAATGCTTTGTAATTAGGAATTTTATATTTAAAAAATTCTTCTAAGTTATAATGTTTTTTAATCTCATTAATAAGATTATATTTTTCTCTTCTAAGAATACTTCTATTTAATTTAACTGAACTTTCAAGTAAAGTGTTAACTAACATATTAGCTTGAGACTCATGTAATTGAGTGTTTTTATTTAAAGCTTCGTATAATTTTAATTCTTTACCTAATTCACTTTTAGCAAAAAAAGTCTTAATGATATTAAGCGCTTGAGAATTTGCACCATTTAGGGTATCTGCTGTTACTTGTCTTACAAGTAACTCAAATAGGATACCGGTATTCTTATATTTTGAATGTTTAATATTCATTCCTAAATCAGGATTTCTTATAAATATATCAGGATTCTTACTCAGTTAAATTAGATTCATCTAATAATGACTCTTTATTTTTGTCACTTTCAAACACTAATTGTTTAGATAAACTTTCAATTAACGTTCTGTTTTTAGCGAATACTGATTTAGCATTTTCTAAGGCTAAAGGTGATCCACCTTTAAAATTAGTTCTACCAAATTCTTCTTGGTCGTCAACTTTCATTGACTTAACACCTAATCTATCCTTACCAAAATTATCATCTTGAGTATTTCTATCTGATGATTTTTCTTCAGGGCGGCCTAATGGTACTTTTTCATCATATCCATCAGGTACTGAGTTAGCTTCATATCTTCCTTTACCATATAAAGAAGCTAAATCGTGTGGGGTACCATAAGATTTACCTGTTTCTAATGGGTCATTACCTTCATCAGCAATTTGTTGATTACGGAAAGCACGTTTTTGGTCTTCAATAATAAGATCTCTATATTCATCGAATTGATCTTCACTGAAGTGGAACACATTATCGTAAATCCAATCTGTTGGAAGGATTTTACTATCTAAAATATCTTTAGCTAATGCTACTTTTTCTTTTAATAATGCAATTTTTTCCTGATCGTAAATAATTGAAGGAGTAGTTAAACTTAACTCGAAATTAGTTAATTGTTCTCCATCATATCCTTGTGTGTATAAGTGTACTAAACCAATTTTATACAATTCAGATAATACAATCTTTTGGATACGTTCAATTGTACGAGCAAATCGAATATCTTCAGCAGCTAATGTAGCTTTACCTGTCAAATCTTTCTCGTAACCCATAAACGCTTTAGGTACCTTAAGAGCAGCAAATAATTTGTCTCTTAAGTAAGCAACGTCTTCAATACCATTGTATTCTAGACCTTTTGTAGTATCGATTTTAGTTGCCGTGTCATTACCTCTTACTGGAATGAAGAAATCCTCAAGGATATTCTGCATGTTATATTTTAAGTTATATTCACCAGTATTGGGATCCATTAACGGAGTTTTCTTCATATTGTTGATTGTCTTCTGCATGAAAGCATCAACTTCTTGTGGTGGGATGTTACCTACGTTAATATAGAAAACACGTTTTTCTGGGGCGCGAGCAATTCTGTGAATAAGCATCGCATCTTCCATTAACACATATTGCTTAAATAAACGACGTGCTGGTTCTAAGTAAGAACGACCATAAGGAAGATAATTTACATCCGTAATTAAACGAAAGTGAGCAATCTCATAATTGTCAAATTTAATTTGATTAGCCGTATCTATTTTTTCATTTGGAGTAGCATAGTAACCAGAACCTCCAGTAAAGTAACCATCTGGGTTGTAGAGGAATTCTACTTTAGATGGGTTTTTAGGGTCAAAATTTTCTTTTCTTTGAATGTGGTAAGCAGTATAAGGAATAACATTGTATACTCCGAATTTTTCTGCAATTTCTAATTTGATAAAGAAATCACCATACTTACACATTTGACGAATCCAAGACCATAGGTTGAATTCGATATTTAAAACATCATAGAATAAATTGTATAAAGTTTTTTGAATATCTTCATCACTACTTCTAATTTGAAGTACCTCACCCATATCATTTTTTAGGGTACATTCGTCCGCTACAATATCAAGAGCAGAAGCAATAATTGCATCTGTATCCATCTGATCGTAATCACCATATAGATAAGTTCTATAATATTGATAGTTAAGGTTAAATTGTTGTGCTAAAAGAGATGTAGCTGCGGGGTTGGTATAAATTTTACCAAATCTATCTACAACTGAGTTGGTTTGGAATTCACCTGTGGTTTGAATTCTATCTGGGTCAATAACTTTTAATTGACCATCTCCTTCACTACGAATAATAACGTCCGTAGAGAAGAGTCTTCTTAACCTTGAAAATATATCAGTTTGTGCCATATCTAATAAATATTATAACAACCATCTTAAATCCTCATTTTGCCCATTTACTTTATGGTTATAAGGATTTTCAATTTGACGGCCGTATGCGAATTGTGGTTGATCTCTTCTTTGAATGTTATTTAAAGCACTTCGAGTTAGATCTAAGTTTTGTTGTTGGAATTTAAGTGAGGTATCTCTTAAGAACATACCAATGCCAAATGGCATTACTAAGTCATCATTATACCCTGTTTGAGCTTCGGGACGACCATTCTTCCAAACAAATACTTTCATTTCTTCAAGTAAACGCTTTGAACGAATAGTTACACTTTTATCTCCCACGAACTCTCTAAATTTATTAACTACTAATGGTCGGGTTCTCATTGACATTGTAAAACCAGGAACCATATTTGAGTCATTTTCATATGATTTAAGATACGACTCAGCTGTTAATTGATCACTCTTAGGTGAGTGATAGAGGTTTCTATATCCTCTTTCTATTACGGCTTCAATAGTTGCCCAACCAATTGAAGCGTTTTCAATAACAAGAAGTGCGTTATTGTATTCAGTAGCAATTGCTACTAAAAGAAAACCAAATTCTCTAGTAGGTAATTGACCCTTATATTCTGCTACTTGTATATTAGTTTCAATATCAATTACGTGGAATGTAGAAAAGTCTTTACCATCACCACGAGCAACGTCTGCTAATACCATATAATCTCTAGAATAATCAGCAGGTTCCCAAACCCATAAATTTTGGTCTACACCTCGTCTTTCAACTGGATCTTTAATAGTAGTTTCTTTAATAAATTCTAACCACTCTGGGTAGAATACTACATCACCTGAAGTGCTAAAGTCACAGTCACATTCTTGTGCTGCTAATCTAGGGTCACCAAGTAATTCGTCTTGTCGTTTTCGCCAAGCTTCATCTCGTTCAGGGTGTACAAACCAAGGTAATTTGATAGGTAAGAAGTCGTTCTCTCCCGATTCCGCTCTCACCCATGTCTGGTGGAACCAGTTTCCAGTTCCATAAGGGGTAGAAAGTACTATTGCTCCACCACCCGTTGCTAGTGTTTGTTGTGCTGATGCCCATATTTCTCCAATTCCTTCAATAAACGCAGCCTCGTCAATCAACAGAAGAGATACTGCTTCTGATCGACCTGCATCACTTGATGCTGAAGTTGCTTTAATTTGAGATCCGTTACTTAATCGAAGGGATAATTTATTGTTTTCGTCTGCTGTTATTTTTAACCATGAAGGTAGATTATCAAACATGAATTTTACTTTCGTAACCATGTTACGAGCAGTTTCCTGTTTAGTTGCGATACAGAGTACGTTTTTATCTTTATGGAATAACATTAACCATAAAGAATAACCTGCGGCTAAGGTTGAAATGCCTAACTGACGAGATTTAAGTACAACTGAGTATGGGTTATCTCTCCAAAGGTGTAATGCCTTTTCTTGGAAAGGATATAAATTAAAATACACCCTACCTCTTTGTGGGTGTTGAATATAACAATATTTACGCATAAAGTGTGCTGGGTCAGTAGCACACTTAATATATTCTTGTTGGATTATTTGTCTTAAATTACTATCACTCATAGTATTATAGTTGAAGTATAGAGAACATTGTTACAACTCCACTTCCAAATCCTATCATAGTCCCATTCCAAAACTTTGCTTTTTTAGCTTGTTTTAAAGCTTTGATTTCGCTTTCTTTTAATTTTATAATCTCACCTAAAGTAGTTATTTCAACTTCTTTATTTTGAATAAGATTACTTAAATTTTCTATTTGTTCTATTTGTAACTTTACTTTAGTTTCAGTAGCAAATAATTTTTCTTGACTATATTGGAGTTCAAGTTTACAATCGTTATATTTTGTAATAGCATTAACAATTGTTGAGCGAGGAACTGAGATTAGGTCAGTTGAAGAGTTCTGTGAAAGTGCTGGAAAGCTCAGTATCAGACATAGCATTAAGCTTAGCAGTGTTCTTAGCATTTTGTTTCTTTAATTTAATTAATTCGGCTTCTTTTTTTGTAATATCTTTATTTATTTGAGCTATTCTATCTTTTATACGATCATTTAATGCTAAAATAGAGTCGTTTGAACTATGTAATTCGTCTATTTGTTGTTCGTATTTTTTTTCCTGCTCTTTAAGTAGTCTTTCGTATTCTTTTTTATACGAATTACTTAAAAATAAATGTTGAAAAATCATAGTTAATACTAAAATAATAATAACTACAAATTGTGGATTATTTTTTATCCAATTCATTAGTGTGTTTTCTTTATAAATATTACAAAGAAAGCGCCTTCTTCACCTGCTTTATTCGTTCTTCAGTATCACCTTTAATTTCACAATAATTTTTTATTCTGTGTTTATACTTAGATATAGTACTTTGAATAATAAAATTAATTAAGTTTCTATATTCAAGATCAGTTTCTCGAACACCATTATCCTCCATTTCTACTCCTTCGGGTGATACATAAAATATATAATCGTATTCTGGGAGTAAATTAGCAGCTAGATTAGCAAAATCTTCAGCATCATTATAATTTATTGATTTAGCTGCTCGTGCAAATGAGATAATATCAATAATAGTACGATCTGTAATAATGTTATCGTGCATTAATTCACTAGCACGTTCTGCTAGGAACACACATTGACCCTTTAATGTGGAATCTGTATTTAAAGGGATTCCCATCTCCATTAAGTATTTAGAACGTTCAGTTCTAAACATATAATCCTTAAATTCCGGTAACTCTTTTAATGCATTTACAAGTGTAGTTTTACCTACACTCATAGTACCACAAAAACCTATTTTCATTGACTATCTCCTTTAAATACTCTATAACTATCTTCTTCGTAATGTTTAGTGGATACCTCAAAAATTGTCGCACCTTGAGTAAGTGCTTTTAATTGGTGAGGTTGTCCAATCTCTAAATCTACAACATCTCCTTGAGAGATAATAGTTGATTGTACTGAGGCTTTTTCAGTGTCAATCCAGCTATATTCAAATTCTCCTTCAGCTACGTACCATGATTCTTCTTTAATCAAATGGTAGTGCATTGAAAATTTTTTACCTTTTTCAAATACAAGTAGCTTACCACAATATGCTTCGTGATTAACAATCCAAAGCTCGTGTCCCCAAGCTTTCTTGTGAATATCTCCTTTACGTGGAATTGGTTGATATTTGTGACCCATTAAAATCTTGTAGTTCCTTTCATTGAAGCATTTTTATACCAAGGTAAGCCTTCTCTATCTTTGCGTGCTTGGCTCCATTCTTCAAGGGTTAATTGTTTCCCGTATAAATAATATTCTTTCTTAAGCTCACTTTCTTCTCCTTCAATAGGTTGAACTGCAGGCCCTTCCCAGTTATGATATTTCCAAGCTTCGCTTCCGCTTTCTCTAAAGAAGTAGTGATGTGCTCCTTTAGATTTCATTCTTTTTTCTTCGTAAATTGTTTCTTTTTTCATACGTAATGGCTAATAAATTCTGGGTATTCTTTGTCTCTAAGATAATAAGAGAGAATGTCTTCGGCAACATAAATTGCTTGAGCTCCTGATACTGTAATACCACGAGCACTTAATGCATCACCTACAAAGTGTACATTTGAGAACTTGGTAAGAGACAAGTTGCGGTAGTTTACAAGTGGTTCAGGAGATAGATATTTTACTTCAGGAATGTAAATACCCCAATCATCTTCTAATGTTGGGAATACTTTTTTCATATCCTCGATAAAGTCCATAATGTAAGTCCAATACTCACCCATTACATGTTCTACTCCACTTAAAAATTCAATTTGATAAGCAGATACTCCATTACCTTCTGAGGTAGTTGAAGGAACTCGAGTAGGTGAATAATACAAACCAGTACCATTAAACTGGAGCTTGTTTACAACATCACGCGACCAAGCAAATGGATCTTCAATACCATTAATTTCCATCAAGATACCAAAATTGGTCATATCGTTTCGGTAACGCATGTCTTTTTTAGCGTGACCATTGTAGCTGTGATCACCATATGTTTCTTCTACAGCAACATAAGCTGCGTTATTGTTTGTACAGAATGAGCGAAGCGAAACACCTTTATCTTCAAATTTGCGATACAACTTAAAGTCGTATGAAATGTCGATTAGTTTTTGGAAGTGTTTTTGTGGTGCTTCAAATCGAACTCCAATCTGGACTGATTTGGGTTCGTCTGGTAATTCGTATTGGTGGGCTAGCTCTTGAGCAAAGTCAATACCTGATTTACCTACTGCAAAAATAAGTTCATCGTAAAAAATGGAATCATTATCCATAGTTGCAAATTCAGGTTTAACCGAATGCATTACAACCTCGTTGTGTCTAAAATTGATACTGGTTACTTTAGTTTCCCATTTAAACTCTACTCCTTTAGACACTAAATAATCGTACCAGTTTTTAGCGATTTCAGATAGATAATCTGTACCTACGTGCCAAACGGGAAACAATCGTAAACCGAAATATGGTTTAATAAATTCTGGTTCTGATTCTGGGTTTGAACACTGTACTTCCTCTGGTTTAGGATGGAAACGCTTAAAATTGGTGATGACTTGATCCATCAATTCCATTGCTTTTTCCTCACCACAATACTTAGACAATTGACCTCCAATTGCTGTGTGATAAGTTAGTTTACCATCAGACCAACCACCTGCACCCAAGAAACCAGTCATTACTTCTTCTGGTTTGCGATTGTATGGGTCTTTACCCATATCAATGATTGTGATTAGTTCACCAGGATAACCTTTGTCTACAAGCTTAGTAGCAGCATTCACTCCTGCTACACCTGCACCTACGATTACAATTTGTTTTTCCATATTTTTACTTATTACACATTAAGATAATAAAAAAAGCCGTAGCCTCAAAATTGAGGCCACAGCTCTCTAAAAAAATTTTAAAAAATTTTCGACGGGCTATGAATCCGTCTGTAAGTTTATTTACTTAATTTACTTAAGATTGCCTGATTTTCGGCTATTCTTTTTGCAAATTTAAGTTGTGTTTTTTTATTAACCGGCTTTTTGCCTTTTATTCTTTTTGCTTCTGATTTTGCCATTTTTCCTGATTGTATAATACACACCTGCTCCGAAGTGAAAAGTAAGATAAATTATAAAAAAAGATATTATAATTACCTGCTCATTCATTTATTTTCCTTGTCCTCTGTAAGCTTTTTTGTAAAGTTTACTTGATTTAAGATTTGATGTCTTAGTTTTAGCATGAACACCTGGTCTGTTGACTTCGGGTTTTTCTTGGAACGTGTTGGCGGTTTGTGCCTTAATTTTAGCCATCTATTTTTTCAATTGATATTAGTAACTTACCTTCACCTTTTATAGCTCTGTGCCATTGGTGTCTTGGGATAAATATTCGCATCCCTAGTTCTAGTTCAGTAGGTAAGTTATCATCTAATTGAAAAGCCCAACCTTTACCTACTTCTAAAATTGTAATAAGACGTCCTTCATCATCACGATGCCAAAGGAGTTCGATGGGATCTATATTCTCATCGAACTCTCTTATAATGTTTTGGTCTGTTACCTCTAAATCTTTGTAAGGCCTCAATTCAAATATTTTAATTTATAAAGAGTAGACTCAATCAAAGTCATGATTTCATCGATCTGATTTTGTAAGTATGAATCTTCTACAGGTTGTCTTAAAATACCAACTGTTTTAGCTAAAGCTTCAAAATAAGTAATTATTTGTTGTTTATTAGTATAACCTAACATTTGAAAAGTAGTATACCCGTTTATAATACCATATTTACCTTGATAAGTTTCTACTAAACCATCAACTAAATCGTCAATACCCTCATAATAACCTTGTAATGCTTTATGTTCAGCAAATGAAGTAGTTTGCAAGTGAAAAATATGCACTTGAGTTTGAGAGTGAAATAAGTAAGAGATTAATTTTTCCATATTACCAGAATCCTGAGAAGTTTGATTTGAGTCCTAAAAGTTTAGCATAACGTGGTAAACGGCAGCTCCAATATGAGGCTTTTGTTCTATCTTTTTTATTGGGGCAATCGTGTCGAGCAGAAAACGCTTTACGTGCTTGTGGGTTATTTATCTTAGCTGATAAACCTGTTGTATCACCAAATGATACTTTTTTAATTCCGCCACCTGGTTTTCTTACATAAACGTAGAATTTTTTAGAGCCACCACGTTTTGGTTTACCAATTGGAGGGTTTTTCTTTTTCTTATCAGCCTCGTTTATTTCTTCTATTTCTTCAAAGATAAAATCTAAAGGAACTCTTTGACCATTATATTCTCCAAAATGTCCTAAGTCTGTTTCTATAAGAATATCTAAATCATCACCTTTTACTTCTAAAAGATCACGAGAGTAAAGCATTCTTGCTTCTTCCCACAATTTAAAATATTTCTCGGACCCGGCACGAAATAGATGTTCTGTAAGCGGTTTTTTATTGTCTATATGGTAAAGTATACCTTCAGACAGCCCAGTGCGTGCTACGAGTTGTTCATTTAACATAGGAGCTTTAGAGCAACCCCCACAACCACAACTGCAGCTTTTCTGTTCTGAGATTTTTTGTTTATCCATGGCACTCATATGCCATAAATATTATAAAGTGAAGTAAATTTGCTGATCTAGACCCTTTTTACCATCCCAAACAAGACATTCAGCTGAGCGCTTTGAACCAACGTAGCCATGGCTGTAATGCCAAGCGTCGTTTCCTGAAAGTGAGCTCATATAACGAATTATAACACCACTATATTCGTGGGCTGATTTGTATTTGATTTCCTGTTTATGGTGGATATGTCCTAAATGAAATTCTCTATATTTTGTAGCTCCCCATTCTAATGGGTTTTCTTGAGCCATAATAAGAGGAAGGTCATTTACTTTTTCTTTATCTCCGTGAGTAAAACCTAATAAAATATCTTCGTATTTGTAGTATTTTCTAGGAGCTGCAAGGTTATTCACGTTTACATTCTCGTTGTTGTGAAACCAACCCTGTAATGAGTCACCTAAATAGAAAATTTTCTCGTAATCGTGGTTACCCGGGATCATAATAATATCAACTGGAGCGATTTGAGTAAGCTTGTTGATATTCTCAATTAATAATTGACGGCCTTTTCTAAAAATGTGTTGCCAACGAGTATCGTTTTCCTGTGGTGTACCTTTTGTAGTACGGTTGTAAGGGTAAGAATAATCCGAGTTAAAAAAATCGTTGCCAATTGGAACTACAAATCTATCAACGTTTACATTTTTAACAGACTCAACAAAATGATCAATGCAATCGTTAAAAATACCCATTGCAATTTTTAAATCGTAATCCTGATTAGTTTCTTCTCTCCAAGCAAATTTACCCAAGTGAAGGTCAAAAATGTTAATTTCAACCATTTTTTTAGGTTTACTACTTACATTTTTATATTCAATTTTTTTAACAACCGGAGATAGAGCTTGTAAATCTTCAATAAACTCGGCTTTAATTTCATCTAATCTTTTAGATTCAATTTTGCTTCTAAGCCAAATTTTTACTTGGAAGAGAGGGGTTGTAGCAATTACACCATCTGGTGTTTTAGCTCCAACTTCCCAAGAGTTAACAATTTGTTTTTCTATTTCCCAATACTCTAATGAGATATCGTGTGCGTTCAGTAACTGATCTACAGTAACTATTCTGTCAGTAATCTGACTTGATAATTCTTTATTAGCCATAGTATTATTCATCTACTTGAAAATAAGAAGGCATCTTTAAGATGCCAACCTATTGTTGTAGAATTTTTCTAGTATAAAGTAATCTGATTCTAGAAGCCCTAAATGCTTGATAAGATTTTTATCGGCTTCCTTATTAAAATCAATATAACCCAAACTAAGTTCTAACCAGTAATCTAAAATTCTAGCGTAAACTTCGTTTTCAAATTTATTAAACCTTTGCTTTAAGTGCATCTATATCTCTACTTAGTTTATTATTGGCCGCGCTCAATCTTTGAGTAATTTTAGACCAATATCCTTTTAGAGTATTAACGATTCTGTCTAAAACACTTTGTTCTTCAATTTTCTGAACACCGATTGTAGAAGCAATACGAGATGTTTTTGCTGTCGCTTCAATTGAATCGTCAACAATTTTTCTCATGGCTGGGTTAATTCTTTCTTTAACCCAATCTAAAGCTTCTTTATAAGCGAATGAAGTTCTTTCATAGCCTTTTCTCTTGATAGTAACAAGAATATTTTCAACTTCAAGAGCTTTGTCTTTAGTCTCGTCGAGTTCGTCTAAAACAGGACGAATAACTTCTTCTAGACCCTTATATCTTTTCTCTAATAATTTAAGTTTAGCAGTTATCTGATCGATCTCGTCAGATAATTCTGCAAATTCTTTAATTTGAGCTGTTAATTCAGGGTCGTCAACTTTAACCTCTTGAATATTTTTGTAAATATCTGTTAAATTCATGATAATAAATATTATGCAGCTGCTGTTTCTTCACCGGCTGCCGGAGTTTCTATAGATTTTTCAGTAGCAGTTGTAGTAGTTTCGGTTTTAGTTTCAGTTGCTTCTTCTTTAGTTCCGTATCTTAAAATACGAGAAATAGCATTTGTTCCATTTTGTAACTCGTTAATGTTTAACAAGTAATATTTTTTACCTTCAATTTGAGCAATCCAACTCTTAGTAGTGTATATAAGATAGAATGTTTGCCCGTTTTTAAGGTTTATACGAAACGTAGTAGGCTTAGGAGCAACCCAATCGATGCTATCGACAAAAACTTTAAAGTCTGCTGTCATAAGCTTTACTAAAATGTCCTTTAATTCAGGAAATTTAGTCAGCTCGTCAGAAGCTGTTTCGCCATAGTCTGAGATAGCTCCTTTGGGCTTTCCGTAGACTTGGCGAGCAACTACTTTAATTTTTTCTTTAAGTTCTTCAGCTGTCATTATTTTTTCTGTTTAGCAGTTGGGCCTTTACCTCCACCTTTTGCTTTGTATGCTGCTACAGCACCGGCAATTGCTTTGGCTGCTTTTTCAGATTTACCTTGACCTTTGATTTTTTTAACTAATTTCTCGTATGATTCTTCCAAAGACATTCTATTATAAGTTTCTTGATCTTCGTATCTAAAACGATCTCCATCTTTCATAGGACCTATAATATCATTAAATTTAGGTAAACCATATGTCCAAGTGTGGTCAATGATTGGGTGGTCTTTATAAAGATTATCTTCAGGACCTAATATTTTAGCTAACTTATAACCAGCAGCTTCCATTTTTGAGATAAATGAATCTAAATTTTCATCTTTAATAGCACCTTTTGTACTTACAGCTAAAAAACTTTCATTTACGTTAGATTCTTCCATTTTACCTCCAGGAATCTTTTTAGACCAGTAGCCTTTAGGTAAACCTTCTTCTAAGTATGGTTTTAAGATTTTTTTAGCAGCTTCCATATTACCATCATTCATAGCTTTTCTAGCTTGTTTGATGTTGTTTTGGTCGTCGGCTGATTTGTTTTTGTTTAATGCTTTTTGAATAGCAGCTGCTAGTTTTTCTTCGCCACTAATTTTTTCTTCATCAATAACGTCTTCGGCAGAAGCAACACCTACCATAGCATCGATTTCTGGTTCTTTTAGTTCGAAATCAAGATAGTGTTTAGCTTTACTCATTTTAGAAGCAGCATCTGTGATCATAGCTTGCCACCATGCTGGGAAGTCTACTTCACCCATACCTTCAAATTGATCTACCATCTGGTAAAGCTCCATAGCATATTTTCCAATACGATATAGTTCGCCCTTGATCATGTGTGGTTCGTCGTCTTCGTGGCCTAAGTCAAGATCTTCAGAAACTACGGATTGATAAGGAATAGAACCTCCTGATTTTAATTTAAGATATATACCATCAATTCCGGCTATTTCATCTTCAACTTCACCTTTGGGAGAACTCCATTTGATTTTATCTCCTACTTTATATTTAGACATATTTTTTTCTTCTAAAGGTCTTCCTTCGTCATCATATGACATAAAAATTTCATCTTCGTCATCTAATTGAGCTTGGTCTGGGTCGTATTTTCCTTCCATAGGTGTTACTTTAGCTCCTACTCTTTTTAATTCTTCTTCTTCTTGTGGGGTTAAAGCTTGCACTTCAGAATCACCAGTAGGACCAGTGATTTTTCTAAGTCCTTTAGTTTCTTTAACGCCTTTTTTAGCTATTGCTTTTTCAATAGCTTCACCACGTTTTTCTTCATAAGAAGAAAGTTCGCCGTCTTTATTTAAGTCGGCTTTTTTAGGGTTTTTTAGCTCTTCGTCTAAATCAGCTACTAACTTTTTAACGTCAGGACCATACCCTAACGCCTTAGCTTTTTTATACAAGTCTTCGATAGCGTCCATCATAGCAGAAGCGTCCTGGAGATCTCTCATTGCTTCGTAATCTTCAGGTTCAAAGTATTCCATTCTTTCTTCTTTGACTCCTTCTTTTTTCATTAAAGCTGCTTTAACAGCTTCTTTAATTCTATTTTCGTTCATTTCTTTGACTTGTTTTTTAGCACGTTTTACAGCTGTTCCGTACATAACGCTTTCAGCATCCTTACCATAACGCTTGACAAATTCGCGTTTATTGGATTTAAGATCTTTTACGATCTCTTCCTTACGCTTTTCTTCAGCTTTGGTAAGACTGCGTTCGTTGAGCATAGTTTATTTTGCTTTATCTTCAGCTACAGAAGCTTGACGATATTCAGTTACAAGTTTTTTAATTTCACCTAAAACTTTACGTGCACGTCCGTGTGCTGCTTTAGATTTACCTGCGTGTTCTGCTTTAAAAGTTTCGTATAAAGCTTCAATTTTTTCGAAAATTTCAGTTGTGTTCATAATTTTGATTATTTATAGATTATTTAATTATTTTTTTGAATAATGGAAACATTGATTCATTCATTGAAGATTTTTTATCATCTTTCATGTCTTTTTCTAAAGCGTCAATATGTTCAGCATCATCAGCTTCAGCATCTTTGTAGTATTCTTTTTTACCTTCACCTAATCCAGTCATAGCTACTGATAAGATATCATCATAGTTATTTTTAAAGAAAGTGTAGTCTAATTGTCTAGGGAATGATCTGGGCATATCTAAGTATGATTGTGCTAATTCCTCAACATCATAAGATCCTTCATCCATTAGGTGTTGAGCATAATCACGAATCATTTCTTCGGTTGCTTCATATTCTAACCCCTTACCAATATTTTTTACTAAATCACCTTCAGCTTCTTTAACTACGAAATCACGAGTAAAGAAGGTAATTGTGTTACCAATCTGCTGGATGAGTTTTTCGTTGCCTATTTCTTGAGCAGCTTGTAGAGCTTGGTCAAGGTGACCTTGAATTTCTTTTTCTGTATCTGTAAGAGTAGGTTCTTCAGCTGCAGGTGCTGCTGGTTCGTCAACATTAACGTCAACTTTTTCTACGTCTGTTACTTCTTCTTCTGCTTCTTCTAAACCCTCATAGAAATCAGAGTATAATTTAGATAAACCTACATCAGGATCGCCAAATTCCATATCTGAATCTTCAGTAATTTCTTCTGCTAATTCGTTTAAGATATTTTGACGAATCATTTCTTTTAATTCTTCTTTTGTCATTTTATTTGATTTCATTTCTTTAATCATCTTGCCATCTACTTTAGTTACTTTACTTAAAGGCTTTTTAAATGTTGTTGAGCCGTCGATAGTAACAAAAACAGATTCTCTGTCAGGTGCTATGTTTTTAACGTAATAAGTTTTATTATCACCTACAAACACTAATCTAGTGTCTTTACCAATATTATAGGTTTTGATCATTTTTTCTACATCCATACCTGAAATAGCTTCTTCTAGATTATCTTCTTGTGTTGAGAATATTACTTCACCTTCAGGAGTTACTGAACCCACTTTAGCACTTTTATTAGCTAAATTGCGAATTACAAAAAAGTCTTCATCAAGACCTTCTTCTGACTTGATAATAAAAGAGCCACCAGCGTAATCACCTAAGTAATTTTCAATACCAAATCCGTTAATATCTTTCCAATCTTCACCTGGAGTATTAGGTCCTGCTTTTGTATCAAGATCAAAGTAAGCTCCTCTAGAGTCCATTTGTAATGATCCAGGTTGAACCGAATATATAAGACCTAAATCGTCTGTTTCAGTAAAATGATCAGCTACTTTTTGAGCAACTTTATCCGGGTTTTTAGGGTATAATGAGATAAGCTCAATTGCTTCAGTAAGTCTATTTTTAGACAAATAATTTGTTAGATTAAAGTTGTTCATTGCTTTAATTTTTTAATAAGTTCAGCAGCTGTTTTTTTCTTATCAGCAACTTCGTTTTTAGCAGTACGGAAAGCTTCCATAGCATCCTTCATTTCTTTAATAGAATCTTGATAAGCTTTTAACGCCTCAGTTCCCGCTCTACGTGCATCAGACTTTTGCTTATAAACACCTAAGATGTTTTTAATTTCTAAGCCACCTTTAATTTGAAGAGCAAATTCTGGAAGAGTTAATTCGTATACTACGTCTTCCATTTCTGAGTTTTGGTCTGGTTTTTCAACGATAAAGAATTTACCAATCTCGTCTACAGGAATACTTTGCACTTCGGCAATTTGCCCTGCTTCCTCTTCGATGGCTTCTTTGATGAGTTGTTTAAAGTCTGATAGTTTCATATGTGATAAATATGTTATTTTTTGGACTGATATGTTCCTTTTTTGTATTTTGCTTTTTCTGTGTTAGAAACAAATTGTTTACCTTTACGTGATGCTGCTGCTTTTTTACGAGATGTTTTAGCACGTTCGGCTTTAGATAACGATTGAGCTTTTTTACGAGGTAAGCAACGTGTAGTTGCATCACCTTTTTTCATAGTACCACAAGGGCCTGTAATATTACCTTGAGTATCAATACGCACCCAGTCCTCTTTTTTGAACCAGTCGCGTAGTGACTCTGAAATTAGCTCTTGTAGACGTTCGTGGGTCATTATTTTTCTCCTTTACGTTCTTGCCATTCGTAAGAGATAGTATCTTTTACAATAGGACCACCTTTAGCCCATGTTCTACAAGTACGAGCTGAATGGCATTTAAAACTATGCATCCAGCAATATCCTAATCTTCCATCATCATCTGATAGAGGACCAGGCATACAATCTTCCATTCTAGGAGAAATATCAAAAGCAGCACAATTACCACAAAGTGATTGTTTAGCTGCTTCAACTGTTGTATCCCAATGTTCAGCTAACTCGTCCCAGAAATCTCCAGGTTCGTCAACATTTAAAGGACCATATTTGATATAATCTGCTTTAATAGCTGAGTCCCTGTTTTGAGTATTTAACTCAAGGTCTTGAGTTGGGAGAGGACAAGCCATTAAAGCTTCATAAAGCTTACCTTCTTGTAAGTATCTTTTTATATCAAAATTATCCATTATTTTTTCTTTTTAGATCTACCAGACATTTGCCCTTTACATACTTTAACAGCGCGACCTGAGAGATAAGCGGATGATTTTTCACCAGCTGCTTTTCTTCTTTTAATATATGCTTTACCAGCAGGGCAAAGTTCCTCATATATCATTCCTTCACCTAATTTAATAGTTTCTTGAAGTTTTTTCTTTAATTCTGGGATAAGTCCTTTCTGGATGAATTGATTGAGATTTATAGTTCTAGTTTCTCCATCTTCATCTTGAATGGTTATGGTATATTCGTCAGAATCTAATACTTTATATCTGTTACCATAATAATTTACCATTTTACCTTTTAATTTAGAGAAAGTTTCAGCCGAAATTCTATCTCCAAATCCTTTAGTTACCTCATCCATTCTACGTCTCATATAGTCAGATTGTTCAAATTCATCCTCACTATAATCACCAGAACGTCTTTTCATGTAGTCGGTTTCTTCGTAATCTTCTTCTTCAAAATCGTCTTCATCAAAATCACTACTGTCGAGGACTTCAATATCTTGAGACATTAAATCGTAGTAAAAATCGTAAATACCATTTAAGTTGTTAGAGGCGTAAACATTTGAACCATATAGTTCAATAGGAAAATCACTATATTGATCTCTAAATATATCTAATGCTTTACGAGCATCACGAACTGATACTTCAATAAAGTATCTTTCGTCTAATTGACCACCCATTGCTTCACCTACTTTTTTATATCCTACTTCTGAATATTCGTTGTAGGTGCTGTTTTTATCCTCTTCAAGATTATATGAATCTAATTCGTCTAAAAGTTCTCTTAAAGTATTAACATTAATCATTTGGATTTTATCCAAAAGTGATTCGTCACCTAATTTTGCTCTTAAATCTGCAAATTGTTTAGGAGCGGGACCAAATTTAGGATTACTTATTCTTGGATCGTTGGTAGCTTCGTCTAAATTTTCTTCTTGATTTTCTTCGTATACACTCTTAAACTGAGCAAATGTGCGAACTGGTTCATCGTATAATTCTACAGTTTCGTATTCTGTATTAATACGAATTTCTGAACCTTGGAAGGTCATATCTAAAATAAGAGTGTCGTAGTTTTTACCAATTGCGGTTCCACCGACAATTCTTTTACCTACTTTTTCAGCCCAACCCGCTACAGTTTTAACTAAAGATGAAACACCTTTTCTTTTAGCAAATTCAGCAATATTTGAAGGAACATAAGCTTCATTTAATTCACCTTCTTTCATTGATGTTTTTACAACACTTTTAAGATTAGCTTTTTCGATGAAATCTTCAAATTTAGCATTCAATTCCTCTGATTGATTTTCAGGTTTATAAATTGCTGTAAATGGTTGAGATAGACTTTTAGGATCCATATCATATTCCACACCCATATTATCTAATTGGCTTTGGAGGAATTTGATCATATTTTTTGCTGCTTCTTGATAACCCCATTTTCCACCTTCTTTTACTGAGTTATCTGTAGATAAAAGACGCATATTATCTATATCGGTAATAGATTCTTTACCGGTTATAGTATTTTTAACTTTCATCTTATCATCTTGAATAGCTAATACTTTGAAATCGAAGCCTTGAACTGTATTACCTACAATATCACCTACTTTAATAGGTCTTTTATTTTTTCTTGAGTATTCAGCACTAACTTCTTCTAAACCTGTTTCTCTACGATATTGAGCTGCGTCTTTTTCCATTTCGTCTTTCGTCATTTGATTTAAAAATGCTGCTTTAGGGTCTTCAGGTAGAGAACTAATTTCACCTTTTTTAAATTTTTCAAGATAATATGCTTTAGCTTGATCATCTAAAGACATCATTTCTTCTAAAGGTTTAGAAAAAAATTCTTGTATTTTATTTAAATTTTCCATTGTATAATCTTCTTCTACTCTTGCAGTCTTTAAAAATGATTTAACTAAGCTTAAGTCATCGTAATCCCATTCTCTTTCAGGTTTTCTGAAGAGATAGTTGTCTGTTTGTTTTAAACGGGATAAAGCTTTTTTTATTTTAAGTCCTAAAGGTTCCATATAATATTTTTAATCAAGTGAGCCTGCTCCTCTTGGGTCTGGTCCTGATATGCTTGTTGGTTCTTTATCTTTCCAAATTGGTTCCCAAGTAGCATTATTACCTTGTTGAAAAACTTTAATTCCAGCTAAATCATCTCTATACACAGATACAAATCCTCTAATTTCATCAGCTGCTAAACTTGTTGCTAATCCTTGAAGTGTTTTAGTTTTTCTTAAACCTCTAATATTAGGACTTATATAATTTTCTAAATCATATATGAGATCTGAGAGTTCACCTATAGCTCTACCTTCTTGGTTAGGTAATTCTCTATCATTTTTCCAAGTATATTCAGCTTCATTTAAAGTCTCATTCATACCTAACTCAGCATTTAAAACATTCATAAATGCTCCAAAATTTTGAGAGCCGTATTCTTCTTTTAAAATTTTAGCTACGGCTAAAGCAAAATCCATGTAAGATAGATTTTTATCTACTACATCGATTGCTTTATTGATTTCTGTGGCTACTTGATCAGCTGTGCTTTCTAGTAGATTTGCCTCTGCTAGGTATCTTTGTTTGTTCCACTTCGCTACGTCGAAATTGTTCATTTTCTTCTTGTTTAGTTTCTTCTATAATTTCTTCTTTTACCTCTTCTTGGGGTGGAGGAGGTGGAACATGTTGCTTTACGTAAGTGTCTTTAGAAAATCGACCTACTCCAACGTTTCGGTTAATGTTTCTAAAGATGTCTCCCGGATTAGACTTCATGTAGTTTTCTTATAAATATTAGTCTTTCTTTAAACTTTGCAGGAATTTAATAGTGTCTTCCTTCTGTTTTAAGAGTAAATTTTTACTTGAACCAACCCATTTTTCAACGTCACCCGCTTCTGTAATAAAGGATTGATTATCTTGGTTTTGGATTTCTTCGTTTATCCATTCTTCAAATTCCTTCATAACACCATCTAAGCCCTGGTTGTTAACTTTCTTTTGATAAGCTTCCCATTGCCCTGAAGTTCTGAGGTGGGTTTCAAAGTCTATTTGGCAATCAAAGCAGTGTTGGTATAGTTGAAACCATTTTTTGTCTAAATGGGGTTTCATTTTCTTTTTACATGAAGGGCAAAAAAGAGGAAAGTTGACAGCTTCACGTGCTTTATCCAGTTTTGTAACATTTTGTTTAATACCATCTTTAATAGTCCAGGTTTTCCCGTCTAATTCCCAAATATCACCCTCTTTGTGTACCTCAGAATTTTCTTTAGTAAAACCAACAGATGTACTTACTTTATCACCATATTTTTTAGTAACAAGATTTCGGAGACGTTGTACATCTTTTTCTTTAAATTCTTTTTTTAAAACATTATCTTTCATATAACTATTTTTTTATGCTATCTGTCCATTTACGAAGCATGATGTTTCCTTTTTCGTAAGCATCTCTTTCGATTTGCTCTAAATAATCATCTTCGTGAGTATTTGTAGTTTTTATTTTACCAGTTCCAACTTCACCATTTAAATTTTGTTCGTGATGCACCATCTCGTGGGCGAATGAACGTAATATATCTTTTGGGTGTCTCCCCATTGTATATAAAACAATTGTAGCATTTGCAGGATCATAGAAGGCAGTCATGCCTAAAGGATCTTTTGCATTTACTTCATCATCTTCTATAAATTTTACACTAGGGAAAGGTTTAATATTCATCCCATTCTCGTACATGTATTGTGAGAGTTCTGGGATAAATTTTTTATATCCTGATCCATAAGGTACTGCTGATCCTTCAGCTTCTTTAAGTTTTTGAAGGCGCTGTGTTTTTTCCTTAGATGCTTCTTTACGTGTTTCTATATAATCTAAACCACGCTTTAAACGGGCTTTAGTCTCAGGGTCTTTAGCGTTTTGGTAAGCCGCTCTAACACGCTGGTGAATCAAGTTAATAACCTGAGACTGGCGAGCGTGTGATTTGGCTTTAAAAGAAGCTGAGTTAAGTGTATCTACAATATCTTCTTTTGTTTTAAATTTTATAGAGACAGTGTCTGATGGGTCTTCATCTGTATAGAGTCTACGACCTGATCCTTTTGGTTTTTTGCCTGTACCAGTTTTAGGATCTGCTTCTTCTAAACCCATAGCTAACTCACGAGCAAATTGACTTAAACCAAATGGATCTTTTACTTTACCACTTGGGTTATTTTGCTTTTTGTAATCATCCATATTTTTATCGGATGTTTTTTGGCCATCTTCTTCTAATTCTTTAGTCTCAATCTTCTTTAATTTAGAATAGTAGTTAGGATCTTCATAAATGTGATCCATAGCAATTTCGCGAGCTATACTTTTGTCTGTAGTATGCTCCATTTCTGTTTTGATACCCTGATCTAATTTTTTCTTTATAGATTGAAGGGGCATTTTATGATATTTTGCTAAATCTTGTAAAGTTAAACCTTTAGCTTTTCCACCGGGTATTTTTTCTTCTTTCATTTGACTTTTTTTCCAAGCTTCTAATTTTGCGGGTTCATATTTCATGGTTTGATTGTCTAAACCACAATTATGACATAAATAAGGATCAGGATCTGTTAAAGTATCTGTTTGCCAAGGATGACCACAATTAAAACAAGTAACATTTACTATCATGATTGAAGGAAATCTTTTATTTTAGTCTTTACTTCTTCTTTAGATACAGAATTATCTAAAATATCTTGACTTTTCATGTTTGCGTTCCAATCCTCTATAAATGCCTTATTTTCAGCATCTATTTTATCTTCATACGCTTGATCCTTTGCTGATTTGGGTGTTGAGTCTTTAGGTGCAAACTGGTCTACGTATAATTTTTTTATGTCTTCGTAAGATGATAATGTAAAAGGTTTATCATCGTTTACAACCGAGATAAAATTGTCGCCAAAAATATCTCTATACTTGGCGTAATTTTTTGTGACATTTGCCCAAGTTTTAAGGACAATGTCTGGTGGAAGGCTTCTTTCAAGGCCTTTAGATTTGTCAAAACGTTTTTCATTTCTTTTAAGTGCTTTTTTAAGTGAAGCGTGAACGTACACCATTAAAACATCGTAACCAGCTAACATGAGTCTATTTCTAAGTTCAGCTACATTTTTAAGTGAACCAGAAGCATTGTCTAATACAATGTTTTCTTTATTATCTATAGCTTGATTTAAAGCTTCATTGTAGGTTTTGATAGCCTGTTGCATACCTGTTGCGGCTTTGCTTCTAGACTCTTTACCTGCATTCTTTAAATCGAAAGAAACTCCTGCATTTTTTAGATTTTCTTTATAGTAATCGTCTATGTTTAATACTTTTAAGTTGAAATCTTTTATATAATCGTCAACTAAAGAACTCTTCCCTGCACCCGGAGCACCAGCAAGTATGATGGCTTTGGGTCTAGAGGAGAGTTCTTCCAGTAATTGAACAAGACTGATCATTCAAACGCGTTTGCGTATAAATATCAAGCTTCTAATTTAACTGATAAAGGAAAACTTTCAAATGCTGGTTTAGCGTCTGGATTTTCAAGGTGGTATAGGTCTAGAATTTTTTGGAAGAAACCCCAATTCTCTTCTATTGAACGAGATGATTCGTAAACTTCCCAACCTTTACCTTGAATTTTCTTTCCTGATTTGTCTGGTCCTCTTTTGGCTGATTTAAGCCATAAGATACCAGTACGTGTAACTTTTTCCTCAAATGTTTCGTTCCACATTTTAGCGTAAGCTGCAATTTGAAGGTCTTGGCTAGTGTGGAGGCTGTTTGAGGTTTTGATATCCAAAATCCAAATCTCGTCATTTATCTCTAGAACCAAATCACACGTTCCTGCAATTTCAGCTTCATCTGAGAATAAGTGAATTTCACTTTCGATAAGGGTAGGTTTAACTTGCTTCCAAAACTCATCAAATTTAAGGATATTTTTCCAAACATCCATTGAGTATTTTGCTTCGCCGTACTCGTTTAACCAGGTAAGTTCTTTACCAAGTAGGTAATCTTCAATCGCTTCGTGTACTTGAGTACCTTCATTTGCTGCTTTTCTAACAATAATATCGGAGTTGTGCCCAACATCTTTCAACCAATTTTCAAAAAACTTGTTTTTAGGAAAATATTGTAAGACTGAGGTGATTGAAGGGTAGTATTTTTCTCCCTTTTTGTAAAAACGTGTGTCTAAAAAGTTTACCTGCTTTGCGTCTTGGTCAATTTCTAATACTCTTGTAACGCTTTTTTTATAGATTTTAGCTCCTTGTTCTATCATAATAGTTCTATCTTCCTTGACATTAGGTCAAAGGTATTAATTGGATATGTTTCTTGAATAAGTTTTGTAAAGTGTTCAAACCCCATTTCATTCGGATCTTTTTCATCCAGGTCAACGATATAAACTTCTTTTCCCTCCGCCAAGAGTAGTTCAGCAAATTTTAAAGCATCTTTTTGAGCGTCTTTATCTAACGCAATATACACTTTTTCTACTTGAGAAGTTACAATACGCTTCATCAAGTTTGCTTGTATATGTTTTCCTAACAGCGGGATCGCATTGCGTTTGATAGAGATTGCGTCAAATGGTCCTTCGCACAATATAAGCGGTGAAGACCAATTTATAAACAGTTCAAATGGCACAATATTCTTGCCAATAGGCGGATTCTTGTATTTTACTGGGGAGTTTGGGTTAAAGTTTCGAGCAACAAAATAGTTTAGTTTCCCGAATTCGTTGTATGAGGGTACGATAATCATTTTATCGTATTTTCCTCCTTCACAATAACCTATATTGTATCGAAGAATATCTGCTTTGGTAATACCTCGTTTTTTAAGATAAGTAAGGGCGTGCCTTCCTATAATATCGTTTTCGGTAATTTCAGATAAGGGTTTAAACTCTTCAGGAAGTTTAACTTCCTCTAGGGTTTGAATTTGTTCGTCTTTGTATGAGGATTTTACTAAACTACGTAATTCGTTTAGTTTATCTTCAGACGCACCGATTTGTTTAAAAAGAGTTATAAGTTTTACTCCTTTCTTTCCGCACACCCAACAATGCCACGGGTTTTTATCCCCATTCCCTTCACTAAAGTTTACCTCTAGTTTAGGTTTGTGGTGATGGCAGAATGGACAGGTGTGGGCTTGGTTTCCTCTAGCAGTTGGTTTTCCAGGTCCTAAGACAGAATTGACCAGCGCTACAAGGAGTTGATTTACCATACATTTAATGTACGAAAAACCCTTTACCCTGCAAAATCTTTAGTATAAAATTTTCCTAAAATATTGTCGTTGTAGAATTCTTCTGGTTTTTCAAGTACAGAATAAACAAACAAATATTTTGTTTCAAAATACGTAAGTTGTTTTTTGTCTTTTGCCAGTTGAATAATAGAACGTTCAAAGTCGTCTGAGTTGGTTTTTAATTCTTCAATGAGAATTTTATTTGAACCCCAATAGGTTTTCCAATCTGATTCTTTTACTGTAAGACGATATGAAGGACGGCGTCCTTGTCCCTCTATTTCTGCTAGTTCTTTTTTGGTAAGTTTTTTCTTTACGCTGTGGTACAGCACTTTTTTACCAATATAAGCTTTGCCAGTTTTTTTATTGAGGACCCTATAAACAAAACCAAAGGTGCCGTATGGGAACTGATCAATGTCAGTGATTTCTTCACCATTATATTTCCACATAATTTATTTTTTATATTATAACGTCCATGCAGGAACATAGTAAGGATTTCCACCAATAGTAACTCTAATCCAGCCTGCTGCTGTGTATCCTGTATTATCTGGTACTTGTGCTGATTCAAATCCAAAAGAGGCAGGAGCATTACTTACAAGAGTAATAGTACCAAAACCAGTTCCGTTTGAACCTGATGTACCTGATGTACCTGAAGTACCATTTACACCTGAAAGACCTGAAGTGCCTGATGTACCAACACCTGAAGTACCTGATGTGCCTGAAGTACCTAAACCAGAAGTACCACTACTTCCTGAAGTGCCACTAGTACCTGAAACCCCAGACGTTCCTGAAGTACCATTATTTCCTGAAAGGCCTGAAGAACCTGAGGTACCCGAAGTGCCGCTAGTACCTACACCTGAAGTTCCTGATGAACCAGAAGTACCACTAGTACCTAATCCAGATGTTCCTGAAGTACCACTTACACCACTTGTTCCTGAAGTCCCATTCACGCCACTTAAACCAGATGTGCCAGATGTACCTGAAGTACCTACACCTGAAGTTCCTGATGAGCCAGAGGAGCCAGAACTACCAGAGGTACCTGATGTGCCTAAGCCAGATGAACCTGATGAGCCAGAAGTTCCAGAAGTACCATTTATACCAGATAAGCCTGAAGAACCAGAAGTACCTGAAGTTCCGGTACCAGAAGTTCCTGAAGAACCTGATGAACCTGAACTACCTGAGGTACCAATGCCTGAAGTACCTGAAGTACCATTTGAACCACTTGTTCCAGAAGTACCATTTATTCCAGATAGACCAGATGAGCCTGAACTGCCAGAAGATCCTGAACTGCCTGAAGTACCAGAGGAGCCTGAAGAACCAGAACTACCTGAAGTACCTGAGCTACCTAGACCAGATGAGCCTGAAGAACCAGATGTGCCTGAAGTTCCGTTTATACCTGAAAGACCTGAAGAACCCGAACTTCCACTTGAGCCGGATGAACCGGATGAACCTGATGAACCATCTGTACCTGACGTACCTGAAGTACCTGAACTACCTAAGCCAGAAGTACCTGAGGTACCATTAATTCCACTTGATCCTGAACTACCAGATGTACCTGAAGTACCTGATGTACCATTTCCTGAGGTTGTGTAGTGAAGTTGTCCAGTTGAGTTACTTATGACAACTGTACTATAACCTGCTCCAGCAACTTCTGTAGTTCCAACAAGACTAAGAGATCCAGTAACATCTAAACTACCACTAACTGTAATGTCATAATCACTAGTACCCGTAAAGGCCTGAACCATTTGATTTACTTGTGAGGCAAAAATAATTTGTCCATCAACAATACCAGAAGTACTTAGTGTATTAGCCATCGATCTAAAAGTGTGTTATGCCGTAATAAATATCGTTATAAATCTAAATTTACTAAAATTGTTGTATCTGTTGTTTGCGATGTTGGAACAGGTTGAGATAATTTTCCTACCGCTATTAGATTTTGAGCTTCATCGTATAAACCAACAGTTGTAACGTAAGGTGCGAAATAAGAACCAGTTAAAGCATCTAAGAGTTGACCATTTCCAGGTTCATAGAAATAACTTCCAGTCCATTCAAACACACTACCACTAGCTTGAGCTGATGGGTTTAATGTAGCATTAAATTCTGCAGGTTGTATAGTGCATTTGTATTGAGTTTCATATATCGTCATAGAAGACGAGAATGAACACGTAATTGAACCTGTAATCAGCGCACTAATGCCTGGTAAGAATATAGCACCATAAGATGCAGTAGCATAGATTCCCGAGGCATATAAGAAACCTCCAGAACCACCTGCACCTGCAGAGAATGAAGACGAGTTTGTTAAAATTATAAGCCCGTGAGTATAGATAACATTACCATAGTTAACATTACTACCAGAAACCAAAAGGTTTCCTTCACCATCATCTTGTAGAATAAAACTACCAGATTGAATAACTAAACTATTAGGAGCTATATAATCTCCAAATATTTTTGAAGGAATAGAGATAACACCAATTGTATCTCCAGAACCTGTTGGTAAAAATCTAGTAGGAGTTAAAGTACTTTGTAAAAAATTATCGTATAAAGGACCTGAACCTGATACTCCTGAACTAGTAAAAGTATCTCCTGAACCTGAAGGTCCAGCTCCAGGTATTAAAACTCTTAAATTTGCTGGGTCTCCTGTAGTTGAAAATTGATAGTTTGAATAATATAATTGCTTTACAGAATCATATATTAAAGCTTGATATTCAACTTGATTAACACCTGTAGTGATATTTGAGCCATAGTTAACATTCCAAGGTATATTTTTACCAAAGAATCTTTCTATACCAACATATTCACCATTGGATTGAGTGTAAAAACTTGATGTAGTAAAAGTAAACCCTTTGTTGACCAGAAATGGTGCAACAATTAAATCAGAAGCTAAAAATTGTTTCCAAGCACTCATTCATTAGAAGTTCAGCTTAACGCGGATTAATGCTTCTTTTGTAAAATCTTTAACTAGAGGTCTAGATAATTTAGCTACAGCTAACAACTCGTTTGAATCATTGTATAAACCTACAGTTGTAATATATGTTTGTGGGTTGTTGATGAATGTAGAGTAAATAACTTCACCTGTACTTGCACTAATAAACGAAGGGTTAGTTGTGTAGTTAAATTCAAAGTTTTGTGGTCTTATGTAAACATAATCTGATGTTACATTTTCTTGGGAGTTAAGACCAAAACTATCACCTGTGCTAATAGCTCTATACATGATCATATTGTTAAGACCATTTGCAATATTTGAGCTACCAGTTTGAGGAGCTAAAGCAATACCACCTGCAGCTACAGGTAATTGAAGAGCTTTTGCGTTTAATAAAATTGTACCCATATCAGGAACAAACCAACCATAAGAACCAGAGACTGTATAACCAGCTGCAGAAGCACCTGCTAAAGCAGTAGTAGTTGTAGCAGTACCATTTGAGCCTGAAACGATCTGATAAACTCTAGTACCATTGATGTAAGGTACTACTGAAAGATCATTACTATTATCTGTTAAGTATAAAGTAGTGTTTGCTGCTGATCCTGAAAGTACTAAGTTTAAGGATCCTGGGAGTAAAGATTGTTTATAATTTGCTCTTTCTACTGAAACTGCAAAGAATTGTGAACTAGTTACTGATCCAAATAAAAAGCTTGAGTTTTCATCTTCAAGAATAAGGTTTCTATATTGACCATATAATGTTCTTGAAGGGCTTAGATTTGGAATAGCAGAGTTATAGGCAGTTGAACCTGAACCATTTGCATCACAATATCCAATAAAAAATTGGATAGAGGCGCTATCATAGGTTGCTACAGTATTGTAAACTGCTAAAACATATTCTCCCTGTGAGCTAGCTTCTTGAGTAGAAGAAGTAAAGAAAGCTGTTAATGTGTTAATATCATTAGACCAGCAAGGAGCAGTTACAGAATCTGCTGATACTAAAAAATCTGTTGGATTTAATCTTTTAAATGACATATCTTAATTATGCTGAAGTTTTAGTAATTGTTACAGGGATTGTAATGCGAGCTCCTGAATCTCTACCTACTACAGTTAAGGTAGCTTGTAAAATATTGTTGGAACCAAATAAAGTATTCACAGTAGTGGCTGTCATGTTGATTGTAGTACCAACCACTGTTTTAGAGACGTTAGTTCCAATTGTTGTAGTGCTGTTTAGTGCGATAGCATCTGGTGTATTAATACCTACCCCGTTAAATGTACTTAATACACGTACATCACTTATAGTAGCGGTATAACCATTGGTTTCGGTTGTGGTTAAGCCACCTAAATAGTTTAGAGTTTGAGGTGTAATAGCAAGTGAAGCACCTTGTTTTAATGTGATAGCGGAATATCCTAGGTCAAGTACCGGCATCTTAGCACTTCCACGAGGTAGTGTAGTTAACACATACTTCATTTCTTGAGTTACAAGAGGAAATGCTTCTAAAAGAGGCATGTTTTCGATTGCTTGACCATAGAAAGCTGAACCTGAAGGGTTGCTAGGGTTGTAAAGAGTATAATCGATTTCGTCATCAGATAAAGCAAATTGAGTGATACGGAATGTACCATCATTTTTTGCTAGTAACTCTCTACCCTTGTCCGTTAGGATAGCATCAACAGTTACGACTGAGTTATTTAAATATCCCATCTTATATTTTAGATTTTGTTATAAATATATTAATTTTAGTTTTTTATATACCAGAAGTTGTTACTATAGAATTTAAATCACTCTTAATGGTAGGGCTAGCATTTGGCGTAATCAAGTTCCCTTTACCTACTCCTGAAAGAGTTGTTCCATTGAATGTTACAAAAGTTCCATCTGTAATAGCTTTCCAAATCAGACAGCCCGCAGCTGCATAGCTTGTTGCTAAACTAGAAGCATTAGCTCCCATTTCAAGATTTACATTTACAGCTTTAGTAAGTATAAGTACATTTGAATGAGTTGCTGAAACTCTATCAATTTCATAAACACCATTATACTCTAAAGGATAAGCATAACTACCATCTCCATTTATAGCATCATAAGTGTCATTAACAGATGTTAAACTTCCTGAAGCAGTAGTACCTAAATTATAGTAGATAGAAACAAACCATCTTTCTCCTGCTGATAGGCTAGCTGAAATTGTGCTTGTTATAGTAGCAGGGGTAGATCCTGTAACTGCAGCAATTGCTGATTCATAACCATTATTGTCTATACCAGGTATAGCTATAAGATTAGTTAAGAATCCACCAAATAATGATAAAGTACTAAATGAACCTGTTGTAGCTGCTCCTCCAAATAAAGATGAACCACTAGGAATATAATAAGATGAAACCGAAGGCACACCAAATTCAGAACTTAAAACGCGAGCTGTATTTGGTATGTTAGCTGTTGTAGTGCGTTGAGTAATTTGTGGCTGTGAGTTTGGTGGTAAATTACTCTGTACTGAGAATGAAAAGAATATATCTTGAGGAGATATAGTAGCTACTGAACTTGTTGTGTCAACATTAAGAATTTGGCTAAGTTTTAAAGCACCACCAGTTGCAATTTGTGGGTAAGTTCCACCACCCCAAGCAAATTCATAAATGTTTGTGTTAAATAGATCAATTGAAGGTTGACCTAAAGTTGTAGCTCCAATGTTATCATTTTGGTAGTTTTGAACTACAAATGACTGAGTAAGTGAAGTACTATTAAGATTGTCAGTTGTATTTTTACTACCTAAATATCTTGGTTCATTCCACCATAAAGAAGTATAGTTTGAATCAGGTACAGAAACAGGAGCTGCTGAACCTGAAAGAATAGCTAAAATATTAACTGGAATGTTTTGGCTAGTAGCGTAATCAACTTCTTGAAGTTTTGTATTTGGTCTATTTTCAATAGCATTATTGAAAGTAGCATTATAATCGTTGTTTTGGAAAGGACCAGTAGCATCTGTTACTTTAGGACTTAATACAAGTAACTGGTTTAAGAAAGTTTGGGGATCTGAAAGTAGGTATTGTGCTGAGTTTCCAGGGGCAAATTCAAAGAAATAGTAGTTACCACCATCTCTAGGAGAAATTGTAATTGGATAGAATGTAAATCCTCTCCAAATAATAGATTCTACATTTGCTAAAGTTAAATTATTACTTTCACTTGCTAAATCAATACTATTAATTTTAGCATATTGAATATAAGGAGGAAATTTTTCTGGTAATCCACTTGGGGTTGGATTTTGACTCCAAAAAGCAGCTTCCCCTGCTATAGGTACTACTGAGCTAATAAATGTAGCTGAAGAGGTAGGAGTACCACCTGCTCCATCTCCACCATATAGGCTTACATTATAAGTAGTAGGAGTTGTATCTACTTGTTTAAAAGTATTTGGTAAATTAAGTTCACCACCATTATCAGTATTAATCCAAGAACCACTAAATTCTCCATTATAAAATTCATCTTGTGAGGAATGAATTTGGATATCTAGCCCATAAGGGTTAATTATACTTTCAGACCAGCTTTGAGTTACACCATAAACATTGGATAAACCATTAGCTATATAGTATGGATTTGTACTTAAACCATTTAAATTATTAGTTGAACCTCCGGCACCACCAGTAACAAATACCATTTCAATAGAACCGGTATAGTCAAATAAAGATGAAGTAACTAATGGTTGTGGGTATTTACTTCTTTCAAGTAAGTTTTGTTTTACAACAACACCTGATGCAAGACTTGTTCTAGCAGGAACAAAATCTTTAACCATGTTGAATAAAGAGTTATCAAAGAATTTAATAAGTCTTATGTAGTCTGTAAAGTTGTAATTGCCTATATATTTTTCAAAATAGCTATTTGCTAATTTATCTAAGTCTGGGTAAGTATCTGATCTGCTAAAGCGTTGTCTTGGGTCACCAATAAATTCTCCAATGTTGAAGAATCCTAGTTGATCCATAATATCCTCATTTATTTCATTTTGAGGAGAAAATGCTACTTCAACATAATTTACATTGTTTGTATAATTATTTTCTTCTTGACTATTTTGTTGAATTTGAATGTAGCGAGATAAAGTATCCCCTGCAGGTAAAATTTCAGTTATGTTGTGTATCTTGTTAGAAACTATATTTTTGATACCAGCAACTGGTTGATCTATATAAATAGTTTCTGTATTTGCTACAAAATTTGAAGTAGTTCCAATATAAAAGTTACTATTATTATTATCAAATGAGGATGTAGCAACCCAAGATCCTGTAACTTTAGGGTGAATTGAAACTGAGCTAGTGTATAATTCTCCACCTAAAGAAGCTCTAAATGCTAGTTCTAAAGGAGCACCATCCCAAGATGCTGCTTCAATAGAATCAGGATTCATTGTTATATTTTCAAAGCTTACAGGAGCAATTTTTTTAGTATAGTATTTTACTTCTTGTAAAGATCCTGAGAAAATACTAAGTGTTGAGAATGGAGAGCCAAAATTGTTACCTAAAGATGCTGAGATAGAAGTATCCCAAGAAGCTAAAGTTCCTACTACAGAATGAGATTGTAAAAATCCTATTTGACTGCCATCATCTCCATTATAGATGTTGTTAGCAGCATATAAAGTAAATCTACCAGAGTTATCATCTACAGTAACAGCTGTAGTCCACCAACCTCCATCAAAGAAAGGTAAGTATACTCTTGCAAATGTTGTAGGGTCTCCATTAAAATCTGGGTAGAATTTTAAGAAAGCATATTCGTTGTATGGGTTAATTATAGATCCACTATAAGAACCTGAAGCATTTACTGAACCTGAATATTCTAGGGATAAAAGTGATCCTTGATCTGTTACAAAGATAGATTGGCTTGGATAAAGTCTAGCAGATTGAACACCTGCTGTTTTAAATCTTAAAGCAACAGTTTCAGGTCTTTTGTTTGTGTTAGGAGTTGTCCAAGCATTGTTTAATTGGAATTCTGTTCCTACCCAACCACCATCTTGATAAAAATCATAGGCATAATTAAATTTTTGCTGCCATAGATCCCAATCATTTGTATTAATTTTATCTTTACCTCCAAATTCAGATACTCTTAAAATTGTATCAGGAATACCATAAATTGTAATAAGAGCTTTCAAACCATCAACTGTACCTTTTCTTTTTAAAAGAAGTGGTAAAGCGTTGTATAATCTTTTGTAAGTTCTATAGTTTACATCTTCTAGAGGAATAGGTTCTGCAGAAGAAGTAACATAGTTTGTGATAAGCTCTGAGCCGGTAGGAGGTAAATATCCTCCTTCAGGATTATATCCTAAAAGAGCAATATAAAGATCGTTAGAACTAAAGTTATTTTGGTAAAGTTTAATACCAAATGACCTTAAAGCATCTGCTACAAGATCTTTTGAAATACCAAAGTTAATTCTATTATCGTTATCGTATCTATTTTCTAAATCTTTAACATAAAGCCAGGTATTGTCAAAACTTTGACCAACCATGTTTGTAAATAAAACATAAGGCTCGTTCAAGCTATCATCTCTAACAAACTCAGGAATAACATAAAATAAGTTATTAACGTTATTTTTATCGTATTCTTGAGCAACTATTGATTGAGAATTAAACCAATTTATACCAACAGACGAAGTTGTAGAGTATAAAATGTATGGAGGATTTCCATTTTGTTTAGGCCATGTTGTAGAAGAAGATTCGTAGTATAGATAATATTCGTAACCATCAAAATTGCGAATAATATCATTAATTTGATAAGCTAAAATAGCTATAGAAGATGAAACAGGTGCTGAACCTGCTACTGATCCTGTTATATTTGTAAATAAAGATTGGGAAGTTTGGTATTCTTCTAATAATCCTAATTTATACTGAAAATTAGATAGTCTTTGGTAAGCAGAAGAAAGATAGATAAAATTATTATAGCTTGAATAATCTACATTTATTTCAATTCCTTTTTCTTCAAGTAAACTATCTAATTGATTAAATGCTCCTGATACTGAGGTTTGAGTTAAAGATGAAAAATTAATATAATCTGTTGAATTATTAATTTCAGTTTTAACATTTAAGTTAGTATTGGGGCCTGAGATTTTAATAAAATCATCAGGTAAGTCAAATACTTGACTAATAGAAATTTGGTAAGCAACAGATTCTGCTGCTTGTTCTACAACCCAACATGTAGACTTTACTTGAAATTGAGTAGGTAGAGCCTCATAAAGTTTAATGAGGATGGTTGGATTTGTAGGATCAGATAAATCTGTTGTAATATTGTTTGCAATTACTAACTGATTTGAACCAAAGTCTAAGTAAAAATCTTTGTAAAATTCTACACTTGCTTTAATTTCTGCTTCTAATTCTCTTGCTAAAGGAATAAAAACAACATCAGGAATAGTATTTGAATCTAATCTAATTTCTGTTCTATCTGAACTGATTTCAGAAATAAAAAAATTGTTATCTATTGAAGAGCTTAAACGAGTCTTTAAAAAATTGTAAACTGTTATAAATTCACCAACACCAAACCCATATTCAGCTGCATCTACAACCGGGTCAATATTAATAGTAGAATAATACCCTTTGTTTTGAAGATTAGGATCATCAGTTACAGTAAAATCTGTAAAAGAAATAGCGGGAGTGTCTACTGGGTAGAGTAAATCTTTTTGTAGGGAAAATACAAAGTATTCTACATAATCATTAGATTCTCCAAATCTACCATCAATAAGAGAACTATTGATTAGGGATTCATCCTGTAGAGTATATGTTTGTAACTCTAAGGTTCTAGGATCTACGGGTAATACTTGTATTATTTGATCAGCCATTTTGAGATGTAGTGGTTTGAAGATCAGTTAATTGTTGTAGTATATCTAAGTTTTCTTGTCTAAGATCTGTAATCTCGTCAATTAAAGCTTGGATTTGATCGTCTACAATATTTGATGCTCCAATATATTCTTGACTAGTTTTTATTAAATATTCGTGTGAGTTTGTAACTCCAAATTTAGGAATATCGAAGAATAAAGCTTGATAATAAGTGAAAAATTCATCAACAGAAGGAAGAACACTACCAGTTTCAGCAGTAGTTGTAACTAACTGCGTAAAACTAGTGTTAATGGTTCTTTCATATTGAGTTTTAGAAAAAACCTGCTTATTAAGATTTACTCTTTCTTGGCTCATCCGTTAACAACTTTAAAATTATATTCCATATCTTGTACTATAGTTGAACCACTAATAGTATATTGAAGTAATATAGTGTAATATCTTTCAGGTTGCAAGCCGTTCATATAAAGGAAGAAATAGCTTGATTCTTGGTCTGCGCTTAATTTTGTGTAATCTGGATCAAACGGAATTACGTATTCATTTGTATCTAAATCTTTGATAGCATATAAAGATGATCCTGATGGTAAATAGAAATTTTGTGTGTAAAGTGAAGCTGTTTGGAATACAATTTCAGGATACTTAGGTCTACAATCCACTCTAAAACGTTGTATACTGCTAGAATAGAAGGTACCAGCATTGTTGGCGATTGATGCATAGACGTTGTCTGTAGGAACTATAATCTTATTAGAACCGGATATATTCCATGTGCTATCATCCCACTTAAATTCTAATACTGGTGGGTAGATAGTATGTGTATCTACTGAGTAGTATTGAAGTACAGGTTGTACTGCTTTTGCAGAATTAAATTCAATAGAATCTTCCCATTTTACAAGGAAACCTTGGTTAACAAAATTTGAACTACTATACCATACACTTACTATATCTTTAACACCAACATTTAAGTCTTTATCACTATGGTAAGTAAATGTTTGAGTTACAGGTAATTGAATTCCATTTGCAGATCCAGTATACCAAACTGCACCACCAGGGTTGCTAGTTTGCCAAGAGCCTGTTGTATAAGGTTGAAGACCACCTATGCTTGTAGGCCATAAAAGACCATTTGCGTAGTTTTGCCATCTCCAAGAAACACCATCTGTAGAAATAGGCTGATCTAAATATTTTCCTGTACCCATACCCCAGGATCCTGAAGCTGGGTATATTTCTAGAGTATAATCTAGATTGATGCTTTGAGCAGTAGCTATAAATAATTGAAAATTCGCAGTCCAATCTGCGTTACCTACTAAATCATCTAAAACTGAGGTAATTTGGTCTTGGTTGAATTTTACTAAAAGTCTAGCTACTTGAGCACTACTACTAAGAGCAAAATTAAGGTTTGTAGCATCTAAAATCTCATCTAATCCCGTATTCATGTTAGGGAATAGGGAATAAATCGTAGCGTCTTTTTCGGGGAAAATTTTATATACTGCCATTTTATAATGTTACAATTCTTCCTTTAATATCAGTTGTTGGGTATTTTACTTCAAAAATCATTGGATCTAATGAAGGATATATAACACCATTTACAGTAGCTCCATTTATGTCGTATGCGTATTGAGAATATCCGTTAGAAGTACCTACTTTATTAGATATAATTATATCTTTAATAGATTGAACTCCAGGAACATTACTAATTAATACATAAAGATCACTTAAAATAATAGGTTGATTTATCTGCCAGTTTCTAATAGCAAATCTCTCAATTAAAGCATTTATACATGCTAAAATAACATCATTTGAGTTGTAATTAGGTAACACAAGTATTTCAAAATCAACTCCTATGTTGATAATAAATGCGTCTTTAATGTTTACAGAATCTCCAATAATTCTGTATTGTGCTAAATAAGTAGATAAATTTTGTTTTAAAGCATCACTAGCTACAGTTAAAGTACCATCGTTATTACTTGTTAAAACATACAAGTCTAAAGTAGATGGTATTTCTCCTGGGAGAATGTTTTGTAGTTTAGTTTTTTCAATAAATGCTTTAGAAATACTACCATAAATGCTAGGTAAAGATAAAGCTCTAACTAAATAATCTTCAGGAGTTACCGCTCTTAATTGAGTAGAGAAGTTTGCAAGTGTATTTTGTCTAATTTCTTCAATACTATCTCCATCTTGACCACCTGAAGCTGCTCTTGGATTATTTACAGCAACACTATTAAAGATAATATTTGCTTGAGATGCTGCTGAGCTAGGTAGATTGTTTAAGAATTGAACATTTGAAGTATTTAAAACAGTTAATACTCCTGAAGGGACATTGGCTATAACTCCACCTCCTGTTAAGTATCTAACAGTTAAAGTTGTATTAGAAGGAGCCAAACCATATGTGTTATTAAACATAAAGTTTGTAGGAGAGTATGCTGTTGTTAATTTACTTTGTTCAAATGGTAAACCTAAACCTACGTTATCAGGGTTAGGAACTATAACTTCAGTAATTTCGTTTGCAGTGCCAGCACCAAATTGTAATTCAAGAGATCCAGTATTAATAAAACGAGTACTAAATCTTCTAGGAACCTTTTTTAATCTTAGTAGATAAGGTACTTGAGCATTATTAGCACTAAAGTTAGGGTCATTTTGTGGAGTGTTTTGAATAGTATCAAAAATAGCATCTTCTGCTAAAGCAGGTACTTCATACCACTCGTTACCATCACTATCAAATATATCTAAAATTCCAATAAGTTGTTCGTCATTAATAACAACTGTTGCAAATTCTTGTGGAGTGCCAAAAGAGAATGTAGTTGTATTAATTGTAGCTGAAATTCCTCTTGCTGTTTTCTTTAAAAGATAGTATGAAGGTTGAGTACCTGTGTATGTAAATACACTAATTTCTGTTGGATTATTTGAACTTGATACTGAAAAATCTACTTTGTCTTGAACTAAAAAGCTAATATTACTATCATTATTAGCTGAGACAACTGAATTTTGCTCAACAACTAAAGTGTAAGACCAATCTGGGTTTCCTGTAACAGAATTGGCTGGGAGTTGTTGATAAAAATCTATATCACAAGTAGCTACACCCGTAACATTAGGTTTATATCCTAACATATAAGCTAAATTAAATAAATTAGCTGGTTCTCTTGTATATTGAAGATAAGTTTCTTGGATTTGATTATCTAAATAGAAAGAAATTACATCACCTACATAAGCTGCCATTTCCATAAACATCATTCCTGGTGATGCTTCTGTAAAGTCGTTGTAGGTGGTTGGGAAATAAGTTTTGCTGTAATTAATTAAAGCTTGTCTTATCTGCCCAAAATCTTTGTTTATATATTGTATGTTTCTATTAGTTGCCATTATGCAAATTCAAGATTAATAGTATCTCTTATATCAGTATTTGAGACATTGTATGTTATAGTTACTAAAATTGTATTGTAATCCGTATTTTGACTTACTATTAGATCGTCAATTACAACATTAGGAAAATTTCTTCTAATTTCTTCAGATACCATTTCCTCAACTCCATCTAAAGTTCTACTAGTAATTTGCTCAAAAATTATTGATCTTAAATTTGAGCCAAAGTTAGGATTTAATGGTCTTTCTCCTTTATTAGTTAAGAAAAAATTAATTAAATTATATTTTGTTGCCTCTCTTGTAGTATAGTTAGAGGTAAATACAGCATTTCCAGAAAGAGGAAGATTAACCCCTACCGCATATCTCGGTTTTAAATCAATAGGGGCTATATTTCTTGCTCCGAATGCCATTATTTATTCATTAAGGCCATAATTTGGTCTAATCCTACAGTACCCTGAGGTAAAGATGAACCTTCAGCAGTTGTGTTTATACCTTGAGGTACTTGAAAAGAATTTAGGTTAGCAGTAGTCATAGAAATTGTATCTTGTCCTCTTCGCATATCTCCAATAATACTTTCCATCATAGCTCTTTTTTCAAGTGCTGATGTAGCTGAAGGTTGTGTGATAACGGGAGAATTTGTTACCCCCATTCCGCCTACTCCAACAGGAGTACCTTCTAGAGTTAGTTTAGGTGCACGAACTGCTTCCAAAAGGATATCTTTTAGTTCCTCTTGAATAGCTTCTTTTACTGCTTCTTTGATTATTTTTTTAAAATCGGTCGACTTCATAATAATAAATATTAAATTTAATAAGCTTTTAAATTATCTCTGTCAATTATGAATTTTAATTCATTTATTAAAGTTTGTGGATTTGTTGTAAATGAAAGTTCTGATTCAAGTACAGGGATACCAAATTGATTTAGTGCTAAAGCTCTTAACTGATTAATAGTTGGACTAAATGCTACAGTTTCAATTTGAAAAGTAAAACCTTGATATGTGTTGTCTGGGGTGGTTGTTTCAACTGGTAAATTGGGTAATTCTGAAAGAGTTACATTAGGGTTACATAATAAAATAAGTTTATCAAATTGTTGAAGTAAATTGATAATTTGAGTAAATACATTAACAGTGATTGTTAATGGAATATTTACAGCACTTAATGTACTTTGTGCCTTTTCAACTTTAGGTTGAAAAACTCTAATTTGCTTTTGAACTAAATCTAAAGTAGAAACTGCAGGTCCTAAAACAGGTGCAGGTAAAAGTCCAGTTGCAGTTGAAACAATAGTTGCAGTTTCAACACCAGAAGCAACTCTAAGAGCTGTATTTAATCCGTTTGTAATTTGAGATAAAGTAGTAATTGAATTATTAAGAGTACCAAATTGTGTATTTAATCTCGTTAATACTCCAACAATATTATCTCTAGTTGCTACTAATTGAGCTAATCTAGCAGGGGTAGGACAAAATCTTTCTTTTAAAACATTAGGATCTAAACCTTCACCTTCAGCTGTATTAAATTCTGGAAGGTTAAGTTCTTGGGATAAAGATTGTAATTTAGGAAGAACTAAAGTAATAGCTTTTTGTCCTAAATCTAAAACACGTTTTCCTAAAGCTGCTTGACCTTTAAGTTTTAAATTATTAGGTACAGCATTTTCTATTAAATTAGCGGGCAGACTTTGCGATTTAGCTAATTCATTATTAGAATTAGTTAAAGAAGCACGTCGCTGTCTTTCATTTTCTATTTGAGAAGGAGTTGCCATTATATAGTTCGTACAGAATTAGATAATAATGTTTGTAAACGTCCTTGTATGCTTCTAAATGCTATATTACTTACTTGAGCTGCACTTCTTGTAGGTTCTAAAGGAACACCTGGGGTTAAGGTAGTCTGAAGTGATAAGTTTTGGGTTAAAGTGATTAATTCGTTAAGAATATCACTAAGTACATTTACAGTATCATTACCATATAAAACTTGTTGAGTAGCATTTTTAGATCCTAAATAAACATCATTTCCTTGTAGAGTTATAGGACCCGTTGTATCAAAATTTATAGATTCAACTGCTGTAAATCCTATAGATTTTTGAGAAGAAAATAATAAATGATCTTGTGTTGTGTTGAATACTAATCGACCAGAATTTAAAATAATTTGCTTTCCAGCATATTGATCTGGGGCTGTAGGTTTAGCATTATCTGGATAGCTATAGTATTGGTTAATTTCAACTGCTTTAGATTGTAATGGAATTTTTTGTGTACTTGCTAAATAAATTGAAGCATCATCACCATTTATTATATCAGTTTGAGGAACCCATGCAGGATCATTGGTATTAACCTGACCATTTCTAATAATTGTAATAGGACTACCTACGGGTCCAACTGAGGACCAAGGATTTGCTTGAGGATTTTCAGCAGTACTTCCAAATCTAATACCTTGACCCCACCTACCCTCATAAATTATATCTCCAGGATAGGCTCTAGATGGGTGAATATTATTTTGTTCTTCAAAACCAGGTCCTAAATCTAAAGCAGGTTCTTGATCTTCAATAACATTGCCTACACCTTGAAATGAAGTAAGATAATTTTTCTTTGTTTGAAGATTAGGATCTAAAGGATTTGGAGTTGCGTTTTGATGTGGTGTATTCCAAAGATTAAAAACAGAAATATAATAAGATTTAAAATCCGAAACGTTTGTTTGACCTGTGATTTTATCTAAGCCTTGAACAAGTAAAACAACCTCATTTTTTAAAGGATATTGTTTAATATTTGGATAAAACGGACTAGCAATGTTGTATGTACCAAAAGAAACCCCTAAAGGATCTCTTACAAGTTCAAATTCTATTGTACCAATTGAAGTCCAACCTCCATATTGTTTAAATTTTGGATGAGTATCATCTAAGATAATATCTATAACTCTAACTGGGGTGAGTAGAGTTTCAATGTAAAAATTGGATTTTTGATTATCTTTTATAAAGGGGCTACCCATTATTTATTGAATTTTTCTATTTCAGCTAATAGTTGTTGTTTTTCTTCTTCAGAAATAGTTAAAGATTCACCTACACTTTCGGCTGCTAATGCTCTTTGAGCTAGGGCTGCCATTTTTATAAGAAGGTCGTCATTTTTAACCCCGATTTCAAGATATTCTTTAATTAGAGGTACTAAAAGTGTAGCATCTCCAATATCTTCAATCATTTCTTTCAACTCGTTAACAAGAGTCGAAACTTGTTTTTCTTTTTTCTTTTGGTTATTGTAGATTTCTTCCAAAACATTGGAAAAAGTCTTGGTCCCAAAAACAATTTTATCGAGTTGACTCATACTTTTTGTGTATAAATATTGAGTCAAGCAAACCTTACAACACCCGTGTCTAAATAAATAAGGTAAGCTTTCTGAAAAATTGCATAGAGGCGATTTGCTATTTTGGTAATTTGAGGAGTTTTAACATCAATCACCATTTCTCTAATGTAGATGTATAATGCTTTTTTGTTAAATACATCTAAATTTTCTCTTTTTCTAAAGAGTTCTAAAATAGCATCCGCAATTTGGGCGTCTGTTTCTTTAGGGAAGTGTTCAAATAGATTTTCTGTAGCATAGTTACAGAATTCATCTATAAAGAAAGATAATTTTTCTATATTGGGGCGTTCCTCATCAATAGTATACGAATGATTTTCATTTGTATATAATTCCTCAACAGGAGTTTTTTCTATTTTACGTTTGTAGTTTTTGGTATTTGAGATAATTAAATATCTCTTTACAATTGTACCAAAATATGAATATGCCTTTGCTCCTCTTTCAGGATTAAATAAATGCATTTTAGTTAATAGAAATGCAATAATTTCATGTTGAAGATCCTCAATATTATCTACTTCAGTATGGTAGAATTTAAATGTGTGGATTATATTTTCGGTTAACTTGAAAAAAGCGTAGTGAATTTTTTCGTGGTATATTTTTTCTTTTGTAGAAAAATCCAATGCTAAATTATAAGCTACTATTGCATCCTCGGTCTCCTGTGTAAAGTATTGAACACCTTTTTTTGGTTTAACATCCATATTATCTTTTAAGTCTGTACTCTTTTAGTAGTTCGTTTAATAGTTTTAATCTTTCAAAAAAGAAACCTACCTCATCGTCAGAACTAAAAGTACCCTTTGTATCTATTTCCTGTACTCTTTTATTTATGAATTGTATAACCTCATCTATTTCATTGATGTGCTTCTCATAAGACACAACAACATCTTCTGCCTTCTCATTTTTCTTAAGAAGGTTAAAGGTCGTGAATCCTAAGACCACGACCAGAACCGAAAGTATTATAATAGTTAATATCATAAATTGTCTAACATACTTCTTAATCCTTCACTTTTTACTGAACTCAATGCTTTTTGTTTAGCCTGAGTGGGTTTAGGTGTAGGTTTCTGATTGTTTGAATTGAATGTACTACTACCTTTACTCTGAGGCACGGGATTTTTAAACTTAGGTAACCACTCCTGTTCAAACTCTATACGAGCTGCCATAAGATCTGCCTGGTGGATAATAAATGGTAAAGCTGTACGTGGTTTTTGTTCTGGGAGATAACCCATAAGGTATTTCTTGTTAGCTTCATCATATAAACCATCATGTGTTTGGATGGCTACCATTTCATTAAAGCTATAAGAAACCCCATGAGACTGGAGGAGAAATAGTGAACGATCAGGAACTGAAGCAAATGATAGTTCTTTATTGAACATCCATTCTTCTCCTAATTTTTCTCTTCTCCATTGGTCAGTATTAGGAAGATAGGCTTCGTGTTGATCGTCACCCATTTTACCTAAATCGTGGTTTAAAGCGGAGAATACCAACTCTTCTTTAGTATATGTGGTAATGTCTGCTCCCATATCGGCCCACGTTTTATGAAGGGCTAGTGCGCATCTAATCACACGATTGACGTGATCTACATACCCACCTATAAAAGCATTATGATATTCTTTTTTATGTGAAGCAGGCATCATTGAGATACGTTCTGCGTATTTCTCATAAAAAGCAAATAATTTTTCTTTTCTGGGTGATTGGATATGATCTTGAATGTAACCTAAGAATTCAAGCCAATTTTTTTGGATTTGTTCTGCTTGCATAAAAACTTATTGGATATCTCTTTGGATCATATCTTTTATATCTTGAAGTAAATCTTCAGCAGATGTGATTTGTTCTTGAAATTGTTGAGCAGTTGATTGGCGGGTAAGTAAAACACTCATAGTTTTTAATTTACCTTCGATTTTTTCAATTTTTGAAATTGCTACTTCAGGAGTTCTCATAATAATATATTTTAGGTTGAATGTACATAACCCCCCTTATCTCTCCTACCTTTCCTTCCCT